ACCGCCACACCGCACCGCAAACAAGGGCTTGTGAGTACCTTTGCGGTTAAGGGTGTAAGGCAACCGCCACACCGCACCGCAAACAAGGGCTTGTGAGTACCTTTGCGGTTAAGGGTGTAAGGCGGTTAAACCGCTTTACCGAGCCACTACTGAGGCAATATCAGTATGAGTACATCTGCTATCAGATGCGTCGCTAAGTGCATAGGAATTAAGCCTATGGTTCGGATAGTGAAAACCCTTAGAGTTAAACCGAGTTTGATGTGAAATAAGGTCGCATCGGTCTGAGTGCGTCAACATTTAGACTAAACACGAAAGGTTTACTAAACCTGAAACGGTCGTGGTATCTCCGCCCGAGGGCGTATAATCCAAGGATTTGAGTTATCACATAGTATCGTTAAAGGTGCGGTTTTCTGAGTAATGCGAATACAACTAAATATTAAAGCTATATCGTTCGGTCTGTGGTTATGAGACACACACCGAAACGATTAGTTTATCATTGATAGAGCAACCGAGCATCTGAGTATGGGTGTTCGGTTGTTTCATTGAGTGATAAACTTTATCGCCCAAAAAAATCCAACCCAAAGGAGTGCGTCAAAATGACAAGAGAAGAGAAAATCGCCGTATTAGCAGAATTGCGTGCAAAGGCAGAAACACTCGTTATGTCCTTAAATGACGGAGTTCAGAACGGCAACCCTAATCCCACAATGGAGAAACCCGAAATCGTAGATGGTGCGGAAACCGGTAAGACTATCACCGTATTCATCGCAACCGAGCTCGAGCAGGTGGTTAATCAGTATACCGCTATGGCTCGTGAAATCTGTTTCGATGACTGCAAAGCCGCCGATGACCCTATGCTTGAAGCGGTTAAGCGTCTAACCTTTGCCACTATCGGCGTAAAGGAAACCAAAAAGGGAGAAGAAAAAATCCCCGTATCTGAAATCGTGGATAAGGAAAAGGATATCGACCTTTTGAAACTCCACAAATCCGTTGATGGCGGTATCGGCAAAGACCCGAAATGGAACGGGCTTGTTGAGAAGTTCAACTTCCATATGACTATCCGTCAGGCAAAGCGTATCACTAAGGGCAAGGAAAACCTCACCCGAGTGTTGAAAGAAATCAACGACAGTTACGCTATGTGCAAAATCGCTCAGGAAATCGAGATGGGTAAAGACCCGACATCGAACACCAAACTGCTCGGCACCTTGCAGGATATCATCACTGCAATGATTGGCGAGGAATATAAGGCAACATCGCACGATGTGAACTACCTTGTAGACCTCTATGCCCAAAAGGGTAAAGGCAAGTTAAAGGTGAACTGTGCTAATCACAGATATTTCCGCAGCTATATTGCCGCTATCTGCCACGGTATCGTAACCGGCACGGATTACGAAGTTTGCTTTAAGAAAGTAAACGCAAAATAATCAGGGTTGAGTATCGGAGCAGGGTTTATCGCCCTGCTCTTCTTCCCAAAACTTCCATACTGATGAGTCGTCTTGCTATCGGATGAAGCGACGAAAACCGCCTAAACGGCGGTTCTATGGGTATCCGATAAATCTATTATAAAGCGAGGTTTTACTTATGAGCTACGAGGCTTTTATGGCGATGGTAAATGCTCTGATAAGTCGCAAACGATTAAACATCAAACCGCGATTTTATCACGATACTGACAAGGGTAAATATTATGCCCATTGTGATGGTGTTAAAATCATAGGAACTCCAACGAGCAAAAAGGTAACGGTTAAATGGGGTTCTGGTCATACCGCTATGGCTGCGATTTGAGCGAGGTGTGTATGATGGGAAATTTAATATTTGATTTATTGTATGTAACCGTCTTTGTAGGCGGTTTTTGTTTACTCCTTGCCTTTGGCGAGGTTCTGTTCAATTTCGCTTATAAGCATATCCCGTGGGTTCGTCATAAATGGGACGCTTTTTGCGAAACATTACCCGATTGGGATGAAGACGAAGGAGAGATAGTATGAGGAAAAGCGTGAAGATTATCTGCGTGATATTGGCGGTTTTGGTAATCGCTCTGGGTTTCGTGGTTTATGCTCAGGCATCTCAACTGAGTCAGGTTAAAAAGGCAACCGCCGAGCGTGATAGGTATTTGGCGGTTCTCGTGAATAATCACGATTATCCCAAGGAATTTATCGGGGAAATTGCAAATGTCAACGGCTTTGATGGATATGATGATATGGTTTCTTATCTCGTATCCAAAGGCGAGCTTTATCATATTCCCGCCTTTACCTATAAGGGTGCGGATTATGAACACGAGTATCAGGAAACATACGCTATCAAGGGTGTTGTGGTTTACTGCGATGCCGTTGAGATGGGCGTAATTCCTGCCGATTAAGGAGTGGTTTTATGGCAAGAGTGGCAACGGTTTATGACGGTCAGCCTGAGCCGTATTACTACAATGTCAGGTTTATCATAAATGCAACGGGCGTGAGGCTCACTAAAAGTTTTGAGTCGCCATATAACGCTCGTCAGTTCGTTAATAAACTAAAACACAGCAAACGCTGTACTTTGGTTTCGTATCCGTTATTCAAATAAACAATGTAAAGGGGAGTTTTTGAAATGAATATTGTTTGGATTATTCTGGGGATTTTCGCAGTTCTTGTGTGGGCTGCAATTAACATCTTTACCATTAAGATGATGTCGGCAAAACAAATGCGTGATGAGTTTATCGAGGGTCAGTGCCTTGTCGGTAAGATTTGTGCAAACATCTTCTATGCACCCGCGTGGTTCTTCAAAGGGCTTCGTTTCGTGGTTCTCGTTGCGATTAAGTGAGGTGCCGGTATGAAAAAGCTTTTATCCATAGTCTTGGTTGTTTTCATAGTGTTGCTCGGGGCTGCTGGGTGTGCATCACCCAGAGCTTCCGAGCCCTCCTCTTCCCAAGTTCCTACGGTTTTCGGTAATCTACCCTATGTGGTTGATGACTACACGGAAATTGAGGAGCTTTTTATTATGGAACTCACCGAAAAAGGTTTGGGTTCCTATCAGATGTATGATGCGTCAGAATTGACCGCTGAAATTTTGGAAAACAGAAACGGTATTACGATTATTGAGCGTTGTGTCGGGTTTGTTGAAGACAGCGTTCAGGGTGATGGCGTTATCCTAAATGCTTATAACCCACAATATAACTACATCAGTTATCGCAGTTGCGGGCAAGAGGTTCGTGATGGCACAATTCTGGTGTCTTATATGGTTTACAATCCCGACACGACATATATCGACGACATTGTAGAACGCCACGATTTCGTAATCTGTCGTGATTATGAATACGGGGTGTCTGCGGTATGATGTACTTATGGGCAATACTTATCATTATCGGACTATTTACATTTCTTGGAGTCATCTTCTGGTATTACGATAAGCAAATCTTCACACCGTATGGCAAAATTTTTGAAATTAAAAATTTCAATAAAACGGGCAAGATTATTCTATCCATCATCGTCACTCCGTTCACTATTGCTCCAACGATTGTAACGCTAATAATCGAGGGTTTGCTATTCGCTGCCGCATATATGGTATATGGTATTCGCTGGTTATTTGCCGAAGACCGTGAACAGTTACATAAAGACTGGTTTGTGGACGACAAAAGCCATCACGACTTAGAGTGGTGAGGTGTCGAATATGAAATATAAAATCCATTTATCAATGGAAGACTGCGACATACCATTGGAAACGGTGTGTTTACAAATTGAAGCAGATATCACATTGAAAAATCTAACCGAGAAAATCAAAGAGGATTTCTCAAAATATGATACCGCAGATGGTGTCGCGGCAAAATATCGAGAAGATTATGGCTGGGGTGCAGAGGGATTTCTTATGTATTTAAGTTCTCAGCACAGCGATTGGAAGATTACCACATATAATTTTCCTTTTGACGCCAGTCTTAAACTTGTCGGGCATTAAATTAAGTATTACGGGGAGTTGTTAATATGACAAGATTTGAAAGGTTTTCAGAGTTCATCTGTGAAAACATTATTTACCCACTTGTTGTGGCTTTTATCTTTACACTTATCCCTCTCGGTGCCTTGTTCATTTGGCATACCGAGTTAATGTGGGCGGTAATAACCGCATTTATCATATACGCAATTCTTGGCGTATGGTTGATAATGTTGGTGATTTGTTTGACCGCTAATAAAATCATCGACTTCCGTGAAAACAGGTTTTATAAAAAGTGTCAGACCTGCGACCACTACGACGATGATACAAACAGTTGTTTAACCTGCACTAAATGCAGTAATTATCAGAAAATTCTAATCGAAAAAGACGAAAGCGAGGAATAACCGATGACAAGAGAAAACATCGTAAGTGCAATTTGCAGAAAGACTTTCATCTCACGAGGTGCGGTCAACAACATTCTTGACATCACTCTCGAAACCATCGGCGATGCTCTGGCACGCGGTGAGAAAGTCCAGTTCACAGGGTTTGGCACCTTTGAACCGAAGAAAAGAAACGCCAGAGTCGGCAGAAATCCGCACACCAAAGAGGCTGTGCCTATCCCTGCCCGTATCATTCCGAGCTTTAAGCCCGGTAAAGACCTAACCGATAAAGTATATCGTGAAATCAAGGAATAAGGGGGAAATTTTCGATGAAAAAGGTAAGAACTTTGAATTCTCTTGCAGAATTGGGTAAGGCTTGGGGTATCGCACCCAAGCAGGCTAAGGAACCGAAGCCGCGTAAGTGCTTCAGATGTGGCGGCGAAATGCGTCATATCGAGGGTACTAATGTGTTCGTATGTACCGGCACGGTCAAGGGTAAAGATGGTAAGGAAAAGCAGTGTCCTAACCGCCTTATCGTTGGTGCGAAAGGAGCATAAGGTATGAGAGCGACGGGTATCGTGAGGCGAATTGATGACTTGGGAAGAGTTGTAATCCCAAAGGAAATCCGCCGCACTTTAAGACTTAGAGAGGGCGACCCTCTGGAATTATTCACTACGCCTGAAGGCGGTGTGGTTTTCCAAAAGTATAACGCGTATGACGAGTCCGAGTGGAGCAAACTGAAGTCTATGCTTCGCAAAATTATGCCCAATACCTCGTTTGCTATTTTGGACGGCTACGGTGAAAACAAAGCATTTACCAATAGAGAAATTGGTAATATGAATTTGGAAAAGCTTGAGATTGATAGCCGCCAGTATTCATATTATCCGGTTTATAATCACGGCGATACCGTGGCGTATCTCGTTGTCGGCAACGCTGGGTGTGAAACCGACCGAGTAAACATTGCGATGGGTGTAATGCAGGAGTTTCTCGATGTGTCGGAGTGGTAATATGAAACCGTCTGATATAAACTTAATCAAAACTTGTGACGCCTGCCCCGAACAATATGATGCCTATAACGCAATAACTAATGAAAAGATTGGTTATTTAAGGCTAAGGGGCGGGTGTTTTACTGTCCAGAACGCAAACGAGGAAATTATCATCTCCGCTTATCCCTTGGGAGATGGAATGTTCACCTCTGATGAGCGTGAGGGCTATCTGAATATGGCGAAAGAATATTTAGCCATTGATTATGAAAACTCTCAGCACAAACCTGTTGGAGAGTTTAGCGAAGAATAAAACGGGAGTTTGATATAAATGTATAAGTTTTTGTATAACAAAACCTGTGATTTAATCGAAAGGATTATATTCTGGGTTCAGCTCATAGTTTCCATCACATTGCTTGCCGGACTTGTGGTTGTGCTTTGTTTCGGCGGAGCACTCAAGTGGTTATGGATTACCGTAGCGGTATTATGGTGGGTCGTGCAATTTGCCGAGGGTGTTTTCTACTTCTATAAGGCTAAAATTGTGTCTCTGCCTGCGATTGAGTGGTCTTTCAAGACCGAAACCGAAAACCTTAAAGAAGAGTCTATCAAAGAAGTTGTATGCGAAGCTGTTGATAGTATTCATAGGTTGAAAAACACAGCGATTGATGCCAGAAAAGACCAGTTAATTTATATGGGTCTAACCAAAACAGTATTTGCAGCACTTATGATTGTGTGTCTGCTAATCTAAATCAAATAATAGTGGGGTGATAACCAATGTATAGTGCAAACGCAAATATCATAACCGAAGCAAAAGATATTTGGGGTCTTTTTCAAAACAGTCGTGCAGAGTTACTACACGATATGGTAACAGTGGCAGAAAATGATGATTTTGATGTTATCATTTACCTCACTAACAATGATGGTAAACCCTGCTTAATGATTGAGTCAAGCAATGTTCAGAGTACCGAGTTTATCATCGAGGACGAAGCGAGTTGTGAGGCAACAGTATCAGAGGTATATGATACATACCTTACCGACAAAATCATAGAGGTCATCGCAGAGGAAGAAATGGAACTGGATTTAGAGCCAGAAGTTGTGATGGAAGAGCGAGAAGATGATATCACGAGTTTCTTTGTGAGATTGATTGAGGATTTATTCCCTGATGAGCCAATCATTTACAGTGAACTAATGGACGATTTGGTTGAAGACTGTAAAGAACATCTGCTTGAATGGTTCTATCGTAAACACGGTCTAAGCGTCTATCGTCCAATGGAATTGGAAGATGACGAGGGCGTGTTTGTTGAAGATTATCCGTATGAATGTATGGAATTTGAACCCAACCCAATGTATGACGATTTTGAAGTCACGGACTTAGCCATTAACGGCAAAGATGTTATGGCTCTTGGTGTTCCGCAAGGCAAAGAAGTCGGAGATACTTTGGAGATGGTTCGCAAGTTTGTTGTCGGCGGTATTTTCCCGAACGACCACGACATCTTGATTGAAAGATTAAAGTCAATCAAGAAGAAATAACCTCCCCGTAAGCGGATACATTCCGCGTTTAATATAAACCGCAGAAGAACATTCCCCGCTTCTGCGGTTACGCTCACCTTGGCTCAACCTCCTCGTGGTGTGAGTGGACTTTGACTAATGGAGTACATTGAATAAAAGGAGCGCATACACAATGGCAAAACTTTCTATCTTAGGCAACGCAGTCGTAATCACTTCTGCAATCAAGTTCGAGGACATCCGTACTATCGAAAAGTACAAGAAGGATGCTCTTGTTCTTAAGGAAGATGTTGAGGGCAAGAAGGTTCCCGTGTTCGGTATCGCCACCGGTTCTAAGGGCGAAATCAACCAGAACGGTGCAACTTTCGCGAACGCAACCCGCGATGACGACAAGTTTGCTCAGATTACCCTTTGCACCTGCCTTGATGGTATCACTGGCGATGTAAAGGAATGGGCTGCTGACAAGTTCGGTGTGGCAATCACTCGCCTCAACCAGCTCGAAGCAACTATCCCCGCCGTTCTCGACGGTATTGCTGCTGACAAGGCGGCTGTTATGTCTAACATTACTGTTGTTCAGTAAGTTAGCAATCGACCGATAGGGGCGGGTCAAACCGCCCCTTAATTCAGCCAAGCACTCGTAGAGTGTGTCAACAATCCAAAAATCTAATTGATGTAAAGGAGACTTTATAATGGTACAGGTAATCGTAGGTAATAATGTTAAGCGTGAGACAGTTGTAGTTTCTCCTGAGACTACTCTCCGTACAGTTCTCGAAGAGAATAACATCGACTACGCCCGTGGCGTTATGCACCTCGACGGTGCTTCTTTGAACCCCGGCGACCTTGATAAGAGCTTTGCCACTCTCGGCATCACCGAGAAGTGCTACTTGCTCAATGTTGTAAAGGCTGATAACGCAGCGTAAGCGTAAAGCCGGAATAAAGCGGGGTTGTATCCTCCATTCCAGCCCCGCAAAATAATAATAAATCCCGCTACCTCGGTGGTAGCGGGATTTTCTATGGGGGATTGGTGGAATTGGCAGACACAAGGGACTTAAAATCCCTCGGTGCTAAACCGTACCAGTTCAAGTCTGGTATCCCCCACCACAAAATAATAAATCAACAACAAAGGAGAGGTGCCCAGTGTTTAGACAGGCAATCAATCAGACGGCATTGACATCTGATGCCGCTAACAGTTATTTTGAGCACATTCGAGGCGATAGTTATAACGGAGATGTTACCTTCCTCTCTACTTTGAGAGCACTTATTGCACCTCGTATGGCTGACGGCGAGTCGTTGTTTTTACGATTTGACCAATCTAATCTCAACGAAAGTACAGTTCGTGAAACTCAACCAAAAAGACTTATCACGCACTTACTTCGCAATGTTGACATCAATCAGCCCGGCGTGTGCTATATCCATAGCGTTCAGAGTGGACGGCAGGAAGATAATACTGCGTGTTTGGATGTTATTAAGTCAAACTTTGCAAGAGTTTACAACGGGTGGCATAGACTGCCTCGCGTATCCGATTTGTTTAGAAGCCAGTTTTATACTTTGTGCTTCGTAAATCCAGAACTGAAATCGGTGGCGGTGTTTGTTGACAGTCTAAGCCAAAGCAAGATGCACTACTTACAGTGTGCAATTCTTGGTTTCTTCCCGTGGTATTTTAGTCCAGAAAAAGGCGTTACTCAGGACGAAATGGACTTAATTAACACATTAAGAGCCAAGGAACCCAATGACTACTCCGCTTGTATCGCAAAACTTTCGGAAAGATATGATTTCAGAACCGCAAGACTTAAGCAACAGCTTGCTGGATTTGAAACGATGTATGAAAGACAGCAGTGTGATAATGTTCGACATAATATTACGGACTGTGATAATAAAATCGAAAGATATAACCAAAGCATAAGCGAACAACTTACGTATCGTAGAGACCTTGAAATTCAACTGCTCGGTCTCGAAGCGAAGATTGCCGCCGGTGGAGAGAATTCCGAAATTATGGATTATTTCATCCATAATAAGAGACTTGACTTGGATTATGTTAATAATTCCGAGATGGTATTCACCATTAAGGATTACTTGTCGTATTTTGATGAAGACGCGGCAAAGCGCATTATTGATAACAGAAACAGTGTTATATATATGCCTGAAGGAAGAACTTGCAACAACTACATTAACGCGGGTAAGGTCAAGGAATTGATGTATGCCATCTTTATTGACCAGACCATACGCATCAGAGTATGTGCTGCATATAAGTTCTCACTGACAGGAAACGTACACGGAATATCTGACTATCGATTTGGAGCCGAATTTGCAGGATATATGCCTAATCCGCACATTCAAGGTTATAGCTGTATGGGTAATTACAGCAGACCAATTAACGAGTCTTTGCAGAAACACGATTATATCTCTGCGCTTGAGCAAACTATTGCATCAGCTAAGAGTCTAAACTTTACAGACGGTACGGTAATGTCGTACTTTATGAAGAGAGTTTATGGCTTAGGCGACGGAGAAAATACTCGTGCAAGACGCAAGTGGTTTGAGTTACCCGATGGCACTTGTGTGACATCGGCTCAGGCGGCTGACTGGGTATGGTCTCAGAACCATCCTGATGGACAGGGGGAAACGACGAATGAGTAAGGTTATTAAACTCACAACTGAACAGTTACAGGAGTGCCGTAGAGATTTCGATACGGCACTTTCTACTATGAAGCTTACTGACGGTAAGATTTCTTTTATCAAGACCATTACTTCTCCAAACGAAAAAGCAACTCTTTACTTCGACCCGCTTGCGTGGCGAAAAATGCAGACTCTTATAAAAGAATTTGATAAAGAGGTTGCTTGGCACGGCGTTGCATATCGCGGCGAGGATGAAACCAAAAATGAGTATTTCATCACTGATATTTTGGTTTATCCCCAGAAAGTTACCGGTGCTACCGTAAACACTGACCAAGAGAAGTACGAGATGTGGTTAATGCAACACGAGGACGAAGTGTTCAATAATATTCGTATGCAGGGACATTCCCACGTGAATATGGCAACTTCTCCCTCTGGTGTTGATGAAACACATCAGGCAAAAATCCTTGAACAGCTCGAAGATGATATGTTCTATATCTTCTTGATTTGGAACAAATCCAACTCTAAGTTCATCAAGATTTATGACCTCAAAAAGAACATCTTATTTGAGACCATTGATGTAACCGTGGAAATTCTTGATGATGGCTCGGGTATCGACGAGTTCTTGGCTGATGCTAAGAAGTTAGTCGAAGATAAGCCGACTACATACTACAACGGCGGCAGTTATTATAGTGGTAACAACGGTTATCGCGGTTCTTATTATAACGGTCAGGGTGGCTACAGTGGTAGCACGGGTCAGACAGAAGCTAAAAAGGAAGAACCTAAGTCAGACGACAAGACTGGCGGTAAGGTTTTATCCTTTGATGATGTTAACAAACAAATAAAAAATGGTTCTCAGTACGGTAAGAACGGCAAACGCAAGGGTAAGCGTAAAAAAAAAGAAAACATCGTTAACCCTAATAATGCTTCATCCGGCACTACTCAATTAACACTCTTTGATAGTGTGGACGAAGACCCATTTGGCAATAACGATAATTTTTTCCCAACGTGAGGTGAGCTAATTGACAAGGCAAGAGTTTCTTGATGAGATTACCACTTGGTATGATTTGATTGAATGGTGCAATAACCATATGTGTTCTTATTGCGATGATATCTATAGCGATGAAGCACGAGATGAATACATTGACGAAGACCTTGTAGATATGGCTCGTAATAATAACTGGTATGAGTTAAGGGATATTCTCAGTAATCTCGCAACGGGACACGATTATTGGCGCAGAGATGAATACGGCGATTGGCACGGCGTTGATGACGAATTCGACGAATATTTCAACGATGTGCTTGAATGGGCTGATGAGAATGGCGAGTTCGATGAAGAGGAAGAAGAACCCCTCTTTGTAGATGAAGATGACTACGAAGACGAAGCTGATGAATTTACCGTAGATACATCGGTAGCATTGGGTGATTTCTTCGCCTCGTCTGCCGACAACCTAACCAAAATCACATCAGAAGTAAAGGCTAACGAAGCCAAAGCAAATGCAGATTTCGATAAATTTACCCAACGAGTAACAACCGTTGGAGATTATTAAGAAGGGAGATAATGCCAATGATGGATTTAAGTAAATCCTACGAGTTTTTCCAGCCTGAAAAGTATGACGGCAGAATTCACATCATCGGATGTGGTTCGGTAGGCTCGACATTAGCAGAAAACCTCGCTCGTTGTGGGGTTACAAAAATGACACTTTGGGATTTCGATACAGTCGAAAGCCACAACATTGTAAATCAGATGTTCTCTCAACAGCACATCGGTAAGTCCAAGGTTGAAGCACTTGCAGATATCTTGGTTGACATTAACCCCTACATCAAGGACGAGCTTGAGCTTCAGCCGAAAGGTTGGCAGGGCAAACTGCTTTCCGGCTATATCTTCCTTTGTGTTGATAGCATTGAACTTCGCAGAGCGTTTGTCGAAAAGCATATGGACAGTCCGTATGTAAAAGCGGTATTTGATTTCCGAACTCTCCTCGAAAGTGCTCAGCACTACGCAGCGGATTGGTCGGACTACAAGATGAAGCAGACGCTTCTCAACTCAATGCAGTTCTCCCACGAGGAAGCCGCAGAAGAAACTCCCGTTTCTGCTTGTGGTATCACTCTTGGTGTAGCAACTACCGTTCGCCTTGTGTGTGCACTTGGCGTAAACAACTTCATCAACTTTGTAAAAGGCAACGGGATAAAGAAATTCGTTATGATTGACGGGTTCCGCTTTATCTTGGATGCGTTCTAATGAAGACTCGTTATAATCTGCTTGGTCAAACTTTTGATAGGTTAAAAGTAATTGAAGAAGTTGAGCCCTATATAGAACCATCCGGTAAGAAACGATACCGATGGAAATGTTTGTGCGAGTGTGGCAATGAAACCATTGTTACAACTTGCAACTTACGAACTGGGCACACCCGAAGTTGTGGATGTCTGGAAGAGGAAGCTATATCAAGGATTTCTCACGACCCAAACATTCGCAGCAAAATTGCAAAGGCAAAAGTGAGACACGGACAATCTCATAGCAGATTATACGGGGTTTGGAACGCAATGAAACAACGGTGTCAAAACCCTAATAACGAAAAATATGCTTTGTATGGTGGTCGAGGGATAACCGTTTGTGAAGAATGGTTATCTTTCGACAATTTTTATGAATGGGCTATGCAAAGCGGATACGATGCTAACGCCCAGTATAGTGATTGCACTATCGATAGAATAGACCCGAACGGAAATTACGAACCGTCAAACTGTCGATGGGCTAACGCTAAAACCCAAGCAAACAACAGACGAAACTAATTTTAATTTAATTTAACTGTAATGTTATCTGTTTCTTCCCCGAAGAAATGGCTTCTTACTGTTAGTGGAAGTAACAACTTGAGCAGAGCACGATACAGACAACCAGCAAAAACAGAGAAAGAAGACAGCGTTCCGATAAGCTTTTGTTTAATCATAAACCCATCTATTTGTCAAGTGTTTTCTACATTTATTTCTACGAAAGCATTGCGTTGCAACTCTTTCCCTAATTATTTTGCCAAGAATTTGACCTGTTTTTCGAGTCTCAAGACACTTGTTTTAACGCGTTTAAAACAATCGTATTTCTATATTAGATTACAGTTAAATCAATACGAACGGAGGTAAATGAATGTATTACATCACTGTTATGCAATCACCGATGTATCATCAGATGACTTTGGAAGAATTTTTGTTTGAAACAGAAAGTCGTCCGCAACTCATTAACCCCAATATGACCAACACTCGTACATACGAGGTTGAGAGTATCAGCGATAAGTTCTTGGAGCGTATTGATGTTGCAAAGTTAATCACGGCATTGGTGCAGTTCAATGAGGCTTTTGAGTCAGTACACAATCAGCCTCGCGAAAGCCTTTACAACACTTTCTATACCGAAAAGAAAGGTAAAGGTATGCCTTATGTATTCAAGAAAATGTTTGAAATTCAGAAGTCTTATGTCGAGTGCGACAGCTCTGCGGTTTGCAAAGAGGTTGGCACTACTTTAAGACAGATGTTAAGTCAGCACTCTACCGATACCGATGCGGCTATTACCAAAACCGCAGTTGACCATTGTGTTAAGTATCTCACCGAGAACGGCTTTACTATCACATCTGAACAGCTTACTTCTATCGTCAAGGAAGCATATCGTAGAATTGATGCTCCCAAGGACGAGTTATCCAACGCATTAAGACAGCTCAAGACTATCTTTGAGGAAAGATTTAATGCGTTATATCACACCTCGGCTTTCGCCTATGTCAAGCGCCGTAGCACTTTGGATGCGGTTAAGCGTCATCAGGCAAACGAAAGCAAGTGGTTTGGTAAGTATGACTTATCGAACTTCTTTGGAAGCACAACCGTTGAATTCGTTATGAAGATGTTTTCAATGGTCTTCCCGTTCTCTGAGGTTGTGAAAGAACCCGTCGGTAAGAACGCGCTCGAAACTGCAATTTCCCTTTGTATGTTAAACGGCGGTCTTCCGCAGGGTACTCCCATTTCCCCGCTGATTACTAACATTATGATGATACCTGTTGACTTTAAGTTAGCCAACGGTCTCAGAGATTTTAATAATCAGCGTTACATTTACACCAGATACGCGGATGACTTCCTCGTTTCTTCTAAATATGACTTTAAGTTCAGAGAAATCGAACAGTTCATCGTTGATACTTTGGCAAGTTTCGATGCTCCGTTCACCATTAAAGCCGAGAAGACTCGATACGGTTCTTCCGCTGGTTCTAATTGGAACCTCGGTGTAATGCTCAACAAGGATAATAACATCACTGTTGGGTATGAAAAGAAACGCAAGTTCCAAGCGATGCTCGCATCCTATGTGAAAGACCGTCAGAACGGTAATCCTTGGGATTTATCCGACATTCGCATTATGGAAGGTTATCGCAACTACTACAGAATGGTCGAGGGTGAAACCATCGACAAGTTAGTAGCGCACGTCGGCAATAAACTCGGCGTGGATATTGTTGAGCTTATCAAGGAAGACTTGAGAGCATAAAGTTTCCAGTAATGTTATGACCAAGATTTTATATTTTGGAGCTTCTCACTTTTAGTGGAAGTAACACGATGGCAAGAGGAAAACCAGAGATGACCCAGATGCAGACGGCTGCCTCTTCGTCTAATTTAGACGCCGGCATCCACTGTTCACATTCCGCCATCAGCAAAACCGTTGCATTGCAACGGTAAGGTAATCAGAAACCTTGCTGGTTTCCGGATACTTAGTACCGCGGGCTCTCCTCCAGTAACGGTATTTCTGTAATAGATTACGGAAACGAAATTAAATCCATTAAGAACCCTGTTTGTGATGTATTGTATTCCTTTGAATACACTTCTCGCTCTTAGCAGAAGTTTCATCTTGACGAGAACAGGACGGTGAGGAACTGGGAGTAAGACGACTGAAGTCGGAACCCTCCACGGGTTAATTTTCAGAGATTTCGTCATCAGTTGACATAATAACTGTCGGGAAATGGTTGCGTTGCAACCCAGCCCAATCCGAATTCCAAATCCGAACTGCTGTTTAACCATCAAGTTAGCTTCCATCTCAGACATCTTTCAGGATTAGCGCTGCGGCTATTCTAATGTGGATTACATTCAGAGTTCTTATTGGATAAACCAAACTTAGATTTTATTAACGAAAGCAGGTGTATATTATGACCGTTTTTGATAGGTTTATGGAATTAACAAAAGAATTCACAGATATACACGATGCTTTCAAAGAATTATATAACGAAATATGTAGGTTAAACCCAGACGATTTTGATAAAGCGTTATCCGATTTCGTAGACCTATATCACTCTGGTGATATATCCACACAACCTATCGTTGAAGAAAGTAGTCAAGAATTAAATCAGTTTCTTGCTGGATTTGAGGTGTCATAATGAATTGCTACACTTTCGATGAATTTATTGAGCAGGTGTATAAACCTCGTGATTATTGCAAGAGATTTGCAGTGATAGACCTTTACGAAACGCTAATGCAATACAATCGCGGAGTAATACTTTCTATTGATGGTGAGGAATTTAAGGTTGTTCCGCATAGTCAAGAGGTTGTTAAGGAATGTAGTCCAGAAATGAATGACTTTATAAATTGTTTTGCACAGGTGGTGTGATGAATGAATATCGCTAAATTATGTGAGTTGCTTAACTTTATCAAAGTTAATAATTCGTGGGGTACTGATATGTATTACATCAACCACGAAAGAAATCGCAAATCAATTAAGTATGTGGATTTCTGCTTCGATAGTAGAGACGGTAGTATATGGTACATCAAATGCCGTGCTGTTACTGGAGAACCAGATAAGGAATTTCGCATAGAAAACCAAAAGGATTTGGATAAGTTTTACGAGTGGCTTAATGAGCCTTTGAATAAATAAATTCAGGATGGTTTTTGTCTTTTAAGGACTATCCAATTAGCCGTTGTGTTGCAACGGGTTTTAAAAAATTCTACAACCTAAGTGGTTGTAAAACGGAAAGGAGTGGTTGTTTTGACGAACAGAGAAGTTGCGAATAAGTTGTTCGACTATATTCGTAAGAATTCTAAATTTGACCCGTATGATATTGAGTACGGAGATACATATTTCGTCTTTACCGGCGACCCAGATAGTGTAATTCACTTTCGAGTAAAAGGTGTCAGTAAACAATGGAAGTTTGGTATGTGGGTACACGCTGAATTCCTTGGCGACAGCGAACACTCCGAAGACCCCGTTATTCAGTTCTTCGCCCAGTGGGAAAAGGATATTGATAAGTTCAAGCCATCACGAAGCGATATTTGTGTAAAAATAACCGCACAACAGTTTGCCGAAGATGTCGATAACGATGGTTGGATGTATTACGATATTATGCACGCACTTGATATGATGAGAAATCACCCTATTCTCTGTTATTGCGGAATTTGTGGAGAAGATGGTTATGGATATACAAGCATCAAGAGCTTCACTTGGTATTTTATCAAGGGCGAATTTTATCATTTCAAAAAGGCAGTCTCGAAAGCATTGATGACTGCAATTTTCCTGCCGATTTGCAAATTCAAGGTATGGAGAGCAAATCGCCACAAGTGTGTAGAACTATGCGAGATATATAATTTCGAGAAACGGAACCCCGGATGGTCTACATCACACGATTACTGTATCGAGTGTAATTTTAAAGAGTCGGCTACCGATGAAGAAATGTATAAGGTGGCTCGCATCTTTAAGAGACAAAGATATGGTAAGTATGGTTGTTTCCAGAGAGTCGCAGAGATTGACTGCTATACTCAAACAGGTAGAGACGGTTGTTTTGGATTTTCGTTTGATGATTGAGGTGAATAATTTTGAGATTTCATATAGAACAGTATCCCGGCAAGTATGTTATGCACTGTAAAACCGAAGAAGAAGCACAAATCTTCTTAGAGTTTTTATCAAGCATCGGTAGGACTTGGTGTGATGGTAAGAGTTATCTTGAAAACCTTAATTATAATTACGAAGGTCAGACAGCTTATGCTTTTAACGAAGGTAGATATGGAAGAACCGACAGACAACCCGAACTTGGTTTCAAGGTCATAAACTTTGATGATTTCGACTGGGACGACGATATCACCCCCCTCGAGCCGCGACCTTCAGCGTCTCGATAATTTCTTTGCACAGTTTGCTGTTAATAAGCTATAAACGCTCTAATACCAGAGCTTTATAAAACCTCCCGAAAGTGCGCCGGCATACTACAAATCGGTATTGAGTTGTAGGTAAGAAACGACAGGTAATGAGCCGACCTATCTGGAGCGCAGCCAGACAACGAAAGTTGGTCGAAACCGCGGGAGTATATATGCGGATATGCTGGAATTGGCAGACAGGCACGTTTGAGGGGCGTGTGCTGAATAGCGTGTGGGTTCAAGTCCCACTATCCGCACCACTTAATTAGTCAGAAATGGCTAATTAACCACTTAGAAATCGGTTAATATGTCAAGTTTGACTAATTAACCAAATCTCCTCATTTTGATATTGGTGCTACGAAGCGCTCACTGATTATGTGATTTGAAAGTCAGTAGTTGAAACAGACTGTAAGCGGCAGAACGCAGTAGTAAATGGAGTTTGATGAACAGCCAATGTCTATAACGCATAAGGGTCTGCGGATGTCATAGACTTATGCGGCAACGAAAGTTGTAACAGACCGTTTAATAAACGCCATTGACATCAAAACGGGAGCAAATTCCAACCTTTAGTATTTTTGAGGTTAAGATGTGCGGCTGACTGACCTAAGAGCTCATAGTTTTATTGCCGAGGTTTGTTGTTTTCCCTCGGCATCTCCTTTCTTTAACGAGCCCATCGTGGTTGTTTTATGGTGGGCTCGTTTTCTAAAAATCTAATCAGGAGGTAAACGGCAATGTCAGTAATTTGTCCTCATTGCAATAGTAGTTTTGAGTTGATGCCTATGGAAGAAATCATCAACCCTACATTAACAATTTCTCGCAAAATCAAAGAGCGTAGTTCTTGGGAAGAAATTGCTGATGTTATCAATCGCGGTGAAGCACGCAGATTGTTTGACATTGGTGACTCTATCTCCTGTACGCTTAAAAATGGTAAAGATGTGAACTTCATCATTACCGCAATCAACCCATACCAACCTAATCAGGTGGCTTTTGAGTTTGCAGACCTGCTCCCTGATACAAAGGTTATGAACAATCGTAACACTAACCGTGGCGGTTGGGCAATGTCAGCGATGAAAGAGTATATGAAAGAAGTATTTGCTCTACTTCCTGACGATTTACAGAAAGTAATTGTTCCCAGAAAGATTACCCAGAAGTTAAGCGACGGTTCACAGAATTCTTCTGAAGATAACTATTTGTGGCTTCGTTCAATGACTGAGAGTGGTCGAAAGTATGAGGCTGATATTGACGACGTACCTTTCCCTTTCTTTACTGGAGAGAAAAGTCGAGTTAAAGAACTTGAGGGTAATGGAACATATTACTATTGGTTGCGTTCGCCTTATATTGGTAGCACCACTTACTTCTGGTATGTTTACGACAGTGGTAACGTCAGCCACTACAACGCCAACACCTCGGGTGGCGTTTGCCCCTGCTTCTTTATCGGTGGGGAGCCTAACGCATAGTTTCGCGTAGCCATAATAATTATCTGGCGGCTTGCCCGCCAAGAGCTTAGGAGAATAATGATGAAGAAAATAATTGCAACAATCATCTTAGTGCTTATGCTTGTGTTATGCCTTAGCGGTTGCGGTAAAGAAACTAAAGATGTAGTAACAACATACGACATTGTGATGGGAAAATACACATCTTTTGTTGATGGTGTTTTTGATAAAGAGTTAGAAGAAACTCTTGAGATTACCTATATCGATAAAGACGGTAAGTATGTTACCGATAGTATCGACCCGTCATTCCGACTTGATTTCGGCGACGAAAACAAAGTGCTGTTTACTAACGAAGACAGTTTTTGGGGATATAAAGATTATGTCCTAACCAAAGAAGCATATAACAAAATCGTTTCTTCTTCGCCGATGGTTGTAGATATCGAATAATAAATGTTTAAAACGGTGCGGTTTTTATGAAACTGTCAAATGTCCATCAAAGAGGAAAGCAGCCGTCAGCGTCCCCGTATGTAGATTGATTGAATGATACTTTTACACTTTTGTTATACATAAATCAGCCAATCACTTCTTGCTGTCAGCAGAAGTTCCAATTTGTAAGTTACGCTCTATTCGTTAGAAATAATTAGCCTTCCGTGCGATGCTTCGACATCGCACTTCCGCTATTTATTTCTAACCACCGACTGAAAATAGCCTACTTTTAAAAGTTGCGCAGGGCGCTCCTTTTAAAAGCATCAATTTTCAGCGGTGCCGAGCGACGCTACGGCATTTGCTTGGGCTACCTCAAGCTTGACGCCCATAGCAAACGGATACGGGGACAAAATCTGATATTTCAGCGCGACTATATAAGTATTCTCTGCAATATGAGATAACTTTGAACCGCGCTTTAATATACCCACAATGTAGATTGATTATCTTTCTTTTGAATTTTATTCGTTATACATAAACGATAATCGCTTCTTACTGACAGTAGAAGTTGCGAAATGTTAGAGGTTCCTCGCGTGTCTCATCAACGAGATGTCACACGAGGCTTATTGCGCACGAGGCGCAAACAGCCACGAGTAACATCCCTATGATGAGACTACTAATCTCGCTCTCGCTCGTGCATAGATTTAACTCTTCACCGAAGAGTAAATCTACAGGATTGTGGGTAATAATATATGCCTATGTAGCTCAGATGGATATGAGCAGCCACGCACAGAGTGGTATGCCGTGGGTTCGAGTCCCACTATAGGCGATAACGCTTAAGGCGGAAGTACAACGACCTAAGCTGACACTCGGGAAAGACCGGGGTGCACGCTGGTGTAGCTCAGTTGGTAGAGCACGTGATTTGTAATCTCGGGGTCGCAGGTTCGAGTCCTGTCTCCAGCTCCAAAATAAACAATAAGTGGGTGAAACAATGATTAAACACATTAAGGGCGATATTTTTCAGAGCAACGCAGATGTAATTCTCCACCAAGTAAATTGCCAAGGCGTAATGGGTAGCGGAGTTGCAAAGCAGGTACGCGAGAAATATCCGTGGGTTTTCGGTTACTACAAACATCTTTGCGATGACGCAAAGAAACTTCCAAACGGGACAAAATCCTTGCTCGGTGTCTCGCAGTTCATATTCATTGACGAAACGAGACAAATCGGTAATCTGTTTGCCCAAGACCGTTTTGGATACGATGGTAAGTGCTACTCTGACTATGAAGCATTAAAGAAATGCTTGACATATGTCAAGTTGAAGTTTGATGGCAAAAAGATTGCCATTCCGTATTTAATGGCTTGTCACAGAGGCGGCGGAGATTGGAATACGGTTTATAAAATCATTGAAGAAACACTCGCTGGTTGCGATGTTACTTTATACGAATACAACGGAGGTTGAGTATGAAAACGCTGATTGTTATTGATATGCAGAATGACTTTGTTACCGGTGCTCTCGGTTCCAAAGAAGCAGTTGCAATTCTGCCCAATGTAAAGAAGAAAATTGAAGAGTATGTTGCCGCAGGTGACGAGGTAATTTTCACTCGTGATACTCACGGCGAACAGTATCTCGAAACTAATGAGGGTAAACATCTCCCTGTTCCTCACTGTATTAAGAATACAGAGGGTTGGAATGTTGTTCCCGAGATTGATATTCCCGACCGCGAACATATTGATAAGCCCACATTCGGTTATACAGGCTGGACTTTCTTGCGTGACGGCGACAGAGTGATGGGAATGAGAAACCTCACCGATGTAGAAATCATTGGTGTTTGCACAGATATTTGTGTGGTTTCCAACGCTCTTATCCTTAAGGCTTTCTATCCTGAAATCAACATTACGGTTGATGCAAGTTGCTGTGCCGGTGTAACACCCGAGTCACATCAGGCAGCATTAGCGACTATGAAGTCTTGCCAAATCAATGTAATCGGAGAGTGATTAAATGATTAAACTCAATGGTACACCCGTTGAAATTAACAAATTTCCCGACGGCACACTTTTAATGAAGCAGGAATACAGTGAAGCACAGCTCGATGTAATCGACTGGAGATTTCAGAACAACGAAGAGCTTGTCGCGTTGTATTTCTTAACTAATCATCTTCGTGATAGTGGTGCAAAAAATATCGAGTTAAGAATGTGGTATATCCCTAACGCAAGACAGGACAGGGTTAAAAAGTCTGAAGATATTTTCACCCTGAAATACTTTGCAAAGTTTATCAACTCATTAAAATTCAACAAAGTTCGTGTGTTAGACCCTCACTCCTCTGTATCGGGAGCGCTGTTTGATAATCTTCACGAGGGTAAGCCCGAGTTCCTCATTGCCGAGGTTTATGACAGAGTTTCCGAAATTGTGGGTAGCGAAGAGACAATTATGTTCTATCCAGACGAGGGCGCTATGAAGCGTTACTCTGGTATGATTTCTAAGCCGTATGCGTTTGGTATCAAGGAACGCGACTGGTCTTCGGGTCAAATTAGAGGTCTCTCTGTCTTTGGAGAAGATATTGTTAAGGGTCGCAACATTTTGATTGTTGATGATATTAGCAGTAGAGGTGGTACATTCTACCATAGCGCCAAGAAGCTTAAAGAACTTGGAGCAGAAAGAATTTTCCTCTTTGTAAGCCATTGCGAAAACACAATCCTTGAGGGTGAGGTTTTGTCCAGTGGTTTGATTGAAAGAGTTTATACAACCGACAGTCTGTTTACAGCAGAACACGAGAAAATTGAGGTGATTGAAATATGAGAACAAATCCTATGCTTTTGATTGACTTCTATAAAGCAGTTCACGCTGAAATGCTCCCAAAGGGCATCACGAAGTCTGTATCTTATTACACCCCTCGAATGAGTCGTGTTAAACGCTGGGATAAGGTTGTTATGTTCGGTTTACAGGGCTTTATTAAGACTTATCTCATTGATTATTTCAATGAGTATTTCTTCAAGAGACCGTTTGCCGATGTGATGTTTGAGTACAAAAGAGTTATGGATGCTTCGCTTGGCGAGGACACCTATAATATCGGTAAGATTATCAATCTTCATAAACTTGGATATCTTCCTATCGAAATCGTGGCTCTTCCCGAGGGTACAAGAGTGCCTATCCACTGCCCGATGTTCGGTATTACCAATACTCACCCCGATTTTGCTTGGCTCCCACAGGCTCTTGAGAGTTTAATCTCCGCTGAGACTTGGCATCCCCAACTCGCCGCAACAGTCGGTTACACCTACCGCGAAATCGTAAATCATTATTATGATTTAACTTGTGACGACAATATTCCGAGAGCAAGAGCTCTTGGTGCTTTTGACTTCCGCGGTGAAGAGTGTCTTGAGTCTGCTGTTAAGGCTGGTGCTGGTTGGTGTTTATCTTTCTTAAATACCGCCACCGTGCCTGTAATTCCTTACCTTGAACAGAACTACAACTGTGATTGCACTAAGGAACCCGTGGCTTTCGGTAGTCCGAGCACAGAGCACTCTGTTATGTGCAGTAACTATGCGGTTGACGGTGATGAAATCACCCTGTTAAGACGCTTACTTACTGAGATTTATCCCAACACAAACTTTTCCGCCGTTCTTGACTCTTATGACTACTGGAACATCATTGACAATGTTCTTCCGCAGTTAAAGAAAGAGATTATGGAACACAACGGTTGTATGCTTATGCGTGGCGACTCTGGAGATTGCGTTGAGGTTGTTACCAAGACTGTTTTCAAGCTTTGGGAACACTTCGGCGGCACTATCAACAGTAAGGGTTATAAGGTTCTTGACCCGCACGTCAAGGCTATTTACGGCGATAGCATTACCGTTCAGAGATGCGAAGAAATCTATAAGATTTTAATGGAGAACGGCTTTGCTTGTTCCAATGTTGCTCTCGGTGTTGGTTCGTTCTCGTTCCAGTGTATCGAGGAAGACGGCGAACTCAAGCCTTTTACAAGAGATACATTCAGTTCTTGTATTAAGGCAACTTACTGCGAGATTGACGGTAAGCCTACCCCGATTTTCAAGAACCCCAAAGACGGCGGTTTCAAGAAGTCGCAGAAAGGTTGCTGTGTTGTGGTAGCACGAGGCGATAGTTTTGATTTCGTTGACGGAAGAACTTGGGACGAAGCCCACGGCTCTGGAAAGAGTGCTGATGTTAACGCACTTAAAACAGTGTTTAAGGACGGCAAGATTGTTAAGGAACAGTCTTTGGCAGAAATCAGAAAAGTATTACACGGAGGCGAGTTTTAATAATGAAAGTATTTTTAGGTGGAACTTGCAGCGGATACAAGTGGCGTGATGATTTAGAGCCAATGCTTAACTGTGATTATTATAATCCAATAGTTAAAAATTGGTCTGAAGCCGATAGGCTTAGAGAGGTTCACGAGAGAGAAACTGCGGATTATGTTCTGTATGTTATCACATCTGGTATGAAAGGTGTATATTCTATTGCTGAAATCATTGACGACTCAAATAAGCGCCCCGAGAAAACTATCGTTTGTGTTTTATACGATGGTATTGACGAGCAGATGTCAAAAAGCCTTAAAGCTACTTTAAATCTTGCTCAGTCAAACGGTGCTACCGTTTTGAACTCATTAAACGATATAGCTGAATTCTTAAATAGGATGTGCAGTAATGTTTAATGCAAAGAAAGTAACTCAGGACTGTATTCAGTGGATAAGAGACTGGTTTGAGGTTAATGGTCAAGGTTGTAACGCTGTCATCGGCATCTCGGGTGGTAAGGACAGTTCGGTCGTAGCCGCACTGTGTGTCGAAGCACTTGGTAAAGATAGAGTTTTCGGCGTGTTAATGCCAAACGGCGAGCAGGCTGATATTGACAGTGCTTATGCCTTGGTAAATTACTTAGAAATTAACAGCACAGTCGTGAATATTCAGGACGCTTATTACGGTGTTATCAACAACATTGATTTGCCTCTTATTTCCAACCAGACCAAGATTAACTTACCTTGCAGACTCCGTATGTCAGTTCTTTATGCGGTGTCTCAAAGCATTAACGGTAGAGTTGCCAACACTTGCAACCTCTCGGAAGACTGGATTGGTTACTCCACTCGCTACGGAGACTCCGTTGGTGACTTCAGTCCATTAAGTGACTTAACAGTTACCGAGGTTCGAGCAATCGGACACGCTCTTGGTTTACCCGCCGAGCTTGTTGATAAGGTTCCTACGGATGGTTTGTGTGGTGCTACAGACGAAGACCACTTCGGCTTTACATACGAGGTCTTGGATAAATATATTAGAACTCGTGAGATTGACGATGAAGACACTCAAAATCGCATAGATGAACTTCATCGCAAAAACTTGTTTAAATTACAACCTATGCCCAAGTTTCATTATAAAGGGTGGTGAGAACGATGTTTGAAATTAAAAAGGTTAAGAACTACCGACAGTTCGCAGAGCTTCTCGAAAAAGAAACTGGCTGTAGTATTCTCGTGCGTCCTATGACCAAAGACGGCGAACACACTCATTATCAGATGAATGACAGGTTTGGTATGAGCCTTGGCGTCCTATGTGTTGACGATGGGTATGCTTCTTTTGCTCCATTTGAAACCTTAGAGTCTGCTGAAAACAATCAATATATTAACATCAACCATTTAACACAGACCGAAGACTTTATCAAGGTAATGTCTGTGCTTGGTAAGATTTTTGTAACAGATAATAACGAATAAGGAGAGTGATAAATATGGGATATACAGATATTTTAGTTCTGCAAGCCATTACCGGTGCAAATGATAAGCAAAAGTTTATCAAAGACCACGCTGGTGATGAAAACTTCAGGAACTTCCTGTATTACGCTCTTAATCCTTTGCTCTCATACAATCTTTCCGAAGCAACTTTGCGAAAGGAAGATACTTCGGTTCCGAATACAGGATACCGTCCCTTTAAAGACATCTTCGAGTGTTGCGAATACCTCTCCAGATTGCGTGGGTTGGATGATGCAACTGTAAGGCAGATAAAGATGTTCTTATATGCAACACCCGAGGATGCTCGGGAGTTATACATAAAACTCCTTTCTAAAACCTTGCGTCTTGGTGTAACAGCCAAGACGGTTAATAAGGTTATTCCAAACTTAATTCCTGAGTGGGAAATTCAGCAGGCTTACCCGATTGAAAAGTACCCGATTAAGAAAGGCACTTACTTCTGGTTGAGTCAAAAACTCAACGGTACAAGAGCGACATATTACAACGGTAAGTTAGTTGCTCGTAGCGGTAGTGCTTATACAGGTCTCGACCATATCACTGAAGAGTTGAAATGGACAGAGGGACGAGGAATTGTTTTGGATGGCGAACTCACTTTGAAAGATGAGTTCCGCGAGGGTCTCTCAGACAACGAAGCTTTCCGTAAAGCAACAGGTATTATTAACAGCGATGAAAGTGTGAATAAAACGATGATTTGCTTCACAGTTTTTGATGTAATTCCTGTTTCTGATTTCGAGAGCCCAAAACCCTCAGTCAACTACTCAGCCCGTAGGGGACTGTTAGACAATCTCTCAGAGCTTCTCCCGAAAGACGGCTCTGTTAAAATATTGCCCACGCTTTATCACGGAACTGACTTATCCAAAATAGATGAGTTGCTTAACCAGATGGTTGCCGAAGATAAAGAAGGGCTGATGGCTAATCTCGATGTTCCGTATAGACGAACCCGTCATAACGGCATCTTAAAAATCAAGAGGTTCTATACAATGGACTTGCCTATTATTCGTGTGGAAGCAGGAACTGGCAGACTTGATGGGACTCTTGGTGCTTTTGTACTCCAATACGAAAACAATGAGGTAAAGGTTGGTTCTGGTTTTACAGACGGACAACGAGCTGAATACTGGGCTAACCGCGACGCTCTCGTCGGTACATTGTGTGAGGTTAAGTACAAAGAAGTTTCCAGTGATAAGAAAACTGGATTAAAGAGTTTGCAATTCCCTGTGTTTGTTCGTTTAAGAGACGATAAAACAGAGGTTAGTTACGGTTAACGGTAAGGAGATGATTTATATGTCGGATAAACCACAGTTTTCGGTTTGCCTAAGTAATTTTCTAAATCTAATTACGGAAGCACAGAGAGATTACCAGTGGAATTACGACGAAGTAAATCGTCTCGACCGCTTAACTCAGGATTATTTACACCAACTCGAACTCGATGGTCTTGATTACAGAGGCAGAGCGAAAGTTGCTACGCAAATTAAAGATTGTCGTCAACTTCGCAGGGCTTCAAAAGATACAGTTGAGGTCTTAGAGCCACTGATGGAATTTATCAATAGCGATAAGGGTAAAAACTTATTAAACCTATTGAGAGAAACCCTTGGCAAGACCAGACGAGCCGAGCAATATATGGAAACCCGCAGTTATAGACGCAGGGTTCTCCAAGACGACGAAACATAAATTCCTGTAATGAAAATCGTCATTTCTGGCTGAAAAAGCAATTTAAGGAAATGAAGCTTCTTGCTGATAGCAGAAGTAACTCTTTGTCAAGAGGAAGAATGTGCAGCAGGCGATGAGCGAGCCCTGCAATGCAGGTGATTGCCGGGTAGTTACAGGGGAAACTTCGACGGTAGCACGGAGGAAGCGTTGCATTGCAACATCTCATCCTCCATTGCCCACCCCTGTCTCCTGAGCTGTCCACTCCTGCGTCAGGAAAGATGAAGGCGAACCTTCACCTCCTTCCTATATGAGATTACAGGTAATAACTTTTAGGTGGTGATACATAAATGGCAAAACAAATCACAGATATGGAAACTTGGTTATTGGATAACGAAGGTAGAATATTTCGTTATGTGATATACCGAAGAATGTTCACTCCATACGAGCAAGAACGCGCTTTTTCAGACGAGTCACAATACGAAGATTATCACTTCACTTTTGGATTTATTGAAGAAGCAATCGACCTTGGCGGTGGTGAATGGTTACTTGGGTTCCGCAAAATTATCGACGGAGAAACATCTGATGAGATTGAATATTGTAGATTGAGCGAAATCCGACTGTCGTGTTTTGATTGCGACCAAGATATGTTCACCGAAAAGGATGATGAGGAGGGTGATTACGAATGGCTGACGCAGACAGATGCGTAATGTGTGGAGAAATAATCACCGAGGGATATGGTCACACTTGCTACAAATGCAATAATAAGCCGTTCCCAACCAAAACCAACCTGTATGATACCATTTGTGGTAAATTAACGGATTTTGAACACTGCAATGATAAAGAAACTACGGATGCCGATTGGCTACAGGAGTTCTATCATTTGCTTATTCGTATTCAAAACGCATTTGAGTGCGGAGAAATTACAATTTAATATCTTGCCCGGTTGAGAAAACATACCACGGCTTTAGCGGCGGTCGGGCTCCAAGGCGTCAACGCCTTCCTCCTTTGTGCGTTGATGGGCGTTAAAGAAAAAGAGTAAGGTCGTGTCATAACGACTGAAATGACATTTCGAGTTCTTTAACTTAATATTCGGGTTTGTTAAGTTAATGGTGTCTCTCAAACAGAGATATACCTGTGTGTTTCTGCGGAACACCTGTGTCAATGTCGAGGGATGTTTTTGACTCCTACATCCGAAGTCCTTGGTACAACGAGATGGGAAACACTTATCCCCCTGCTCTATTAAAACAGATGAAATAGAATTCCGGTGTAAAGGCATAGGAGTGAGTCTGAGAGTGGAGTCGCTATTATGACAAAATAGGCAAACAAAATAATTTGAAGTCTAAGGAGATATGATTTAATGGCATTAGGAATTTTAGCTGCTATCATTATTATCATTCTTGGCATCGTGGGTGCAGTCATTGCAAGTGTCGTAGACAACGGTGCCGTAAAGGTTGTCGGCGTTCTTTTATGTATCGCTATGGTTTTCGCATTTATTTGCGTACCTTTCAGTTTCCACACCGTTGACACTGGTGAGGTTGCGGTAGTTAAGCACTTAGGTAAAGCTAAGGAAGTTAAGACCGCAGGTACACACTACGATTTCTGGATGACAAATAAGTACCAGAAATATGACGGTAAGGTTCAGAACATTGATATTGAAACTGCCGCATATTCGAGCGATGCACAGACAATGACGGTGCAGATGACCCTACAGTATCAGGTTCTCACAGACAAAGTAATGGATATTGCTGCACAGTATGGTACTCTTGACGCTCTTACTACACGAATTAACGCTATTGCGACAGAGAAAACCAAGTCTGTGTTATCCAGCCATAAGGCTATGGATATTATTGCTAACCGTCAGGAGATGTCCCCTGCGGTAGAAGAGGCAATCCGTCAGGCTGTTGGTGAGGAATACTTTGTTAATGTAGTTGCTGTTGTTCTTACTAATATTGACTTCTCCGATGCGTTTGAAACCGCTGTTGAGGAGAAGATGATTGCTGAACAGAAGCAACTTAAGGCTGAATACGATGCTGCCGCCAAGGTTACTGCTGCCGAAGCAGAGGCTAAGGCAAATCAGCTCCTCGAGAAGTCCCTTACTGATAAGATTTTGGAAGAAATGTTTATCGACAAGTGGGATGGTAAGCTTCCCGAGGTTATGGCTGGAGAAGACGGTCTCTCCATTTTATTACCCACAGACTCTGAATAATACATAGGGGTGGCACCGCAGAGCCACCCCGAATACAGAATAAACGAGGTTAAATTATGATTGAATTACGAGGAAAGTATGGCGAAGCAAAGGTTTACACCGATGTAGTTGACAACGAGTCAATTTCTCAGGTTATTAACCTTTTGAACCAACCCTATGTTGAGGGTAGCCGAGTGCGTATAATGCCCGATATTCACGCTGGTGCCGGTTGTACTATCGGTACTACAATGACCATCCAAGATAAGATTTGTCCTAATCTTGTTGGAGTTGACATCGGTTGCGGTATGGAAACAATCCGTATCAAAGAGAAACATATCGAACTTCAGAGTCTCGATAAGTTAATTCGCAATGAAATCCCGTCTGGTTTTGCAATTCGTAATAAACCTCACAGATACAACGAGCAAATTGATTTAGACAGTTTATACTGTGCTAAACATATTAAGCTCGACAGAGCAAGACTGAGTGTAGGCACTCTCGGTGGTGGAAATCATTTCATCGAAGCCAATAAGGACGATGATGGTAATATCTACATTGTCGTACACTCAGGAAGCAGACACCTTGGTTTAGAAATCGCAAATTACTACCAAGAGGCAGGTTACAAAGCCCTTACTTCATTTAATAAAGCTGAGATTGACGCAGTAATAGCGCAACTCAAATCTGACGGAAGACAATCCGAAATTCAAAAGGTGCTCAAGGGTATGAAGAAACATACCTCAATTCCTAAACCTCTCGCGTATGTTGAGGGCGAGCTTTTAGACCAATATCTGCACGATATGAAGATTGCGCAAGAATTTGCAATGTATAACCGTAAGGCTATGATTGATGTAATAGTCAAAGGTCTCGGACTTCATATCACAGAGCAATTCACAACTATCCATAACTATATTGATATTGAGAATAAGATACTTCGTAAAGGTGCGGTTTCTGCACAAGACGGAGAGGTTCTGCTCATTCCAATCAATATGAGAGACGGAAGTTTGGTCTGCGTTGGTAAAGGCAACGAGGACTGGAATTACTCTGCTCCGCACGGTGCGGGTCGGTTAATGAGCCGAAGCGCCGCAAAAGAGACATTTACCGTGTCGGAATTTAAAAAGCAAATGGAAGGCATATATACCACCTCGGTCGGTCATAGTACGCTTGACGAATGTCCTATGGCGTATAAGCGCATCGAAGACATCGTGGATAATATATCGCCTACCGTTGATATAAAGGCGATTATTAAGCCAATCTATAACTTTAAGGCTGGTGAAGAGAGTTAATGAGTAAGATAGTAGATTTTGCAAATCCTCCCGAGCCAGAATTGTCTGGGCAAGACACCATACTTCTTGCTTGGCTTCAGGATACCCCGGAAGAAGAGTTGTCAACTGAGATGCTTAAGGCGATGGACGAAGTTGATAAAGATTTATTTAAGGGGTGTTTCTGATGACAGAGTTAAAGAAATCCATTTGTGACAAGGCTTATGACCTCATTTTCTTGTTGGATAGCGTTACCGACGACGAAGAATTCGTTGATACGGTAATTGGGTGTTTGTCTTGTAATGACACCGAAACGCTACAAGAATTGAGAGAAGAGCTTTAAAAAAAATACACTATTACATCATTCGGAGGTAGTTATGAATTTAAAAGAGTCTTTCCGTTATCAAAACTTTTTAGATGACAAGTTAAACGAAGCTCGTTATAGCATCGGCGACCGTAACCACGCACTAAAGGTTACTAAGTTACATCTCAAGAAAAAGGCAAACCCTGATGCAGAAGACATCACAGAGGTTGTCGAAGTTGAGGACTTTATCCCTAACGACGATGTAGTCGCATTTATGTGTTGGCTTGTCGAAGAGCGCCAGAAGCTCACAGAGGCTATTTTCAAGGCGAAAGCTTCTCTTGGTTTTTGCCTCGACGCTGCTTTGGAAACCAATAAATTCCGTCAGCACGCAAGCTCCGCGGTCAAGGGTATGTTAAGATTTACCCCCAGCAAGAAGACTGAGCAGGGTCGTGATTATAAATTCAATGTTGAAGGTAATCAGACTCCTTACTATTACGAGATTGAAACTTCTCTCGAAGAGAATTTCGACCGTGATACTGCGAAGAAGGTTGTTCGTGATATGATTACGAAAGCCGACAAAACTTCTGCTGATATTGACTCCGCTATGATTAACACCGTTGTTGATTATGAGCCTGTGTTCGATGTCAATGACTCCTTCGAGGATGTTATGGCAGAGTTTACCGCTAAGGTTTTACCCACTCTCGCAAACTAAAAAACAAGAGCCGATTTTCGGCTCTCTGTTTTGGGTAGAAATTAAGGATAAGATTTGAGTTTAGCGTTTGACAGTACGCAACTGTTAGTTATTAGCGATAATAACTTTTATCTAAATTTTAGCAGGTCTCGCGCTAAGGTCTTAGACCCCGTACACGAACTTGATAATATATTAGAAAATCAATGCCTTCGGGCTTTGGGAGTGCTTAATGCAAGTGTTTCCACCGTAAAAGAAGATGCACGAACCGTATCACGAACCGTAAGTTCGATATTCATTATTCTTTCTTGCGTTACAACATCATCCACTGGTGAGTCAATATACCGCTACTCCGCAATTCAGCATTTGCTCACCGCTATGTTGTTAGGCGATGACATTACTATTGCCTCCATTCTTTGAATACTAAAAATTCAAATTAACAGAAATTTTAATGAACAAGATAGTTGAATTAACTATTGTACTTAATTGTTTGTAATACACAAACATCTCTTTTCTAAACCCAAAGAATTGAATTGGTTTCTACTCAAAACAGAGAGTCGAACAAGAATACTACAGGAGGTTATGCCGGTGAAATATGTCGCAGTTAAACATCAACCCGACAATGATATTTCGTATTGGTTTGAAGTACCGTGCAACTTAGAAGACGCTGTTGCTGTCGGTAAAGATGTGCTTTGTAATACAAGACGCGGTGATATGACTGGATACATCGTCTCAATAATGGACGGAGTTCCAGAAGATGTAGCCGTTAGGATTATTGGAAATAGATTTCCGTTAAAGAACATTCTTGCTGTTTCGGCAGAGTTCAAGGTTCCCGATATTTTTGTACCGTGGGAACTCACACAGGAAATGCCCGAACCCGATGAAATTGCACAGCGTATCAATGAGTTTTACGAATACGGTAGTTTTAGAATACCAGTTTCATTTACAGATACGGGTACATTACTCGACGGATATTCGGCATACCTTGTAGCTAAAATGTTTGGACACGAAACCCTAAAGGGTTATTGTGTATCATCACAATGATATAGAAAGGAGTGTTTTCAATGCTCTATTTTACTGGAGATTGTCACGCTGAGTGGGCGCAGAAGTTTTCTACCGATGCTTTCCCCGAGCAGAAAGAAATGACAAGAGACGATTTCGTAATTGTGTGCGGAGACTTCGGTATTTGGCACGACACAAAAAGTGAGAAATGGTGGTTAAATTGGCTTGAAGACAAGCCTTTTACCCTGTGCTTTGTTGACGGAAACCACGAGAACTTTGACCGTCTTTACAGCGATGAGTTCGAGGTGGTTGATTTCCACGGTGGTAAAGCACATAAAATCCGTGAGAATGTCTACCACTTAATGCGCGGTTATATCTTTGATATTTGTGGCAAAAAGATTTTCGCTTTCGGCGGTGCAAGTAGTCACGATATTCAAGACGGTATCATTGACCGTGAGGATTTTGATAGTGACAAGGAATTTAATGATACCATTAACGACTGGTATTTAAAAGATAAATGGTTCAGAATTAACCATATTTCTTGGTGGGCACAAGAGATGCCGAGCCAAGAGGAAATGGATTTTGGGCTTAAAACACTTGCCGATAACGGCAACAAAGTAGATTACATTGTAAGCCACTGTTGCCCGCAGGAAGTCGCTTCGATTTTCTCTCACGGTTCCTACAAACCCGACCAGCTCACACAGTATTTCAACGATGTGAAGAATACGGTTGAGTTTGATAAGTGGTTCTTCGGACATTACCACGATAACCAGCAGATACTTGGTAACTTCTACTTGTTATATGAGCAGATTGTGAGGGTTGTATAATGGACGACATCACATTAGAAAAGGTTAATACATACAGACAACACAATAAACGATGTAGGACTTGCAGATTTGCTCACGCAAGCACATACTTCTGGTCTTGCGAAGCAAAACAGCAATTATTCCATAGTAAATTACAAGAAACCCGTTTCCGTGGTATGTTTTGTAATTTATATGAAGCAAGAAAGTATGGTGAGAGAGTATTTTGAACAGAGAACAAAGACGCAAGATGATTAAAATTGCAACGAAGAACGGCGTAAGTAAAGAACACGCTAAGGCTTACGCTGTGATTTCTCAAGGCACAGGTACTCATACCGAAGCCAAACATTTTGAGGAAGACGACAAGTTAATGCTGGATATTACCGCGATTAAAAATCGTAAGAATTATCCCGTAATGAACCAGAAATACAAAGACTTTGTGGAGTCCAGCGAGGGCAAAATCTTTACGGCTCATAAAGAAAATACTAATATGATTAGCCTTAAAGAAGAACCGCAGTGGTTGTTCTGGAGTGGAGACTTAATCAAGGTTGAGGAGGTTTCGGAGGATGCACGAGAGGTTCAATAAGAAATACCGTGCAGTATCTGTGAAGTCTACAGATAATCGTGAGGTGCACGATAATATTCGGGGTAAAATTTGTTACCCTGCGTATTTTAAAGTCGGTGAGCGTGGCTGGTTTTTATGTGAAATGTCCGATATTTTATTCCCAACTCCCGTTCACAGAATGAATACTTCTACCGTGAGGAAGGTTGAATATTACGATAACGGGTTTACTGTTTTCACCGAAAACACAACCTATGAGTTCGAGGAAGTTGATGACGAAGAAGTTGATGTAGATGCCGAGTCTTAAAGATTTTGGTATTGAACTTCAGAGTTTTGCACCGATACCAAATAGTATTATTGTAGGTACTTTTGATTTCGATAAAATAGATTTAGCAACCTTACAACAAATCGGCAAAAATATTCAAGCTGCATTTGATGAACAGGGCGCGAATTACAGGTTGGTTTTTATACCCAATAATGTATCGTTGCAGAGGTTAGAAGCACGTGGGTTGTATGAAATTCGTAAAACGATTGATGAAATAATAAAGGGGTGTAAAATCAATGTATAAAAAGTGTGAAGTCTGTGGTTCAGATAAGCGCGTTTACCAGAAGCGTTACATTGATGGTAATGATGTATGGGTATGTGATGATTGCAAAACAAGGTTTGACCACGACGAAATTGAAAAACGCCTTGGCTCTGTCGAGAAGGCTTGTGACTTCAAAGACTGGAAATCTTCAGATATGTCTGAGGCTTTCTGGATACACCTTGGTAAATACCAGAAACGCCCTAATAGATACAGCCTTACAATTATGCTTCGTGCGTTCACTTGGGCTTGTCACGCCGACCACGGATTAAGTAATAGCTTTAGCAATGCTATGAAATGGTGTGGCATTGATTGGGTTAAAGAAAAGAACCGCAAAGATTTACCGGAGGTATAAAATGACCGACGATAGAGATATTTTAGGGGTAGTTTGTAAGGACTATTCAGCAAACGAGCATACACCAAGGGATTTTAAGATTAACCTGTGTTCTCAGTGTGGAAAACCTATCAATAAAGTATATCCAGACAATACCTGTCAAGGTTGCTACAATTACTTCCGCAAAGGCGGTACAATAAATCCGACCCCGAAGCACGGCGAGATTACTCGTGATGCTCGGGGTTTTGTTATATGTCATATTTGTGGCAGGGCTTTCAAGAGACTCGGCTCTCATATTAAAGAGAGCCACGGTCTTACGATTGCTCAATATAAAGAAATGTTCGGGCTTTGTAACAACGCAAAGACTACCGAACACACCTACTCTCAACATATGAGAGATTTGGCATACCGTTATGATATGCCTCAGAGATTGCAGGAAACTGGTCGAGAGACGCGAATTAAGAAGGGCGATAAAACACTTAGGCTCGGTAAGAAATCGCGTTTACAGGAGTGTCTCGACCGTTCTAAGCGGTATTTAGAGGTGAAATCAAATTGATAAGATTTGAAAAGATTAAAGCTATGAGCTTAGAAGAATTAGGATACTTTCTTTCAGATATCCAGTGGGATAGCAATGAACCAACCGGGCAAGAAATGATTGCTTGGTTATTAGAAGAATGGAAAGACGAAGACGAGGAGTGAGTATATGAAAGACCATATAGAGTGGAATAAACATATCACTCTACTTTTACGTATCGCCTCCGAAAAGAAAGTTCCAGAGTGGAGATTTGGTCAGTTGATTGAAAATCTCAAACGATATATGGGTTCTGATGACCTGTTTTATGTTGAGGATTGGATGTTAGCCGAGGCAATTATCAACTTCTTTGATTTAGACGAGGAATTTAGAAAGGATGTGGAGAAATGAACGAAAGGCGTGTTCCTTTAACAGACGAAGAGCCAAAGCATAAGAAGAAATCTACCGCTAAGGGCTTACCAAGGTCGAAGCATAAACATCAATACGAAACGGTTTTGCTTTCTCATTTCTACCATCACCCAGATATACATACTGGCAAAGAGAAAACGATGGAAATTCGTATTCCAACTAAGGTATGTATGATTTGCGGTCGTGTTGAACACACAGATAGAGACCCGTCTTATTATATCGAAATACCAAGCTCTCACCCGTGGCTTGGTTCCTCGAAAAAGCTTAGCGAAAAGGCTTTGAATTTGCCAAAGTGGTATGTTGATGATTACTTTGATAAATTCGCTAAAGAAGGAATTTCGGAGGCGTCTGCTTATGCCAAACAAACCGATTAAAATAATTAAAAATTGTCACTTCTGTGCGAACCGTCACGGTTGCAGATATGATTTTGACAAGATGTTTGAAGTGCGCCACGGGTATATGTTTAAATCCGAATGTAAGCACTGGCGTATTGGAGGGTGTTTGTTCTGCAAACACCTCACAGATACCGAAGAAAACTGGTTCCACAGAGGGTGCGAGACTTGGTGTTTCGGCGGATGTAAGAAATTTAAACGAAACTGGAAGCGCACATTCAGGTGGTTAATTCACAAAGAGTTTGTTTTGGATGACAGACTCTATAAGATAATAAAAGATTAGTTTGGTGGTTATTAGGTTATGTATGAGTCTGAAAGGAGAAAATGATGACTTGCAAATATTTTGATAAAAAACTCGAAGTAATGCAGGCTTATATCAGATGTTTATATTCGTTAGATGGTTGTGCAACTGGCGGTATGTTACATATTCTCCTTGACGACGACAACTATGATGACGAATGTATTGCGTTTTGTCTTAGTGAGTGTTTAAAACATCCGTTAAAACCCGAGGCGCGAATTGGTAAATTGATTTGTGAGGAATACCTCACCCTGCCTTTAGAGCAAAGGAGATTACTCCGTAGCGAGTATATCGGTCACTGGAGTTGCATTTCTGGAGATTGCTCTCGCTGTTTAATACAGATAGGAGATGAATTTGAATGATTTACACAAGCTATTTTGCAAAATTGAAAAGTTTGCCAAGTAATGTCATTCCTATATCAATTTGCGGCAAAGCGCCTGTTTGGTACACGGGTATTCAATATCGTAAGCTTGCTCCTAAATACGATTTCTTTATGAAATGGAAGGAAACTCACGATAACGATTATTATATCGAACACTTCCAAAAAGAAGTGTTAGATAGTCTCGAAATTATAAGAGTATTGCACGAGTTACACGGTTTACTTCCAGAAGAAGTGAAAATTCAAATTCAATCTTCTGTGTGGAGCAACACCGATTGGCACATTGCGTTGATTTGTTATGAAAAACCAAGTGATTTTTGCCATAGACATCTCGTTGCTAACTGGTTAAATAAACACGGTATTAAAGTTGAAGAATTCGGAGGTGATTTAGTTGGATATTAAATTTTATATGCCTAAACACGAAACAATCCCAACTCAATTAAGGGTTAAGGTCGATGATAAATACGATGTGTATTATGATAAATCTCCCGAGGGATTTGCGTATGACTTTCGTTTCTTTAATGACGCCAAAGAACATTATGAGGCAATATTAGACGCTATTGTTTCAAGAATGTGTAGCCAGAGTTACGACCACGGTGCTTCGTGGCGAGAAACAAAGCGAGAAATCATTAAACCCACCGAAGAATGGTGGGATGACCTTGTTGTCAGGGTGTATTTCAGAGTGAGGGATGCTGGATGACACAATATTATTATAACGATAGCAGGTTTCGTACTTATGAGACGACTACATACACCGGCACAACTACTTGGACAATATCTCCGTGTCCTCCTCGTAAAAGTAAGAAACCTAATGATGATTTTCCTGAAGAAAATGCAAAACTTGATAGTTTTTTAAAAACATTTGCAAAGGAGTAGTCGGTATGCCGTGTGATAAACAACAAGCTAAATATAATCCTGTAGCAAAAGCTTATGATATTTTGTATAAGGTTTTCTCGAATGAAAACGCAGGCTGGGATGAAGCTTCGATAGCGATAGAAGAAGCCATTGGTTTCTTGGGTGAAGCGTTAGCGGAATAGAGGTGTTGGTATGAAAGACGAAAACTTAGATTACTGTAAACATATTCGTAGTGAACTTGAAAAGTATTACAACGGCGAGGTTTACAGATGCCCAGAGTGTGATGAACTCATACATATACCTGATGTGGACGAACTCGAAGAAACCGATGAGGGTTTCGTGCTTCCCTGCGGATGCAAGATTGATGACCCTGATGATTTAGAGCAGATGTCTCTATACGATTACTTCGATGAAGTCTTTGATACTATCTACTATATAGGTAGTGATAAGGAAATTCGTGGCGTAAGATTGATGGTCGCCTGTGGGGGACCGAATGTATATATCGACACATTCCGAAAGACCGTCGAACTGTATTGGTGGACAGAACACGCAACGGTTGATTTGCATAACGACTTATGCGAGGAAATCACCGAACAATTTGCACAAATTTATGCGTGTTAGCCGGTGTAGAGATTTGAGGCTTTTTACTTTATAGATTTGAGGTGCAATATGGACGGATTTATTGGAAAATTCAAAGGTATCCCAGTGGTCGCCGCGAATGACGATGATTTTGGGTGTGTCTTGAATTGTGCTGTGCGATATTCGCTCGGTAGACAAACTTATATGCCACATACGGTAATGAGTTACATCAAACCGTTACTACCTCATCTTACCAAACGAACTCTGGTTTGTATGGAACGCGACATTCGTGAGGCTGAGAGTTTCGGCGTAGGATACGGTAGCGAAACCATTGACAAACCAGCGTGGTTAAACTTCCTACAGGAAGTACAAAATGAACTGTCACGAAGGGAGAATACATAATGCCTATTGAATATCAGAATTTAGTTTACGCAATTTTTCAGAGAGCTTTCGATGATTACAACCACTTACGAAAACTCGGTGTAACAAGGAACTGGATTAAAGATGAGGGTAAATACTCTATCAAAGAAATCCGCGATTTTCTCCGTAGTGATTGGTGTAAAGCTCTTCTCAAAGGTATCGGAGCAGATATGACCGGAGAGGAACTAATTACACAGTTAAAAATTAAAAATGGCGAGTGGGTTGCGTCGTGAGTGAAACTATCCAAAAGAATAAGGCACTGATAGAACGCTACCCGTTTCTCCTACCTCGTAATCGATGGACTGGCGAGGTCTCCAAAGATTACGATTATCATTATACAGAACTCGATGCTATGCCAGAGGGCTGGCGTATTGCGTTCGGTGAACAAATGTGTGAGGAAATCCGCGAAGAGTTAATCAGAGTGGATTATCTCGATAAATACAGAATTTCACAGATTAAAGAGAAGTACGGTTCTTTATGTTGGTACGATTTCGGAGCAACAGAAAAAATACTTAGAGAGATTATTCCTAAGTATTCCAAACTCTCAGCTCATACCTGTATTAAATGCGGCAAACCTGCAACGAAGATTTCTTTGGGTTGGATTTCTCCTTGGTGCGATGAATGTGCTGATAACATTAAACAACACGAGCATTTTGAGAGTGTGGAAACCTACTTCAAAACCTGTGAAGACTGTGCTTACTACGACACCGATGAGGATGATATACCTTGTTGTGGTTGTGTAGATAAGATTAACTTTGAACCAATGGAGGTACAAAATGATGAGTAGCAGTGTGAGTTTAATTAACGGTCATATTGACACTCACCATATTGACTTATGGGTTGAGGGTTATCAATGCACAGGTAATTCAAGTACGGCATCTTATTTAGGAACATACGAAGCTGGTAATCTGCGCGAGGCTGTTCAACAATGGGTTGCCGAAAATCCAAAAGAGCGAGAACAGTATGTAGATATCTTGCGATTAACATATTGGGGCTGTAAATTCTACGACAACGAATATGATGCAAGACGAAGCTTCGGATAGAGAGGTGGTTTAATGAGTAGGTTCTCTGGTAAATGCGATTTCTGTGACGAAATAGAAATCTTTGGGTTGGATAAAGTTTTAAAGAGCGAGGTTTATGTGGGAGATAGTGACGAACCTCTTAAACTTACTTGTTTGGCTGACTGTGTTCCATATTATCCTTATGTCGTTGTGACATCTGCTACCTCAGGAGACCGAGCAACTATTCGCCTGACATCAAAATCGTGGGTGGATATCGAGGAAGACCGATACGGTCATTTCGCATCTCACGATTATTACCGCAAAATACTACAAGAAGAAATACAAAACTGTTCTTGTTGAAAAAATAGGTGCCGATTTTCCTTTGTGTCACAACGGTTAATCGGGTACTTGATGAAATACTATAGTGATAGTATCTTTCGCGAAGGAGTGAAGCAAATGATTTATCTCGATAATGCTGCGACTACACAAATCGCACCCGAGGTTCTTGAGGCGATGATGCCTTACCTTACAGACGAGTTCGGAAATGCGGGTTCTTTGTACGCTCTCGGAAGACGAGCAGCAGAAGCAGTTGCGACTGCGAGAAAGCAAGTTGCTGATTGTATCGGCGCACAGCCCGAACAAATCATCTTTACTTCTGGAGGGACTGAGGCAAATAATCTTGTGTTCAAAGGTTTGGCTCCTTACTTAAAAGCGAACAACAAAACGCACTTAATTACTTCTAAAGTTGAACACGACTCCGTGTTGAATACGGTTCAAGAAATGAATATAAAACACGAATTTGATGTATCGTATTTAGAAGTAGCATCCGATGGTAGTGTTCCATTTGGTTTAGCAGAAACATTAAGCCAAACTATTAACGAGAACACAGGACTTGTATCTTTGATGTATGTGAATAACGAACTCGGCTCCACAACTCATATTGATAAGGTTGCTGAGATATGTCATAGGTACGGCGTGTTATTACACACCGATTGTGTTCAAGCACTCGGCACAGTTAAAATTGATGTCGAAGAACTTGGGTGTGATTTCCTGTCAATTTCATCTCATAAAATACACGGTGCCAAAGGCGTAGGTGCTTTATATGTGAGAGATAGTTCTCTGCTTAATTCGCTGATTACCGGTGGCGCTGAACAAGAATTTGGTTTGCGCGGTGGTACAGCAAATGTGGCAGGAATTGTTGGGTTCGGGAAAGCTTGTGAGTTAATCCAAAACAATCAGAAAGAAATTCACGATAAAGTTTCTTATCTCAGGACTTTATTTTACTATGTACTGTTGGGGACACTTAGCACAGAATACGGTTTAACGGACGCGATTTCTCCCAATGTTTCTCATTACGACCGTACAGGTAAGATTTTAAGTTTACGAGTAAATGGAGTCGATGCACAAACTCTTGTGTTATATCTTGACACAAAAGGGGTTTGTGTCTCTGCCGGTTCTGCGTGTAGAAGTCACGAGTCCGAACCAAGCAGAACGCTTCTTGCTATTGGCTTAAGTCCAGAAGCAGCTCGAAGTACCATACGGGTTTCTTTCTCACATTATCTAACAGACGAACAGATTTTTGATGCTGCAAAGATTATGGCATCAGCGATTAAGGTGTTAAGTGGTGAGCAAAATGAGTAAACCAAAGTATCCACGAGGTGAAACTGTTTGGACGAGTTATTATACATCTTCTGGTGAGTTGATGTTTATTTTAACCGCCAAACCCCAACGAGACGCTTACTATCTTTACGAACTTAGAGACGGTGAGTTTCAAAAGTTGGGTCGCTCAAAATCTCCTCTCGAACTTGAGGAGAAGTTTGATGTTCATACAAAACTAAAACAAAAATAATAACCACTCCTTGTAAAGAAGCGGTTTTTATGATATAATACATTATTAACGAAAGGCTTGGGTGAATAAATGTCTAAAGAGTTTAATTTTGACGAAGAGTTTACTACCGACGAAGAAGTAGAAGCAATGCTTGACACCGTTGTAACTACTGTGGGTAACGAAGCGGTCATCGAGGATAATCGCACCGCAGTTATCAATCCTTATAAAATCCAGCAGGTGTTATATACTTACAAGGTTTTGAAGTATTTAACCAAAGGAACAGATGCAAAGGTTTCTTATGAGTTACATAGCCCGTTCAAGAGTATGGGTAGCGTAACTATCACCGGCAAGAACTTAATTTTCAGAAAGACCGAATGGTTTATGAAAGCAGTTGAGCTTTCCGCAAACTTTGAGGTTTATCCCAAGACTAACGGCACCGTAGAAATGAACTTTACATTCCACGGTTTAACAAAACCTATTGATTAAGAGGAGTGATAACTATGAGTAGTTTTGTAAAATGCTTCGATGCAGTATCTATGGTTGTTGAAGAAGCAACCAACCAGTTCTCTCCGCTTTGGAAACTCGATAAAGAGAAGTATCGTATCCTTGAACAGTATTGTCAGGTAATCGACGGTTTATCCGACGAGTTCGACGGTATTTCTTACGATGTTGAGGTTGATGATATCGCAATGACAATCGCAGTAACACTGGAATGTCAGGATATCAATATCCAGCAGCAGTCTCATAAGTATTATGCGTTAGCGCAGAGAGCCATCACATTTGGTTTCTCTACTTCTGAAGACGGTAATCTCAATGTGAAGTTCGTGTTCCCGAGTGTGTGGAACAAAGTGTAAGAGGTGTTTCTGAGTGAATAATCAGAAGCGCGAGAAACTGAAGTTAGCACGAGGTTTTTTAAGTAAGGCTTCCGATATCGTTTCGAGTGTTCTCGATGACGAACAGGACTGTCTTGATAATATGCCTGATAACTTACAGTATAGTGATAGGTATGAAAGGATGGAAGCGGCAATTAGCAAACTCGAGGATGGCTTAAATAATATTGAAGCCGCCGAGGAGTGCTTAGAAGAAGCCGCGGAGTAATCTATGTTTGAATTTTTTATAGCCTTGTTTGGTGGCTTGTTCTGGGGTGGAAAATTATCTAACGAAAAATCTGCCGCTAAAAAAGCAGACCAAGACCATCAGCATAGAATGGATACCTACTTTTCTCGCAAAAACAATTTTGAGAGAAAGGTTTTAGACAGAGAGCTCGAGGCTGATTTAGAAGACCTTATTTATGATACTTCTAATTATGATAAGGTTTGGGCTGAGGTTTCTAAGGCGTTCGATGAAATGCCGTGGAAGCCAGAAGACGAGAAGTTCATTTGTATTTGTCCAGAAGCAGTGGATGCTGTGTTCGGAAAAGGTACTTACACTAAGAAACAAAAGGAACAAATCGCAGCCAACTATCGCAAAGAAGCTCTTAGAATAATGATGGCTAATCGTGGTAAACTCACTCATAATGATGTGTGTGTTGGTTTTTACTCAATCGGTCAAGGTGCACCGACCGTTAGAATGGGTGAAAAATGGAACGCCGAGTCCGCAAACTTTGTGTTATGGATAAACTCAAAGCTCAAAGAACACGGCGTCGATGAAAATGTTTACATTTGCACATCACATAATGAATACTGGGCTATCAACGAAAGAACCAAAAGTTATTCTGGTAAATATGTTTGGTTTCCAGAGATATTGCCAAGCGGGGCTACAATTCATTCATAAATATAACTCGGTAAATCAATTTTGCAATCCAACAATACTTTACCATAACACCTTACCGATGCCTCGCTGTCTGCTCCAATAAAGACATTGGTATTTCTAAGTCTTGGGTTTGCAGACACGAGGATGAGGTTTCTGTCCTCATCAACGAAATATTGCTTACAATACATAGCGCCATCAACACAGAATATACCGACATCTCCTATGGATAGTTCGCAATCTTTCTTTACATACACGGTATCTCCGTCTTTAATGTACGGATACATACTATTACCTTGAATACCAACCGCAAAATCCGCATCGGTTGGAACATTATCATCAACCAGTATCATCTCAAAGTCATCTCCGTCAAGCGGTACAGAGTAACCGGCAGCGGACGGAGTGGTATATCTCGGTATATATCTGCTGGGTTTTGTCTCGAACGAAATAATCTCTGCTTTCGGTTTAGGTTTCCTTTCCGCCTCAACACGAGATTTTTCAAGCACACATAGAGTATCTACCGCCTTTCGACCGTATTTATCTAACACTCTATAGTTTGACAGCAAGGTTATTTCTTGCTGATTTAATAAGAGATTATCCTTTTCGGGTTCGATACTTACTCCAAGCAAATAATCGGTGGTTACATTAAAGACCTTAGCCATTGATACAATGGCGAGCATTGAGGGGTTTTTAATTCCTGTTTCCCAGTTTCTAATACTTACTTCCGAGACCTTGAGATAAGTACCAAGTTCTTTCTGTGTCATAGAGTTTTTCATTCTCAGTGACTTAATTCTATCGCAGAGTTCCATAATTGCCCTCCATAAAAATTTCTCTTTGGGTGTTGACATCTGAGGAGTTTTATGTTACCATTAGACCACAACAAAAGTTTCTATTCGTATTATAACCGATACAAAAGTATTTGTCAAGCGATACGAATAAAAAAGACGACCCACCCAACCACAGATGAGTCGTCCGCCCACAGAACAACCACTCTGTGAGCTAATTGAAAGCCTGTATATCCAACCTCTAATGACACACGGATTGGATACACAACACTACAAACGGAGCCGACGGTACAACCACGAACCATCAACCCCGCTTGTAGTATATCACAAAGATTTCAAAAAATCAATGGAGGATACTACAAAAATGAAGTTTTTATCTGTCGGTGAGTTTAAAGGTTTATGTAATAAACTTTCTCCCAATGAATTTGTTATCACATCCGATAACCAAATGGATGTTTCAGAGTGTGGAATGAAGTACAGTATTGTGTTTAATTCCATAGCAATTCACACAAATCCGAGTTCTATCTTTTTGAAAAGCCAAAATGGTTCATACATAAAACTTGACCGAGTTAAGCACATTAAAAAGTGCGAAGACTCGTTGTTAGGCAAGGTATTTGATATAATTTGTGGTGGTTTTACTGACTTAGATAAGGAATTTTCATACACAATGATTGTTCGCTAAATGTAAATTTTTTGTGAACAGATTATATAATTACCTTGACAAACGCATATAGTGTGTGTTATACTGTCGTCGTAAGATAAATTACGGCGAAAGGAAATTTAATACACTTAATGCTTTGTAAAGACGAAAGAACACCTAAAATCGGTGATGTTTATTTGATGAATTTTGGTGGCTGCGGTAACGAACAGCACGGTTGGAGACCCGGATTGGTATTTCAGAACAATCTGGGAAATCGTCATAGCCCTAATATTATAGCCCTACCTCTCACCAGTTCTTTGAAGAAATGTAATCAGCCTACTCACGTGGTTTTACCCGCAGACGATACAGGTCTCGCCAGAGATAGTATGGTTTTGTGCGAAAATCCCGAGAGAATGTCTAAGGAAAGAATGGGTAATTACCTTACTTCTATTCCAGAAGAATATATGGCTAAGATTGCAGTTGCAAATCTCCTCGCTACCTCTGCGATTTCTTTCGTAGAGCCTGATTTACTTATGTCTATATGGTTGGAAGCCACCTCATTAAATGCGGCTATTGCCTGATACATAACAAGGAGGTTTTCTTATGTATAACGAGGAACTTAAAACTAAATTTACAAGAAGCTATACACAGAGTCCGAGTATGGCTAAGCTTTGTGCGACCATTTTTAATAAGGTCGGACAGTATGAGGAGAAATGGGGCGCGGATGTTTGCACCAGAACCGCAGAAGAACTGCAACCTATGATTGATAGTATTGTCGGGTTTAGGTCGCGCAGTAAATGGTCTACTTTAATTATCTTGAAAGACTATGTTAAGTGGTGTCTTGGCACCAGTGTACCTAATGCTTGTGACGGTATGCTTAAAATCAACACAGTCGGTCTGGATAATGTCAGGACGCAGATGGTTTCTATTCCAAAACATCTGCAAAAATATCTTGATGAGATTTATGACCCCGAAAGTGACCAATCTACAGATAATATTTACAGGTGTTTCTTCTGGTTGGCGTATAGCGGTATGAAAGAAGAGGAAATTTTAGAAGTTAAGTGTGATGAGGTTGATTTAACCACACTAACAATTTCGCATAATGGTAACGATTATGAAATTCATCGTGAGGCTATTCCCGCCTTTAGAAATTGCGTTGAATTAAGTAGTTTCGTATTTAACCACCCACTCTACTCCGCCAGCCACACGGTTTGGAAGCCAAGAGCTGATGGCGACACGCTTGTTAGAGGTATTCGTTCGGTTTCTTCCCTCAAAGCTATGCGAATGACTCTATCCAGAAAAGCAAAGGAAGCAATCGACGATGGTAAAACCACTCAGAGATTGAGCTATTACAGGGTTTATCTCTCTGGATTGTTTTATAGAATGTACGAACGAGAAAAGAGTGGCGAACCAGTTGATTTTTCAGACGATGCCTTAAAATTTATGGAAGGTCGCGAATATCAATTCGAGAAAGGCTGTAAAAACGAGGCTATCAAACGGCGTGAAATCGCTAAGGACTACTTAGAGGATTATCAACGCTGGAAACTTGCATTTTTCTTATAAAAATAAGAGATTGCCTGCCGGAGCAGGCTTCTCATTACATAAGTCAAGATAATTATATAATCTGTTTTAATATATTGAGGTGTAGCCAAGTGGTAAGGCACGGGACTTTGACTCCCGCATCCGCTGGTTCGAGTCCAGCCGCCTCAGCCAAGGCGAAAGCCTATTCAAATCTTGCGAAAGGAGGAAAATATGGAGAATAAGGAGCGTTTCATTTCCCTGTTAACCAGTGTAAAGCGCGACGGTATCGAAGACTTGCTTAAATGGCTTGAAGAAAGTGATTTTTATGAAGCACCTGCAAGTACAAGGTTCCACGGCAGTTACAAAGGTGGGCTTTTACAACACTCGCTCAATGTCTATGACGAATTAAAGAGACTGTTATCTGTGTACCCCGAAATTCAGGTTTCAGAGGAAAGTATTATCATCTCTGCTCTGTTACACGATTTATGTAAGGCTAATTTATATGCCATTGAGAAGAAAAATCGTAAGGTAGATGGTAAATGGGAGACTTATGACGGATATATCACTAAAGAGAAGTTCTGCTTTGGTGGTCACGGAAGTAAGTCGGTTTTCCTTGCACAGCATTTTATAAAGCTGACGCCCGATGAGGCAGTTGCGATTAACTCCCATATGAGTTCGTGGGAAGATGGTGCCGCAAGATATGTAGGCAGTGCCTTTGAGCAGTGCCCGTTTGCTTGGGCAATTCACGTGGCTGATGAAGCCGTAACATACATACAAGAAAAGGAGTAAAAGGTCGATGGCTAAGACAAAAGATGTTCTTCAGCAGAAACAAAAGGAACTTGCCGATTGCCAAAAGCAGTTCGGCGCAGCGATTTCCATTGTGACTTCTACGGTACAGAATTTGACTCACATCAACGAGGAAATTCAGACCAAGGTTCAGGAAATCGAAGAGTATCAGAGTCAGCTCAATGCAACAAAGACTGGCTTAAAAGACACACAAAAGAAGAATGAGCGTATCATTAAGAACTTTAATGCTTTGCTCGATGTGGGTGATGAATAATGGCGAACGAGATGAATATTTATCAGAAGCTCGCCAAAATCCGTAAAAACGCTGAGGTTATCCAAAAGAACAAGGCTGGTTATGGTTATAAATATGTAACCGATGACGAGCTTCTTGCAAAAATCACAGGTTTTATGGATAAGTACGGTGTGTCTTTAATTCCGAGCGTAACCTCGGGCACTATGAGTGTGGAACCTTATACATACAAGAAAACAAAGCAGTCCAAAGATAAGGACGGCAACCCCGTTTGGTACGAGGAAAATGTCAATGAAATTATGGTTCACGGCGATATGCAGTACACTTGGGTTAATAACGATAACCCCGAAGAAAGAATTGTGGTTGACTGGCATCTCGTTGGACACCAGAGCGACGGTTCTCAGAGCTTTGGTTCGGCACTCACTTATTCTATGAGATACTTCTTGCTTAAGTATTTCAGCATTGCAACACCTGATGATGACCCTGATAAGTGGCGTAGTAAGCAGAAAGCAGCAGAGGCTGCCGAAGATAAGGCTATTGCCCAGCAGTTCATTGAACAGGTTAACTCTCTTGTAACAGAGTATTTGGCAACTAATCCGAAGCAAAAGGAAACTGTAAAGGAATTCATCTGTCAGTACATTAAGTCTGGAGATTACTTCAAGATTACAGAGCCTAAGCTCGCCGCGAAGTTACTTGAGGATTTCAAAGCAAAATTCATTGATGTTAAAGGAGCGTAAGATATGGGATTTCGCACAGGAGCATACGCAACCGTTTGGGAAGTAAAACCCGTGTTTGATACTAATACCAAGTGTCGTATTTCTATCAGCCGTAAGAAGAAAGACTCTTCTGAATACGAGGAAGACTTCTCTGGTTATGTAGCGTTTGTCGGTACTGCCGCCGCTAAAAAGGCAGCCTGCCTCAAAGAAGGCGCTCGTATTAAGCTTGGTGATGTAGATGCTACAACCAAGTATGACAAGGAAAAGAAAACTACATATTACAACTTCAAGTGTTTCTCCTTTGAAGATGCTAATGCAAGTAATTCTTCTTCCGATACAGCTACCGACGCCACACAGCCTGTCGTAGATGACGGCGAGGTTGACGACAGATTACCGTTCTAAAGGCGGTAGTCTGTTATGGGAGAAATTAGTTATAAGCCACTTATAGAAGATATGGTGTGGAGTTTCTCTCGTCTTGACTCATACGGTGATTGTCCGTATCGTTGGTTTTTGAGATATATCAAACGCTATAAAGAGACGGATAAATTCTACGCCAGTTATGGTTCATTTATACACCGTATACTTGAGCGTTACTACAAAGGTGAACTCACAAAAGACGGTATGTTGTCAGAATTTTTACTTAAGTTTTCTGACGAAGTTAAAGGCATCCGTCCGAAAGAAACTACTGTTCAAAAATATATAGAGCAAGGTTCTGAATATCTACGAAACTTCCAACCCCTACCCTTTAAGATGATTTCTGTTGAGAATAAGGTTGAGTTTGAAATAGACGGAATTCCGTTTATCGGGTTTATAGATTTTCTTGGAGAGGAAGACGGTGAATATATCATTGTCGATAATAAATCCAGAGACTTAAAACCTCGTAGCAAACGAGCCAAGCCTACGGTTAAAGACCGAGAGCTTGATGAAATGCTCAAGCAGTTATACATCTATTCCGCTGCGGTTTATCAAAAATATGGTAAATATCCAAAAGAATTATGTTTCAACTGTTTCAGAACAGGAACTCTAATTAGAGAACCGTTTAATATAGAAGCCTATAACAGTGCAATACAATGGGCTAAAGACAGGATTGAGGAAATTTCAAATGATGCGGATTTCTTGCCTAATCAAGATTTCTTTGCCTGTCGATACATATGTGGAGTCAGTGATGACTGTATATACGATATTGAAGCTTACGAAGAAAGGGTGTGGAATAGATGATGAGAGCTGACGATATCACAAGCCTTGACAGTGAGTCTGGTATTATTGCTTCGTTAATTCACCACCCAGAATGGACTTTCTACTCTGAACGCTTATTACCTAATCATTTCACAAAGAAAGATAACAGGTGCGTTTATGTGGCAATTTGTGAGATTGCCAAGAAAGAGATTACTACGGTTGACCCGTATAACATCATAGAGGTTCTGAATTCTTCGGAAGCGACACGCAGATACGCAGAAGAGTTATCCGTTGATAAACTCCAAGAACTTATGGATATGAGCGATACGCTTGTGAGACATTCCGTTGAGGAATATAAGGTCTTGGTAAATAATGTGATGGATGCTGCGTTTAGGCGTGATACTTTCAAGAGATTACAAGACTGTCAGGCATTATGTTATAACCGTTCCGAAGCCAATATTGAACAAAAGATTTACAACACGATTGATGATGTAATGACAGAGTTCGCGACAACCGAGGATATCCCACAGTATAAAGATGTAATCGATAAATGTTGGGCGGAAATCCAGTCGAGGCAAGGAAATGGATACGCTGGTATTCCATTTAAGTTTCCAACCTTAAATGAATTTGCCACAATCGAGCCGGGCGAACTTTTCATCTTCGCCGCCGAAGCAAAACAAGGTAAGTCGATGATGTTACTTAACTGTGCGATTGACTTACTTAAGCGAGACCTCTCGGTTTTGTATTTGGATAGTGAGTTAAATACAAGATTATTCACTGCTCGTGTTCTTTCTCATATATCTGGTGTTGAGTACAAGCGATTAACCGCAGGTACTTACACAGAGGAAGAAGCAAGGCGTATCGCAGAAGCTCGTGAATGGATGAAGACAAGAAAATTCACTCACATTTATATCCCAATGTTCGACCAACAGAGTATTTACACTGCTGTTAAGAAAGTTAAGCATACACAGGGTTTAGATGTGTTAATCGTGGACTATTTCAAGGGTTCTTCAGACGGCGACGCTTTTGATAGTTACCAAGAACTTGGTCGATTTGTAGATTTGGTTAAAAACCAGATTTGTGGTGATATGGGTATTTGCGGAATAGGTGCTGCACAGGCTACCATTAACGGTAAAGTTGCAGACTCCGCGAAAATCGGTAGAAACGCAAGTACAATCGCTCTTATTTCTGATAAAACACCAGAGGAAATCGAAGCCGACGGTGCTGAGTGTGGAAATAAGAAACTGAGGGTTATTTTGAACCGAAACGGTGCACAAATGGCTCAAGGAGAATACATAGACCTTAGTTTTAACGGAAACCTGATTTCTTATGAGGAAGCCAAGCAACATATTCCTCAATCTCCGTTTTAACATATCAAGATAATAATATAATCTGAAAGGAGTTGACGGCGTGGAGCTCGAAGATTTAATCCAGTCTATTGATATAGTCGAATATATCTCTCAATTCGTTGATTTGGAAGAGAAAAATAACGAGTGGTGGGGCTTGAGTTGTTTCAAAGAGGAAAACACGCCGTCTTTCTCCGTTCGAGAAGACCCACCGGTATTCTACGACTATAGTTCTGGCATCGGTGGTAATGTTTTTACCTTTGTAAAACACTATAACAACTGTTCAGCGCGAGAAGCCATTGATATTTTAAAGAAATTCGCTGGTTTTGATGGTGAAATGCAGGCTCCAAGACAGAAAATGTCGGCAACGATGACTTGTAAGAAGTTTGCGACACCCAAACGACGCCAAAAACAGTCCACCACGACTGTTTTAAGCGAGGATTATATGGAACGATATGAAAATCGCCCAGATAAACTTGCTGTTTGGGAACAAGAAGGTATTTCCAAAGCATCTTTGGAGAGATTTCGGGTTTACTACGACGGTTTTTCAGACAGATTGGTTTATCCAATACGAAATATCGACGGTGAAATCGTAAATATAGGTGGCAGAACGCTCGACCCTAAATGGAAAGAGAAAAAACTGCGAAAATACACCTATTTTCACCCTTGGGGTAGTATGAATATAGTTTATGGACTCTTTGAAAATATGCAGTATATTCTTGACAAGAAAGAAGTGATACTGTTTGAGGGTTGTAAATCAGTTTTATTAGCAGATAGTTGGGGTATCAAAAACACGGGTGCCTTGCTTACAAGTCATTTATCGCCAAATCAATTAAAAATTCTTGCAAAACTTGGTTGTAGAGTGGTTTTTGCTCTCGATAAAGATGTGAGGATTAGAGATGACCATAATATCAAAATTCTCAAGAATTACATAGATGTTGATTATCTATGGGATAAAGCAGATTTACTTGATGACAAAGATGCTCCTGTAGATAAGGGATTGGAGGTTTTTAAGCAATTATATGCCGAACGATTACGATACAAATAATATCACATTAGATGATTTAAAACACGCCACTTTGATTTTGGAGTGTGATGACAAATTTGTTTTATTACCGATGAGAAATATTCGGCAAATTACTCGTTCAGTTGATTATGCTGAATATACCTCAAATTACAATATCGAATGTGATGGATGGGGTGAAAATATCAAGGTTCTTCAGAAAGGCATTGATATACCTCGGGATGCTCACACGGATTTTGAAAGCTCGGAAGAGCTCGAAGATTTCTTATCACAGTTTCAAAGGAGTGAATTAAATGCCTGATAGAGACAGAAATACGGTAACGCAGCGCGTGACACTTGGAGACGGTCAAATCAATCTTAATGGCACAGTGCTTGATGTGAATGGTATCACTTTTACACAAGATGGTGTTGAAGTAGCTCGCTTTGATGGCGAACCATTCGTGAGACTTGACAACGACGCGGAAATCACAGCCACCGCGACCATAGATGACTTTGGTGAAGCTGAGGCGGCAATGCGTCACCTTATGGATAACACCAGAGCAGCGACAACTGCCACAACTTATAACCCGTATTTCACACACGAGGATTTACAAAGGTTAATCGACCAAGTTACAGCAACACCCCATACCTACGCTGTTCCGGCACAAGATATACAGTTAGGTGTTGATTTAGCTCGTCATAGAGACGGTCTCGATGCTCGGGCATATATGTTTGATAACGATTGGGTTACATACAACCCATATATCTATTCAATAGTCACGGAAGACGAAGAGCCAGAGCTGGATGAGAAAAATGATAAGTTAGATGGCTTCTTGGGAGAGTTTATCAAGGAGGCGGTGTAAATAGGTAGTTATGTCTTATATCACTGCCATTCCGACTACAGTTTGTTGGATAGTTGCACAAAGTATCAAGATTATGTAGAACTGTCAGTTCAAAATGGGGCTAAAGCCCTTTCAATCTCTGAACACGGAAAGCCACTGAATTGGACTGAGAAATGGGACGCTTGTAAGAAAGCAGGTCTCAGATATATTCACTCTGTAGAGATTTATCTCACAGAAAGTCTTGATGAAAAAGTCCGTGATAACTACCACACTGTATTGATGGCAAGGAATTTAGATGGTATTCGAGAATTAAATGCTTTAGTAAGTAAATCGTGTGATGAAGAGCATTTCTATTACACAAACAGAATTTCGTTTGATGAATTCTTGAATATGTCTAACAACATTATTTCAACAAGTGCTTGTCTTGCTTCTCCGTTAAATAAATTGCCAGACTCCCACCCGAGATATATGGAGTTGGCTCAAAAATATGACTTCCTTGAAGTTCAAGCACATAACCACCCCGAACAAATTGAGTTCAATAAGCGACTTTTGGCTTTATCCAAGAAGATTGGAACGCCTTTGATTGCGGGTACTGATACTCACAGTTCGACACCATATAAAGCCGAGTGTAGAGCCGTTTTATTATCGGCAAAACACAAGTCTTATGGTGACGAAGACGCTTTTGACCTTACATACAAAACATACGACGAGTTAGTCGAAATGTTTAGAGTTCAGGGGGCTTTAAGTGAAGAAGATTATATGTCGGCAATCGACAATACAAATCTTCTTTACGATATGACAGAAGAAATCGAGCTTGATACCTCGATTAAGTATCCTATCTTGTACGGTTCTCGAGAAGCTGACTCGCAGAAGTTTACAGAAACTGTTGAGAGAAAGTTCAAAGAGAAGCTCGAACAAGGTATTATCCCTGAGTACCAGAGGGACGCCTTCCGTAAGGCTATTGACGAAGAAATGAGAGTTTATAAGAAGTTGGAAATGGACGGATTTATGCTCTCAATGTCCGAACTCATTAGTTGGTGTAAAGAACAAGGAATGGCAATCGGTACAGCCAGAGGTTCTGTTGGTGGTTCAAGAATTGCGTACATAGCAGATATTATTGACCTCAACCCAGAGACTTGGCACACGGTGTTCTCTCGTTTCTGTAACGAAGATAGACAGGAAATCGGCGATATTGATATTGACTGTGTTGACTCCGACAGACCTGCAATTTTCAAACACATCACAGGACGATTTGGAAAAGAGAAAACCGCACGAGTTGCTTCGTTTGGAACAATCCAAGACAAAGGCGTAGCCGACGAAGTTGGTAGACACTTATCGTTACAGTGGGCAAAGGCACACCCTAACGAGAAGAACAATCCTTGGTCTATCGAAGCAATCAAAAAGATTAAAAAGGAATTCGCGGCAGACCCCGAGAAGACAAAGGCTAAATATCCTGAAATCTTCTACTACTACGACGGTTTGCTTGACACTAAAATCTCACAGTCTGTTCACCCAGCAGGTATGGTTATCGCACCTATCACTTTAGCCGATAACTTCGGTACTTTTGATAAAGACGATGATGTCTGCTTGATGTTGGATATGGAGAATGTGCACGACTTTACCGGTCTTGCAAAGTACGACTTCCTTGTTTTAAAAACTGTGCAAGTAATTAGGGACGCTTGTAGATACCTCAATAAACCTTATCCAAAAACCCACGAAATTGATTGGTTTGATACAGAGGTTTGGTCAAGTATGATAAGCAACCCTATGGGCGTGTTCCAATTTGAAGGAGCCTTTGCTTTTGACAGTTTAAAGAAGTTCAATCCACAAAGTATTTTCGATATGTCAATCGTTACTGCGTGTATTCGACCTTCGGGTGCTTCATACAGAGATGTATTGTTAGCACGACAAATACATAAGAACCCGTCTGAAATTATCGACGAGTTACTTAAAGATAATCTCGGTTATCTGATTTACCAAGAAGATACGATTAAGTTCTTGCAGGAAATCTGCGGTCTGTCCGGTAGTGAAGCTGATAATATCCGACGAGCAATCGGTCGTAAGCAAAAAGACAGACTTGATAAGGCAATGCCTGATATTTTGAACGGTTACTGTAACAAATCTCCGAAAACACGAGCCGAGGCTGAAGAAGAAGCCAAAGAGTTCTTGCAGATTATCGAAGATAGTGCATCATACCAGTTTGGATACAACCACAGTATTGCCTACTGCTTACTTGGATATTTATGTGCGTATCTACGCCATTATCATCCGTTACAATTCATCACATCTTTTTTAAACAACGCGGCGAACGATGAAGATATCCGTAATGGCACGGCTTATGCGAACCGCATTGGTGTAAAGATTACGATGCCTAAATGGGGATTATCCAAGAGCGAATATTTCTTCGATACTGAACGAAACATCATCGCTAAAGGACTTACTTCTATCAAATACATTAGCGCAGGATGTGCCGAAGAGTTATACGAACTATCTCACAAGAAGAAATATACGAGATTTATGGATGTACTTTTGGATATAGAAAAACACACTTCTTTAGACTCTCGACAACTTGATATTCTTATCAAAATAGATTTCTTCTCTGAGTTCGGTAATCAACGCGAACTGTTTAGAATAGCAGAGTTATTCGACAAGATGTTTAAGAGTGGCGAGGCTAAGAAAATCAGTAAGGAAAAAGTTGACGGTACACCACTTGAACCAATCATCAAGAAATACTCCGTTGGTGTCACTAAATCTGGTGGCGAAGCTAAGAGTTACACGCTTCTTGATATTGAGTCAATCTTGCGCGAGGTGGAAGATGCGGTTAAAGCCGCCAATCTCCCCGACCTTAGCCTAATTCTCAAGGTTAAAAACTTTGAAGATGCAATGGGTTATATCGGTTATGTGTCTGGTAATGAGGAAGACCGAAGAAAACTGTATGTGTCCGACATTTATGAGTTACATAGGAAAAAGGACGGCAAACAGTTTGGATATTCAATTATCACCAAGTCAATCGGTAGCGGAAAGGATGCTCGTTTTACGGTCTTTAACCCAGTATTTAATAAAGAACCTATCCAAAAGGGTGACATTATCTACTGTAAGGCATTTGAACGAGACGGACAATACTTCCGTATGACTGCTTATGACAAGGTTTATTAAGAACAGAGGTGAGAAATTTTGCACAAACATAAAATTGAACTCATCACTACGGCTGATATTCGAGAGTTCGTGAAAATAGCCGAAAGTGCCGAGGGCGAAGTCAAACTTATTGACGGTAATGGCTTCTGTGTAAACGGTAAAAGTTTACTCGGTGCAATGGCGGCTGTTGAATGGAATTCTCTGTACTGTGTAACAGAGAATGATATTTACTCTCAAATTCAAAAATACTGCGTTGAGTGAGGTGTAGTTGATGGATTTGCTTAACGAACAGTCTTTTGCCCAAATGCTTACTCATTGTTATGAGAATGAAGAATATCAGGGCGTTGTAATGCTCGATAACGAGGGTCAAAAAGCTGATTTCATAGAGGAACTATTGCGTAATCATAACGAGAGTCCAATTACGGGAGTCAGAAGAATTATATCCCGACCACCTCATAATTATATTGAATTTGAGAATGATAGCGAAATCGAAATTATAACCCCACGAGACCTACATAGAATGAGAGGTCATCGGTTTAACGAGGCTTTGCTTGATGCGGATGTTCTTGATTTCGACGCAATCGACGCTCTTGGGCGACTTGTTACCACATATAACGAGGCTATCGCTCAAGAAAGAATACGCAGGCGGAGACGCAGAACATTTGCCGATATGGTTATGGGCAGAGGTTATACTGACGAGTCCACTAATGGATTTGATACATACGCTATGGGCAAATGGGGCGCTCCCGAAAATCCCGATACAGAGATTAAAGTAGACAAGAAGAGCAAAGAGGTCGTTGATGACTTTCTGGACTCGTTTAAGATACATAACTCACTTGAATTCGGTTCATAAAAACGAATATAAAACCAGCATTTCATAAACACAAATAAAGGTGGTGAGTTTGAGTTGAAGAATTACATCTGCAACAGGTGTGGTAAGGAATTCGATATTTGGGATAACCAACACCGTTTCCATATCCATAGAGAAATGGGATACGGAACCAAGTTCGACGGTGATGAATTAGAACTTGATTTGTGTTGTTCCTGTATGGAAGAAATTATCGACAGTTGTACTATATCTCCAATCAAAGAAAAGAATACATAATTTTTAACTAACGAAACAATTAACCAAAGGAGGTGCTTTGAAGAATGAATTTACATCATAAGAGAGCATTTACTGCAATTATCGCTCTCATCATTCTATGCACTATTCAAATCACCTGTGTCGCACTTACTCTTACTGCAAGTGGCACAAGTGAGGAAAGTAGTTCCGAAGCCAAAGCGTCGGTTATGAAAGTTGAACCGGCAACCACTGAAACTACTGATGAAACCAAAACTAACGAGTCTTCCAAAGTGGAGACTTCTGTCGAGGAGAAGACAGTAGCGCCTGAGACGGTGCCCGCTAAAACAGAGAAGCCTGCCGAGGTCAAGAAAGCTGAAAACAAAGATGTAACTACCGAGCCTGTTACAACAGAAACCACGGAACTCTCAAAGTCATCCTACACCGAGGACGATTTGTTTTACTTAGCAGCCGCTGTATGCCGAGAGGCAGGCGGTTCTTCAGAAGAGATACAGTTACTTGTCGCAAATGTAGTAATTAACCGAGTTAACTCATCTCGTTACCCTAATACTATATACGGTGTTTTAACACAGCGTATGCAGTATGGCACTATGTGGAAATATGGTATTTCATTTCCTAAATGGGCAGACCAAAAGGTCAAAGACCAATGCTATAGTGTGGCTCGACGAATATTAGAGGGCGAACGTGTTTGTCCTGCTAATGTAGTTTTCCAAGCGGAATTCAAGCAAGGTTCTGGTGTCTATAAAGAATTTGATGGCTTTTATTTCTGCTATTGCTAATTAGATAAACGGATGTATAGTCAACACGGTGTAATTAAGATACTCAATGATTACGGTATCCTTTATCTTGATAATGTTGAGTTTTATTTCGATATAGAAGACCTGCCTCTTATCAAAAGTAGGAGTTGGTATAGGGACAAAGACGGTTATCTTGTCAGTTGTTACTATTATGCAGGTCGGCGTAGGTTCGTTAGGTTTCATCGGATTGTGATGAACGCACAAGAAGATGAGATAGTTGACCATATCAATCACAAACGAGCCGATAATCGCAAACGCAATCTTAGGGTGTGTAAGCGTGCAGAAAACGACCGTAATCGTGGTCTGTACGCTACGAACACCTCTGGTATATCAGGTGTTCACTTCGATAGAAAGCGAAACAAATGGATTGCGAGTATTACATACAACCACCGAAGAATTTTCATCGGTAGGTTTTCACATAAAGACGAAGCCGTAAGAGCACGACTCTTAAAAGAGGCTGAGTTATTTAAAGATTTTGCTCCACAGAGAGCACTATTGGAGGGATTAAATGGATAGAGTTCCTATCAAAGATTATGAGAATTATTATATCGATAGGTGTGGTAATGTATATAACTCATACGGTCTAAGACTTAAACAATATCTATCCAACAATGGATATTTGCGAGTTTCTCTATGTAAACACCAAAAACATAAGAAGTTTTTAGTACATAGACTGGTTGCTCAACACTTTATCGATAATCCCGATAATTTACCGCAGGTCAACCACAAAGATTATAACAAACAGAATAACAATGTGGAAAATCTTGAGTGGTGTACCTGTTTAGAAAATCTAAATTACAGCAATGTAATTGATAAAGCATCTATAGCCAAACACGAAGAAGTAATATGTATTGATACCAATGAGGTGTTTGAAAACATTAAATCTGCGTGTGAGAAATACGGCTTACATCATTCAAATATAGTTGCTTGTTGCAATGGCAGACGAGCAACTTGCGGAGGATATAAATGGAAGTACAAAACGTCAAAGTTTACGGCATAGAAGATAGTTTCCGTGCAAGTAAATTCCCTATGTTATCTAATATTGATAACGCAACTACCGACTATACTGAGCGAATTAAGTCATTAGGTACTTGTAAACACGGTACTGGACACGATAATTTTTTGAACGGTATTATTACGCAGTTTGATTTGACGCTTAGTAATAAATGCTGGGTAGAAATGCAGAGGTATCATTTCATTGATTTTGTCAGTAGTCAGTCCACTATGCATAGGATAACAAGTTTTGATTTAAACACATCATATAACGAATTTGTAGACCAACGAATTGTGGATATTATGGCTGAGAAAGTCAGCCAATATAACGAACTCAAGAAACAATTAGCCGAAGATGACTCATTATCTGACGAGCTGGAAAGACGATATCTTGAAATCTTATACTCTAATCCCGCAGGATTTCAGTTAACTGCGCGAATGACAACTAATTACAGGCAGTTAAAGACGATTTATCTGCAAAGAAAACATCACCGATTGCCTGAATGGAAAGAGTTTTGTAAATTCATTGAAACCCTCCCATACAGTGAGTTAATCACAGGGAGCGTTAATAATGGAAAGCAGGATAAATAACCCACAGAGAATGAAGCAACTCATAGATTTCCAAGGACTTGCAGTTGATGAATACATTTATCCTACGGATATAGACGGACTGATTGAGTATAAAGACTCTGAATACATAATCTTTGAGGTCAAATATGGTGATGCAGAAGTGCCTTTCGGACAGAAACTTGCGCTACAGCGAATGGTAGATGACTTTACAAAGACCGGTAAACAGGCGGTTGTGCTTGTTTGCGAACATACAGTACGAAACCCAGAAAAGCCCGTTGTGGCTGCTTGGTGCAAAGTACGAGAAATCTATTACGGCGGCGAAAAACAATGGCGGAAACCAATTAAGGAAATCACCGTTAGAGAAGCGGTTGATGACTTCCAAAAGTATTCCAGACTTGCCATTGAAAAGTCGCACATTTCGGAGGAATGAAATGAAAATTCTTGCTATTTCAGGTCACGCACAGAATGGCAAAGACACAGTAGCTGGTTTGCTCAGAGACGCTCTGAAAGCCGACGGCAATCGTGTTCTCGTAGCACATTATGCTGACTTGCTTAAATATATGTGCCGTACTTTCTTTGATTGGGACGGCAACAAGGACGAAAAAGGCAGACATATCTTACAGTATGTCGGAACAGATGTTATTCGTAAACAGGCACCTGATTTCTGGGTTGACTTTATTGCATCTGTGTTGACCTATTTTAACGAAAACTGGGACTGGGTACTTATTCCTGACTCAAGATTTCCGAACGAAATCGATAAGTTGGTATCCAACGGTTTTGATGTGACCCACATTAGAGTTGTTCGTCCTAATTTCAAGAGTCCTCTCACAGAGGAACAACAGAAGCATCCGTCTGAAACTGCACTCGATAATGTAGAGCCGAACTTCTACATCTATAACGAGGGCTCTATGGAAGACTTGGAAGCAAAAATCAAAGTATGGATTAAGGAGAATTTATATGGGAACTAAGCGCGGGTATTATGACATCGAAGTTGCATTTGAAGATGCAATGGTTGAAAACGGTATGATTGATGGTCTGTTTTATCTCCGAGATTTAAAGCAACGCAAGTTGTTTCTTAACGAGGATGTGTCGTCTTTCTCCGTAGCTGAAATTGTTAAGCACATTATGCAGTTCAATGCAGAGGATAGACTTATTCCCGTTGCAGAACGCACTCCCATTCTCCTATATGTAACCTCTAACGGTGGAGAAGTTGACTCTGGGTTTGAGCTTATCGATGTCATTCAAAGCAGTAAGACTCCCGTATATACAATCAATCTTGGATATCAATATAGTATGGGCTTCTTAATCGGACTTGCAGGTCATAAGAGATTTGCAATGCCTACTGCGAAGTATTTAATGCACGACGGCTCTAACTTCGTATTCAACTCTGGTGCTAAAGCACAAGACCAAATGAGGTTCCAGCAAAGAGTCGAGGGTCGTATTAAGCAATATGTACTCTCCAGAAGTAATGTGACAAGCGAAGAGTATGATAGCAACCTCCGTGTTGAGTGGTACTTATTCGCGGACGAAGCCAAAGAAAAGGGCTTCGTGGACTGTATTATCGGTATTGATTGCGAACTTGACGAGATTATTTAAGGGGTGTTTGAATGGCTGCTAAAAAGAGACCCACAGTAGAGACATTCGATAATCCGCCTAAAAATTTCGATGACGGTATGTTCTATAGTATCCAATTAGATGAGGAACAGATTGCGTTTGCCAATGCTATTTGGAACCCAGATTACGATATTATCTTCGCTAACGCAAAGGCGGGTACAGGTAAAACCACAATCGCAACAGGTGTGGCAAATCTACTCATTCTATATGGAATGTATAAGAACTTGATTTACATTATGTCGCCATACGGTGAGCGTAAACAAGGTTGGCTCCCCGGAACGATTACAGAAAAGAGTTCCGTATATTTCGAGGCGTTTTACCAAGCCCTTGTAAATTGTAATGTGAACCCACATACCGCAATCAATGACGAAAGTTTAGTCAACCAAAAGAATGGAACTGGATACATCACCTGTATCACAGACACATTCTTACGAGGCACTAACCTTGATGATGCCGTAATCATTATTGATGAAGCACAGAACTACACGGTGTCTCAGTTAAAGAAGACTCTTACGAGAGTCGGTAAAAAGGCAAAGGTTATTGTAATCGGTCACGAGCTCCAGTGTGATTTGGAACGCCCTGCCGAAAGCGGTTTTATGAAATACATAGAACACTTCAAAGACAAGGACAGAGCGACCGTTTGCAACCTCACTACTAATCACCGTAGTTGGATTAGTCAGTGTGCCGATGAAGTAAAGGAGTGAGCAATGCTTTGAAACACCTAACAGTTCTTGTTGATATGGATGATACTTTAGAAAATCTTTGTGAGGCTTGGGTATCATTTCTCAACGAGCAATATGGTTTAACTGTTACCACGAATGATATTACGGATTGGGATATAACCAAGGCATTTCCCACCTTAACAAAAGAACAGGTATTTGCACCTCTCGATGATGCAAATATGTGGGAGAGAGTAAAACCTCTCCCTAAAGCCTGCGAAACAATCCGTAAACTTAGAGAGGAAGGTCATACGGTTTATGTCGTAACCGCATCAAACCCTAAGTCAGTACCTATCAAACTTGAAAAGGTATTGTTTAAATACTTCCCGTTCTTTACATATCACGATGTAATTATTACTTCTCGTAAACAACTCATTCGTGGCGATGTTTTAGTTGATGATGCGCCTCATAATTTAGACGGCGGTGCATATAAGCGTATCTTAATGAGCGCACCTCACAATCGTTATTTTAACGAAAAGGATATACAGGCAGTCAGAGCGTTTAACTGGGATGCCGTATATGTACTTATTAAATTACTCGCACACGGAAAGGAGTGGCGATATGAGTAAAACAATACTTTTGTATTCAAATGGGTGTGTCTCTTGTAAAAATCTCAAACTTATGCTTCAAAAAGCAGGGATTGAGTACACAGAGAATAACAATACCGAAGAAATGTTAGCACTCGGCATTTCACAAATCCCTGTTCTGAGCGTTGACGGAGAACTAATGTCTTATGAAGACGCTAAGAAATGGGTTCAATCAAATAATAAAGGAGAAAGCAGATGAAAAGTAGCAAGAATATCATCGAGTCGTATTTAAAGAAAGACGACTGGAGAGTTAACGAAAACTCTAATGCACCATTCAGCTTCGGTGCAATGAATAAATACATTACCGCAGAGGTAAGTAAGGATTATTGGCTGAGAGAGGTTTATCCAGAGCATATTGCTCAGGCTTATGTTGACGGTTATGTTCATCTGCACGACCTTGGCGGTTTAACATTATACTGCACAGGTTACTCCTTGAAAGAAATCATTATGAAAGGCGTGCGTGGAGTTCCTAATATCCCTACATCTGCTCCCGCAAAGCACTTCGACTCTATCTTAAATCAGTGTGCTAATCTCGTAACTGTATACCAGAATGAGATTATGGGCGCGGTTGCTTTTAACGGCTTCGACACCTTACTTGCTCCGTTTGTCAAGCAGGATAAGTTAGGTTACACCGAAGTTAAGCAGTCAATGCAGAACTTTATTTTCAGCGTTAACAGTAACAGTCGTGCCGGTGCGGAACCTGCGTTCTTTAACCTCACATTTGATTTAACACCTCCCGAGGATATGCTTGACGACTACTGTATTATCGGTGGCGACCTCGTGAGCTTTACATACCGCGATTGCCAACAGGAAATCGACTTAATTAACAGAGTCTTCTTTGAGATTATGCTTGAGGGCGATGCCGAAGGCAAACTCTTCGCTTATCCTATTCCCACATATAACATTCACTCTCGCTTTGATTGGGATAACCCCAACAACAAGCTTCTCTGGGAGATGGCTGGTAAGTATGGTACTCCGTACTTCGCCAACTTCATCAATAGTGAGTTGGATATCAGCGATGTTCGTTCTATGTGTTGCAGACTCAGACTTGATTTGAGCGAACTTCGTCATAGAAACGGCGGTTTATTCGGCGCTGGTGACTCTACTGGTTCAATCGGCGTCGTAACACTTAACCTCCCGCGTCTCGGCTATGAGGCACAGGGTTCAAAGGAGACATTCTATGCGTTATTGGATAAATACCTTAACATTGCTAAGGAGAGTCTCGAGATTAAACGTGCGTGGCTCCAAGAAAACATCATATCTACACGACTTATTCCTGCTTATATGGAGTATGTCGGAACGATAGATAATCATTTCAGCACCATCGGTATCGTTGGTATGAATGAAATGTGCGAGAACTTTATGGGTGTAAATATCCTCAATGATGATGCTCATAAGTTCTGCATCGAAGTCGGAGACCATATCCGCGAGAAGCTCTTAGAGTTCCAAGCAGAAACTGGACACCTCTACAATTATGAGGCAACTCCTGCGGAGTCCACTTGTTACAGGCTTGCTCTGTTAGACAAGAAGAAATATCCCGAAATCATCACACAGGGCTCTGGTAAAGATGTATATTACACAAACAGTTGCCATATCCCAGTAAGTCTTATCGAGGACATTAACTCCACATTCAAGCATCAGGACGATTTACAGAGTCAGTTCACCGGCGGTACAGTAATCCACTGTTACCTCAAGGGAGCAATCTCTGGCGAACACGCCAAACAAATTGTTAAGTCGATGTTTGAAACATACAAGGTTCCTTATATGAGTTTATCCCCGATTTCAAGATATTGTGAGGAACACGGATATATCGCTGAGGTTGTTGATAAGTGCCCAATCTGTAAAAAGAGATTAAAGTTATTCCAAAGAATTACTGGCTATCTCCGCTGTGTTGACAACTTCAACAAAGGTAAAAAGGCTGAGTTTAAGGATAGGAAACAGTTATGATAGTTAAGGCAGTAAAAACCGAGTGGTTTCAGGACTATAAAACACCCTCGTTATACATTGCCTTTCCGAACTGTTCTTTCAAATGCGAAAAAGAGTGTGGCAAGAAGATGTGCCAAAACAGTCATCTTGCCTCGCTCCCCGAGAAAGACATCGGAATTGATGTAATTATGAGGAAGTACCTGAGTAACCCAGTTACACAGGCTATTGTCTGTGGCGGTCTTGAACCGTTTGATGATTTTCACGAAGTGATTTCGTTTGTATCTGCCGTAAGAAGTTGGTACGACTGTAATGATACAATCGTTATCTATACTGGATATAATCCAGAGGAAATCGAAACCGAAATTAACCTACTAAAACAGTACGAAAACATCATCGTAAAGTTTGGCAGATACATACCTAATCACACTCCTCATTATGACGAGGTTCTTGGCGTCAAACTTGCGAGTGATAATCAGTTCGCTGTTAAGATTTCATAAGGAGAAATAATAATGATTAGTGCTTGGCATTTACTTTGGATTATTCCGTTATCTAATCTTATCTCTATGTTTGCTGTTGGTATATGTGGCTTCGGCTCAAAATCTGAAAGTATGAGCGAGGCTTATAGCATCGGCTTTAGAGACGGTAGAGCCTATAAGGAGACCGAAGATGGCGATAAGACTTAATCCAGACACAGAGACAGTAAATGAAATCCGTAAGAGATTAAAAGATAATAACGGATACTGTCCGTGTAATCTTATTAAAAATCCAGACACAAAATGTATGTGTAAGGATTTCCGCGAACAAGAAAGTGGAATGTGTCATTGTGGGCTTTATATAAAGGAACCCGATTAAAATGGACATCAATATATACATATTCGGCTTATTTCTTATCTTAATGTCGATGATGTTTTTCTATAATAACAATAATATGAGACCGAGGTTTTAAATGAGACGATTATTTATTATGCGTAAAGACCTGAATATGTCGGCGGGGAAACTCGCCGCACAGGTCGGACATTGTGCGGAAGCATATTGGACTATGCTTTTGCGAAAAGGAATTGATACTAAAGACGATTTTTACTATGTTGTAAAAACATTTATAGAAAACGAAATCTATGATGAGTATATCAATGGGTCTTTCGTAAAAACAATATGTGAGGCTCGTAACAAAAACCATCTCCTTAAAGCAAAAACTATAGCTGAAGATATGGGATTGATAAACACATTGGATTTTGGTTTGATATATGATGCTTGTTACACAGAGCTTAATCCCGAAGAAGAGGATGGAACCACACTGACTGGTATCTGGTTCAAACCCTTACCGGACGAAAAAGCTCATAAAATCAGTAAGAAGTATCAATTATATAAAGGTTAATACTATCAACGCCAAAAGGAGTGATAGAATGATAAGGTTAGAAAATCACTACGGTGCAGATGTATGGACGGACACAGAAACTGACCCAATTAGAAAGCAACATTGTTTATGTTGGAAATGTGAGAAACTCACCTGTGTTAAAGAAACCAACTGCCCGATTGCACAAAAGTTATTTGAAATAGCGCAAAATGATAGTTGTGCTATGATGATGACAAGGTGTAAACACTTCGTTCTTAAGGAGTGATATTATCAATACCTTAAAGATTGAAGCCCTACTTGCTCAAAAATATGGGTATCGTCCCTTACCAGACGACTTATCTGGTAAATATCGTAATTTCTTCATCGAGAACATTCCTGACTTTCTCAATATAGACGGTGATACACAAACTTTATACACCTCACAACACACACCAGTTTGCAACGGATACGATAGAATTGTTGTTGGTGATTACGGTGCATTTATAGAGTTTTCAGAGGATGCTATTGCGTCAGATTTTGTTATTGAAAATGGTCAAGAATATAGAGTTAACGATAAGAAATATTCAAAATCGGTTAAATATGTATGGCTAACAACAAAAGACGGAAGCCATATTAAGATTTATCTTCAAAAACGCAAGGTAACTTATGCTGATTATAGACCGCATAAGTATTATATCAGTGTTCACGAAGTTACTTTAGCAAAAGAACGAAAGGATACATAATGGTAATTAACATTAAGAAAACAGATAGTAATGCTACTATCCCCACGCGCGGTTCTGACCGTGCCGCAGGTTTCGATTTATATTCCAATGAAACATCGGTTCGTATTCCCGTTGGCGAAACCAGACTGATTGGTACTGGTGTATGTATGGAAATTCCCGATGGTTATGCAGGTTTGGTTTACGCACGAAGCGGTCTTGCCTCTAAGCGCGGTTTACGACCTGCGAATTGTGTAGGTGTTATCGACCCCGATTATCGCGGTGAAATTAAGGTAGCCCTACATAATGACTCTCAAGAGTGTCAGACAATCCACATTGGAGACCGTCTTGCACAGATTGTTATTACTCCGTTCTTAGCCGTTGACTTCAACGAAGTCGATGAGCTTAACGAAACCGACCGTGGCGAAGGTGGTTTCGGAAGTACAGGTGTGAACAAAGAACCCACGCCTGAGTACGAACAACTCTCTTTATTTGACGCTTCTATATAACAAATAAGGATTGAGTATGCAGAATAAAGAACTCACTTCTGCTCACTCAAATAAGATTTATGCTGCGCTTAAACTAATTGAAAACCTCTATAAACAAGGACTCATTGACCAACACATTTTTATAAATATTCTCAATGATTATAAGAGATGCGTCGATATATCTGATTTCAGATGTCGCACTCAATGATATATACATACCCAAATAGAATAGGAGGATATGAATGTATCAAGGTCTAATTGAGAGTCCAGAAATGCGTAGGGTTGTAATTTACGCAAGAGTTTCTACAGAGCACGAAGCTCAACTTTCCGCTTTGGAAAACCAGAAAGATTGGTACAAACCAATCCTTGCTCAACATCCAGAGTGGGAAGTTATAAGAATGTATGTTGATGAGGGTATAACTGGAACATCCGCAAAGAAGAGACCTCAATTTATGCAAATGATTGAAGACGCTGATTACGGCGAATTTGATTTGATTTTAACAAGAGAGGTCTCTCGTTTTGCCAGAAATACGGTTGATACCCTACAATATACACGAGAGCTTAAATCTAAAGGCGTAGAGGTTTACTTTATCAACGATAATATCCGTACATTTGATGGTGATGGTGAATTAAGATTGACCATTATGGCTACCTTAGCACAAGACGAGAGCCGTAAGACTTCCGTTCGCGTTAAGAGTGGTCAACAAACATCAATGGATAACGGTGTTTACTACGGTAACGGTAATATACTTGGGTATGACCGTGTAGAACAAATCGTCAACGGCAAGAAGCAAGTTGATTTTGTTATCAACCCCGACCAAGCACAAACCGTAAGAATGATATTTGACTGGTATCTTAGCGGTATTGGTATCCGTGCTATTAAATTTCGCTTGGAACAGGAAGGAAGACTTACTGCGACCGGCAAATCAAATTGGCACGAAAGCAATATTTCAAAGATATTACAGAACTCATTTTACGGTGGTATTATTACTTATCATAAAGAGTTTGTCTCTGATTATCTCGAACAAAAACGAATTCGTAACTTTGGTGATATGGAATATACAAAGGTGCGTGGCAGACACGAACCAATTATTACCGAGGAAGAGTTTGATAAGGTTCAAGAGATGATTGCTAAACGACGCAGAGAACTGCCTACCGATGTATCAGGCAGAAGAAAACCTCTCGGAGAAAAGAGAGGCTGTGATGTTTGGACAGAACTACTTATTTGCGAATGTGGTCATAAATTTAATCGTAAAATATGGCATAGAACCGATAATGAAACTCAGTATGGTTATCAATGCTATAGTTCAATAAGAAGTGGCTCTATAACAACCAGAATGAACAAGGGGTTATCTACTGAGGGTGTGTGTAGAACTCCAATGATAGCGGGTTGGAAATTACAGATGATGGTTAAGCACATCTTTAAAGAGTATTTACAGAACACGGTTGAAATTCTCGCCATTGCACAATCAATGTTGGAAAAGCATATTGATGATAAACAAGACACCAAAAACAATGCTCGGTTGATTAAACAAAAAGAAGCCGAGATTGAAAAATTAAATAAGCGTTTAAATAATCTTATTGAGATGAGAGCAGACGGCGAAATTACTCGCGAGACCTTTCAGACCAAGAAAGAGGAAATCGAGACGCAGATTGGAAAACTCCAAAAAGAACTTATAGATTTGAAACCTCGAGAGAGGAAATCCACAGATGTTTCCCACGACGAGAAAATCAAAATCCTAAAGTTCTATTTGGAACAATCGGTAAATCCAGATGCCGTTGAGAACATATCGGAAGATGTCATAAAGGCTTTCGTTACAAAAGTCGTTGTGAGAGAAGACGGTTTTGACTGGTATCTCAGATTTAGTCCCGATAATTCGCCAACCTCGTTAGGTATAAATGGTCGTAAAAAGAGTAATGCCACAATCTCCTCACTTCGTTTGCCGCAACACAGGCTGCTATTAACGAAAGTAGGAAAAAGTAATTTCGTCAAAGCACAAGAGTTCTCAATAGATTTAAGTCAAGCCAAGACTTATCTCTACGCATACTCTACAAGGCACAGAATTTATAATTGGTTAGACCTGAATATTTCGGTATTCATTTAATCACACAGTTAAGGGCTATGAGACTTCGGTCTTGTAGCCCTTTCTTTTTACCCTAATGATAATGTTAATAATTATGAACAAAAACCGACCTTTTGTCTATAATTATAAACATTATTCAAAGTGTCATTTTTGCACTTTGGAACCCTTGTAAATGTGCAAGAATTGCACTTTAAAACATTAGAAAATGTGCAAATAATAACACCCCGTAGAACGCGTTTTAAGGCTGTTTTTAGGGGTTTTCTGATTAGCCTACAACTTACCTGCCTAAACCCGAAACTCGCGTCAGAAACGAACTGTGTGGGCGTGGCGTAGGTTTAAAAGGTCGTCGCGCAAAAAAATGGAGACCAACCAATAAAGGTCAATCTCCATCTTAATTTTTATTCTTCACCAATATCAATAACCTTAAGCAACTTCATTGCAGGCACGACATCCGTGTGCATATATCCGTTGCCGCCTGCGGCTTCGTATTCCGAATAAAGTTCCCAGAATGTTTCTGACTCTACTCGTGTCCAAGAACCAGAGGGGTTCGTGTTCGGATTGGTGTAGTAGCGATGACTTTGCAACAAAGTGTCTCTCATCTTATTACGCTCTCTGCGAGTTTCTGTTTCTTCCATACGATGTACGGTTTCGCTCACAGTATTGAGTTGTGTAACGGTATCTTTGTGTAAATCTTTCAGTTCTTGAATTTGGCTTTCAAGTTTGTGCTGAATATCAATACTCTGTTGACGATACTGAGGATACTTATGTACGGCATCAAGTGCTTCTTTAATGTCGGCATCGCGTTGTTTTTCAATTTCAGCTTTTTCTAACGCTTCCTTTGCCTTGCTATCAAAGTGCTTCTTCACTTGCTTATAAATGCCCCATAAGAACACGATTGCAAGAATAAGCTCAACTACTTGTAATACGGTGATATCACCGAAAATATTTAAAAATTCGTCAAGTCCTTTCAATCATATCACCTCCAATCAATAATAGGGTGCCACCGCTAAGTAGCACCCTTGCAACTTCTAATTATGCCTCTGCGGGAGCGTCGGCAGTTTCAGTAGTTGTAGTCTTGTTGAAGGCATCATTGAATTCGGCTACGGCAGCCTCAATAAGCATCCTGAGTTCGATATCAGTAACAGCGATATTTTCAGACTGTAACATCTCGGATGCGGCTTTTAGCGCTTCCTGTAACTTCTCTTCGCCGTGTAAATCCTTATAGATTTGCTCGACAGCCTTCACGCAAGTTTTTGCGATATCCTGCTTTGTTTTGTTATCAAGCCACTTGGTGATAACCTTCTTCAAGTAAGCACCGAGATATGTAGCGACAAAAGTAATAATTGCCATCATAATCTCAACGCCATAAGCAGAAATAAAATCAGTAATTAACTTCATAAACCTACCTCCTTATTTTGTTCCTTTGCGGAAAATTTCAATCAAAGACTCAAGTAATTTCTTAATCACCTCAATAATGATGTTCACAATCTTACTTGTGTCTTGTGTCTTTTCTGGTGTGTCAACAATATCTGTGGGCGGTGTAACGACAGGTTCCTTATCGGGTGTTTCCTGAGGTAACTCTGTCGGAAAATATTTTTCAATATCCGCATCTGTCACAGCCATACCTACAATCTGATTGTAAATCGCACGGATTTTCTGACCGTAAGTATTATTAGCAGCCATAGCCTTGGCGGGAGTATCGTATGTTTTTGTGTCATAGCCCGGGCAAGCCCATCTGCCTGCTAACTGTTGCCAGTAAGGTGCAATACCTCTGGTAACATATTTAAAACGCGGGTCAACTATCGTTTCATTTAAAGCGTCCTTAGAGCCATAAGCAAATAAATGTTGTAACTGTGCTGTTACACCATCTTCGATAGTATTAAACTTACCACCCTCAACACCGTTACTTGTAACGCCGAGACCACAGTAATTATGCTGTTCTGGTGTAACCGCAGAACCCGCATATTTAAACCAGCCTGTCTCAAGAATAGACTGCGAAATAGCCATCACAGGGTCGATATTGTATTTGGGAGCGAGCTTCCAAAATGCTTTTGCAATTTCAACATCAAAACCACTATTGTTAGAAACAATCTTTTTGATTGCCTTTACACAGTCAGTCTCTGTGCGAGAAATACTTTTATCTACGATTAAGTTTTTCTCTGGGAAGTCTAAATCATATACTGCTACAACCTTTACTTCCTCCTTGGGTTTCTCAACTTCAGGAGTGGGTTGTGTCGGCTGAGTAGGCTGAGTGGGTTTGGTTTCAGGTTTGGTTTCGACAGGTGCCGTGTATTCATATACAACCTTGTAGTTCCAGTCAAAAACCTTATATCCAGCTCCAGCCTTGTTACACGCATCTTTGGCGTTGTCGAGAACGCTATATGCGCCAACTTGGGATTTTGCGTCATCCTTGGACTTACGCACTCGATACAGCTTTTGAGTTGTATCTGTGGTCGGAGTTGCGGGCTTCGGAACTACATTCTCCGCAGGGTTAATCCAACCACCTGCGCTTGCTCCTGTCTTATCGGTGGAAATGTTATACATACCGTTATATCCGTTCGGATATTTGGAATAGATATAATATGTTCCAGCCTCATAAGTACCCTTACTGTTCTTTTTGCTTTGTGCGTCAGAAGCAGTAGCGTATTTGTTAATCTTAGTTACAACGGAATAGGTCTTCCCTGTGGTAGAAACAGGAGTAGATGTAGCAGACTTATCTGCCGCGAGTAATGCAGCAACATCCTTTCGTGCTGTAGCCATAGATTTGCCGTGCTTCGGGAACCAATGGTTAACATCGCTATGATTGCTACCCATTCCAAGTTTGTAACTGTCTTGGTGACAAAGAATTGTTGGAACCTTGACACCATTTACATTAACAGTACCGTTAGGGTCAATATTAAACATTTTGCAGAGGTACGCTGTGATTTCGCACGCCTCTTTATATACTGCATTGAAGTATGTTTTATCGGTTAAACCGTCCTCGCAAATCTCAAACTGTATCCAGCCAGAGTTGCAGGAACCCTTAGAACCACTACCACAACCCCACGGGCGATAATCCCAAGGCATAGTCTGGATTGTGGTGACAGTACCGTCGGCAAGTTTACCAATCCAACAGTTCAAGCCAGCCTGACGCTCAATATGGTTCCAGTCGTTCTTATAAGCGTTCTTACCAATCTGAGCGAGCGTAACAGTATCTCTTTTATCTGGCGTATCACTTGGTTGCACATAGCGTTTGAGTGTAGGATTATTCGCACCGGTGCTATGCCACAACACGCCCTTAACTGTCATTTTGTTTGTACCCTTATAACAGGTGCTGTTAGTTTGCATACAAACTAAAGGTTTGTTGGATGCCGTATACTTCATATATACCTCCTTAAATACAAAAAGCCCTTTATGTCGCGTGACATAAAAGACCAGTTTTATATACAAAAAGGAGCCTATATTTCAAGACTCCAATTTGTATGCCTTATTTAGTTTAGAGACCATTTATAATGTGGCTTATCTTCTTTGAAAAGCCAGTAGCGTAAATAGTCGTCAAGAATAATAGCTATGCCAACCAAAAATAGCCAAGCAACAGCAAACGGTAGGCATATCTGTCCAAATAGATTGAATGGTGCATCTGAGTAATCCCAAACACCGAGACCGAGCCATAGGTTAAGTATGCACCCAAATATGAATTCAAGCACCAATACAATAGCGGTGCCTATAAAGGTCTGTATAATAAATGGAGTATCCCACGAAAGATATTCGTTAATTGCCCCGATAGCAAGGAAACACAGACCGCCGAGAATAAACATAGTCCAATGTGTAGGTGTGCTACCTCTCAACGCTCTCCATAGAACTTCGATGAGTAAATACACCGTTCCACCAACGCTAAATAATATAGCGGGCTTCAGAACCTTTTTCACATTACTCACCACCATTCGCAGCGAGCATTGTCTTAAGTACCTCGGATTGATGTTCCTCGGGAATAGCCATACCGTACTGAACGGCGGCTACAGATTTCTTTCGTTTCAAACTGTTAATATACATTTTTAAGGTATTGAAATAAGAAACCTGATATGTTTTAAATTGAGTTGCTGTTGTAATAATGGTGTTGATATCCTCTGCGGAATAAAACCTACATAACTCATCATCGGCGTGATAAGGGATGTGTGTTTCGCCATTAGCAACCATAGAAGACAAAGTAATAAGATTGAGTTGGTCTTGTGTAGTTAAAGAGAAGTGGTACTGATTACCGTCGCTCAAAATTACATCAAAACCATTTGTAATGATTTGATTACATACATAACTCATTTCGTTAATCTTTGCTTCTTTAAGATAATCGAGAGTTACTTCTTCGATGGGGTCAATTACGGGAGCTTCTTCGACAGGCTCATTTTGTTCCTGTTCAATTTCAATCTCTTCTCCCTTTTCAACAGCGGCAAGTAATATGTCGTATTCGTCTTTCTCAATTCTGACTAACTCAACCGTTTCATAGGAGACTGTATCGGTGGTAACAGGAACCATCCAATCTGCACGATAGAATAAATCACCGCATTGAACATACTGAGCACGCTCTTCATCACAAGCTAAGATAATACTATGCCTGTGTTGGAATTCACGGAAATTATGCTGAGTAGCAATTCCAACGAAATTCGTGCCACTTATCAGTTTGTAATAATTCACCGTTCTTACCTCCCTTGATATGTTCGTATTTCTTGGTTAATTTATAACCATCAAATAAATCATTGTAGAGTTTTAACATATTCCTTTTCGCGTGATATGACATCGCAACTTTTGTATGAGCGAGCCACGACTGCATCGAATTATAAACATCGTCCAGAGTCATACAGCCGTCATCAACTAAATGTCTGAATTTCTTGAGCTTGCGTCTCATACGCACAATTCCAGCTTTAGTGAGAGTGCTGACGATTTTGCCGGTGGGAGTAATTCTATAACGAACTTTCATAAACACAAAACCACGAGTAGATTTAACAACTCTTGTTTTCTTATCATTAAATGTCAGTCCAAGTTCGTCTGCGATTTTCTTCATTTCGGCATACAGTTGATGTAAGGTTTCTTTATTATCCGAGATAACCATACCGTCATCCATATATCTGATATAATGTTTAAACTTTCTATGGTCTTTAACATAATGGTCTAATTTGTTAGGAACAACCAAAGCCATTATCTGCGAGATTTGACTACCGAGACAAATACCGTGAGACTGATTATTATTGAGTCTCTCCAGAAGTTTATCTCTTTCTTCTCCTGTATAGGTTCTGTTAATGACAGACTTTTCATAGGATTTGATGATAGCCATAGTTAAACCCTTAATGTATCTATCGGTAAAGTTTTGATTAAGTACATCGAGGCAAGTTTGGTGTGGGATGCTATCAAAGAAGCTCTTAAAATCAAAAGTTAAAATATAGAATTCAGAGCCATATTCCTTTACAGCTTTTCGCAAATGACCGACTAATCTCTTTCGTGCAAAATCTACGCCTTTATCTTTCATACTTGCGCCATTATCATAAATCAATGAGTTTTGTAGCACAGGCACAAGAGCATTATCGCATAGAACACGCTGAGTCATACGGTCTCTGATTGTAATAGGTACAATCTCTCTACGCTTACCTCTTTCATACAGTACAATACGATTAACGCTCGATAATTCTGGCAGAACACCGTTCTTCAAACTCTTTACTGTTCTGTCGATTTCTACAATAGCGTTATGCGTATATTTTTGAACGCTACCTTTCCAACTAACACCCTTTCGACACTTTCCAAGAGCCTCAACAAAGTGTTGCATCGTGATAACGCTGTCGAAGTTATCATTATATTTAAACTTTTCAGAGCGTATCTCTGCTTTACGCTTTTTATCGCGCACTATTCGAGCTCTTGCTCTTTGGTATTTTGTCATAACTTCAACTCCTTTTGGTATTTGATGTTACCCCGCACGGCTGATTTATTAACTGTTGGTTATAGCCGCAAATAGACTTGTGACATCTCAAAAATAAACAGTCATATTATTAAGACGCGCCTACAAACTAAGGCGTTATACTATCTCGCAAGTATAAACGGGATGCTTTCATAGCATACACCTCTTAAACAGAGGTGTGTTTTATTTACTGCGATTTATCACAGAGGGTTATATTCTCCTTCTCATATATTAAAATCAACATTCCTATTTAATATGATTTCATCTCTTTCGCCCTCATTGCGTGGTTACTCAATATATGAAAATCAGGGGCAAACGCCATTCGAGTTGTTGGCGTTGTTGTTGTTGACGTTACCATTGTTGTTAACATTCCAGAAGTTAGTGGTGTTACCAATATTAGGCGAACGCAACCCCACAAGCGAACAAGCGAACGGGCAGCCGACCCCAACAGGGTGATAGAATATAACCAATATTAAGAGTCGTTATTTTAAGTTTTCAAAACGACGCTTATCTGATTTTTGTAAACCAGTTAATAATGTTATCTCTTTAACCAACATATCCGACCATTCACGCATAATGCGTTCACTGTACTGCATCAGGTTAAAATACGCTAACATTCTTCGGTTCATCTGTTTAAGACAGGATATAGCTTTTGATATGTACTTACTGCGTATGATATATTCATCTTTAGTAGTTGGAATTTTCTGATTTGCTTTCATTACATTATTAAAAGCGTCATCAATCAGACTTATCAATAACGCACCCTCGGTGTCGTCATAACATACCGATGCGTTCAGCACCTTGCTATATGTGTATCTGTGTAGGTTTGACATATTTCTCAGGAACTCTACCGTATGAATTTTGTCCCAATCTAAAATCATAATTTCTACACTCCTGTCAGTATTGTAAATTAAGTTTAATAAGGAGATTTCTTTATCGATAAACTCGACCCAATGTGCCATAGTTTTGGTTTTGTAATGTTCAATATTCCACAATACCATTAGGTGTTTATCTAACGATTGTAATAGGTCAACCGACTTTTCAGACAATCCTTGAACATACTTGACTTTCTCACACTTATCACGGAAGTAGCACTCATTGATTTCCATTATATTTCGGTACACCCTATTCATAATAATATCAATATCGGTGCTCAACCACCGTCTCTTCCTTTTAGGTAAGTGAGCAGTCTTTTCTCTGCTAAACCTATATAGTTGCATAAAAGTATTCTCGAACTCTGTGTCAGAAATACGCCGCTGACTCCTAATTACAGACATAATGAAAACCTCCTTTGGTTCTACTCGTCGGGCAAGCCGCCGAGATATTTTTATATATGCCCGCCCGACGCTTACGCGCCGAGCAGGACTTTATGGGTGTATATAGCATCAGATAGAGAAGCAGGGGCAAACGCCACCCGAGTAGTAGGCGTCGCCGTTGGTGACGCCACCATAGCCGTAAACACCCCAGAAGCCAGTGGTGATACCAACATAAGGCGAACGCAACCACCAATATTGTGCCTGTATCCATCCGCCGCCGATTGCTGCGGTTGCATTAGGCGTAATATTGTATTTATCCAGAACCTCTTGTGGCTCATAGATATATCCTCTGCTACTATCGTCAGAGTCAAGCCAGATATCACCAGCCTTAATTACATTTGTGCTAACTGTAGACGGGTCAGATGTAGCCGAGAAGAATTTTACATCATCAGGGATAATCAAACCTTTAAACTTAAGTCTATATCTATCTGATGTATACCAAGTGATATAATCACCCTCACTTGCATACGGCTCACTCGAGTTATTATTCATCTCAGTTGTCGAGGCTAAATAAACATTGTCTTCCGATACAATGAGTTCACTTGATTTATTGCCAGCAGAAGCGTTGATTTTCACCTTTTTCAACATAGACTTCCATACAGTTGGCAGCGCATCGTATATTCTTGTATTCAAGAAAGTACGCATCAACGAAGCATCCCAGCCACCGACATTGGTATTGGTTGAATTCATCCAATAAGTTCTACCTGCAAGTAAGTGATTACAAATAAACGAAGCATTGGATTTTTGGCTCGTACCACCAGCTAATCTGTATCTCTCAGACCCACAGAATTCCATTCTCAACGGCTCGTGATACCAAGTTGCTAATTGCTTACAGTTGGTATCTCCAATGTCGTCATACCAAATTTTACACCAGTGAATAATACCTGTACCATAGTCATCATAGCCACCATCACTGAAACGAATACCGCCGAACGAGATGGCTTCGTCCGTATTTGTACTACGACTTCTGGTAATTTCAGCTCGAATTGTTGCTGCGCTAAATTGTGTTTTTGCGTCTGTACCGTTAGAGGCATACACATATAATTTATTTTCGCCTTTACGATGTCTAATGACTACAATGTCACGCTGTAATCCACTACCAAACTCTTGTTTGACATCGCCCCACTGTATATTCGGATTAGAATTATATCGTAATCTAAATCCCTCGGAGCCATCTTCTTGGAATGTAGAAACAAGCGTATTATTAACATCTGTACCAGTAAATTGATAATCAATCGCCAATGTAAAGCTTCTTTCATTTTCACCAAAAAGTTTAACTTCTGTCGTAGTCGCAGTAGTACCGTCAAGCACGAGATTTTCTGCAAGCACCTCACTTGGTACATTTGCAAAATTAAAGTCGTGACCAAGTGTAATGTCGGTGTAGTCTTTTAATGCAAAATAGTTTGCTGTTTTACCAGACGCTACCACAGCATTGATTTCGGCTACAGACATCTCCTCGAGGTGTTTACCACCTTCTACGGTAGGTAATGCGGGTAAGCTTGCTCTTTCCCAGATAGCATATACATCTGTGTCGCCACGGATATAGCCTGTGCTCTTATCCCAACCGGCAAACACATTGTAAATAGCGAATTCTTCCTCGGTTGTATTTGTAGGAGTTGCGCCAGTATAAACAACCTCGCTACCGTAAGTAGCCTGTGTAGAGCCGAGAGATAAGCCAGCTCTCGAATACCAAGTTACCGTGTAAGTACGAACAGTCTTGGTGTATTTAGCCTTAACGGTACGCTTCGCAAGAACAGCACTTGTAATTTCATCCCAGCCACTACCTGCGACATATTCGCCGTCTGTAGTCGTGCCGAACTCGTAAGTATATTGCTCGTCGCTTGCCTTGGTAGGCTTAGCAATCCAGCCTTCTTTATACGGGTCGGGCGGTGTGGCGTTCTGGTCAACATAAACTTCATATAAAACTGTGTTTTCATCATCATCGTTCACATAGGTGATAAGATGCTGAGGAATTAAGTTTGCGGGGTCATAAGTAACTTCCAAGTCAGACCAAGCAGCCGCATAATTTGCGAGTTCCTGATTTCTGATAGCGCCACTTACATATACCTTACCGCTAAGCGAAGTGTTGTTCATAGCAAGGATTTCGTTGAGAAGTGTACTGTCGGGAAGTGTCCAATCGATACCTGTGAGTCGGAGTGTTTGTAAGGTATCTTTTGCATCAACAACGATAGCGTACTCATCTACGATAGAGTTTTCCTCTGTCAAAGACTCAAGGTTATCATAAGATACTTGTAAGTCTGTTAAGTAGTTAAGGTTACGCATCGACAAAGTGTTAATGGTATCAGGTAAGTGAGCAGTCACAATCTTACCGTTCGGTGCAAAGATAACACCAGTAATTGCGGTGCCCTCGGCATAGAATGTTTCGAGGTTGCCACAACTTGTAAGGTTGACAGAGCCGATTAAGTTCGGGCAGTTCTTGACATTCAGTTCCTGAAGCAATGCGTTATTACCGATATTAAGTTCAGTTAAGAAACTGTTAGCATAACCCTCGGTGTCATTACCGATAATTAACTTCTGAAGCTTAGAAGCCTTAGTGAAGTCGTTATCGTGAATATAACAACCAGAAAGGTCATTAAGTTCCTGAATTTTAGACGAGCAGTAGATGAGGATTGCAGTATCATCCATCTTACCACTTAAGGGGTTCTTGATTTCATACTCAACACCCGCTTTTGCACGAATTTGCATCGGGGTAGCAGAGTTACCATAGAGAACCGAAAGGTACATATCTGCATAAGGAACAATCTTAAGGTCATAATTCGGGGTTACAACCGCTTCGGTAGGCGTATTACATCTGAACATAATCTGGTCAGCCTTAACAGAAGCAGCGACATATTTGGTGCCCATATAGGCTTCTTGGTCGCGTTCCCATTGTCTACGGTGGTATCTCTTACGACCATTCATCATAGTCTCTAAGAAACGCTTTGTACCACCTTGATATGTACGATAATATTTACGCTCAATATCGAGCTTCCAAAGTTCTTCGCAGAACATTTCTTGCCAAGTATCGAACTGAGAAATTAAACCGCTTGCGCTCCAAGCACCAGCACTTTCTCTATTCAGATACATAGCTTGTAATTGAGGATACATAAGGTCACGAATACGACAGAAGAAAATACTTTCAGCAGCGTTATAGATGTAGCCAGAGTTCGGGTCTCCGTCTGTTCTGTAGTCAGTATCTTCCTTACCATAGGTCATTGTCATCTCACCGGAGTTGTTAATACCTATTGCCGTGTCGTTATCATAATCCCAGAAGTCAAATCGGTATCCATTACGGATAGCGGCTGCTTCATTATCGATGGTGTACCACTCAGCCTTATCGCCTAAAGCCTCGGCTTCTGCTTCACTGATATAAACCTTAGCATAATGCCAGAAAGTGTTTTTAGCACGGTTATCGACCATCGTGTATCGCTCGGTGAATAAATACATATATAAGGATGCTTCTTCGATTGTCCAGTCTTTCAGCTCGTTAACGAACTCTTCGTCTGTCGAAGTAATAATCCATTTATAAAAGTCATTCCATACCTGAATGTTAGCAGCTTGTTCCTCATCGGTGATATCGGCGTGCTCATATCTGAACTCAAATGTTTCATCCCAGTTACCATAGAGTGAGTCATAAGCAGTGTTGCCTGCAACCCATTGAGACTCAGAAATAGGATAAACCTGATTACCACTTGCGTCTGTTAAACCAGACGGGAAAATGGAGTTAGGTTTAGTATTATCGGAAATCTCAACTACGAACTCATTGTGGTCGTCAGGGTCGTATGCACGAGTAGAGTCAGTATCTTTAGAGTCACCAATATTACCAAGGGCATAGAAGTGCCAGTCGGTATCGTTGAACTCTCTGTGTGTAGAGAGGTCGCTGTTGTTCTCGCGAACAAACACCACGCAGTTCACAAATTCCATAGTTGTCTTTGCGTTCGGGTCACGCTTTTGAGCAACAGTTGTATAAGGTAAGAACTCGTGGAAACGCTTTTGGAGTAAAGCGTTATTTGCGTTTTCAGACGAAGCGATATTTACCTTAATATTAAACAAAGCGTTAGGAACAGAGGTACGGGTTAAAGCAACCTTACCTGTGCCATCAGAATACTTTGTACCATCGCCCATAGTTAATTCGGTAATATAATCGGGGTCGTATGTAGTATTCTTGTTTGTATATTCTCCGTCAAAACACATATAAATGTTAAGGTTTCTACCGGCGTATCCATATTCATTAGAAGTTGTACCCTGACCAGAATGGGCAGCGTTAATCGCTTTCCAGTTGTCAAGTGCAGTATCACCGTTCTTGTGGATACATTCGATAGTTGTATTTTTGATGATTTCCTTTTTATCCTGAGTAAAGTAAGGACAATCAATCTTAATAATCTTTAAGTCAGGACACGCAGATGCAACGAACTCAGGAGTAATCGCGTTATTTTCGTTGTAAATATCGTTACGCTCATATCTTGCTATCATAGTATCGGAGTCACGAGAGTCAGCGATAAAGTTAGAAAGAATGTCCGCGTCACTTAAAGCAGAGGTATAAGCCTTCATACGATAGATGTGGATATCACAGTCGTCAGAGCCGATTGTAATAGGCACAGGCGCAAACTGATAAAGTCTGTGTGCCGCATCGTAAATAAGAGGTCTGAAACCAACACCGTCTTCATAACTCATAATAACTGCTGTTGCAGTTGCATCTTCGGTATCAAGAGTGTTGATATTGAATTCCATTTCAACGATGTCGTCTTCGCTGTAAGGAATATATAAGGGGTCGCTACCCGTTGCACTTGTCTTCAAATAAGCCGCGTGAGCGTTCATTTCTAAACCAACGACCGTGGCGTCGGATTGACAAGACAAGAATGTTGCATCGGCATCACGAACGTTAGTGGCTTTGAAAATAACTTTAAATTCAGAGCCATACAAACTTGCATCTCTTTCAAACAAGTTATAGTTAATAACAGCGCGAGTACCTGCCTTAACACAGAAATACTGGTTGCCATCATCATCTAACTGATAACCACCGTTAATCCAGTCGAAGTCGTCAGATACAGTCATAGTCACGCCTGTATTAGCATCAGTCCATAATCTGTTTTCGCTGGTGTTGGATAAACCAGTGGGGTTAAAGTCAAACGCAAGATTTGCAGTTACGGGAGAAACATCAATACCAAGCTCGGCAATATCCATAACAATCGGTACAGAAACATCACGGCAAGAGATAACAAGGTTATGGTCGCCAATAACATCGGTCTTATAAGACCAAGTATTAGATGTAGATGTTAATGTTTCGGTCGCTACAACAGAGCCGTCTGCGGTATGAGTAACCGTAGGTGTGCCTGTGTTCGGGTCAAACACATAGTAAACGATGTTCGTGGTGTTATACTGCTTAGAGGGAACCTTACCGTAATGGTCATATCTGTAGATACAGCCAATAACGGGGACATCAGACTCATCATCAAACCAAACAATATCCTTGAAGATATGGTCGGTTTCAATATCGATGTTGTTTACGGTTGCAGTAATGTAACACTCGAGTAAGTGAGCGCCGTGCTCTTGTGCCGGTAACGAATACGACTGTAAAGTACCAGAGGCAGAAGTAACAACGGGTTCAAGCTCTTCACCGTCTAAAATAAAATGAACCGTCTTAGAGACGGAACCGTAAGGAGTATATGTAAAGTTGACCGAGTTACCTGCGGGGTATGTAATTCTATCACTGAAAGCAGACTCAAGTCGAACATCGACAACCTGCACAGTCCAAGACTTAACATTCACGCTACCGCCGTCATCAACAACAGTAAGGGTGAACTTCTGAGTACCGATGGAAACATATTCGGTCATATCAAAGGTGTTTTCGCCCTGAACGAGAGCGCCAGTCATAATAGTGGAACTACCAAGTTTCCAAGTGTAGTTACCGTCAATTAACTCGCCGTCAGAGTCGGTAGAAGAATAGTTGATTTTGATTTCAACTTTATCTGTTGGTGTTGCGATAATAGGAGACGCTGTGATACGGTCAACAACAAGGTTAGTAGTTGTGGTTGTACCACCACCGCCACCGCCCGCGATTACGAACTGGCTCTTAACCTCTTCTTTGCCGTCCTTACACTCCCATAAGGTAAATACATTGTCTGCCTCGTCGCCAGTAAGCAATGTTGCTCTACCGTATGTTGCATAATATGTATATCCCTCAACATCCAGATTTCTCATTTCTTGCTGTAACTGTGTAACAGTGCCGCTTAAAGACTGAATGTTGGTTGCGTTACCTGCGATATTCTGAGCGTTCTTATCAATGCTTTCTTGGAAAGCAGCAATCATCTCATTGATTTGGTCTTTTGTGTAGCTATCGCCACCAATTACGCGAAATTCTCCGTTAATAAATCTGTAATGTGTGTAAGCACCACTATCCTGATTAACGATATAATAATCGGTAAATTCACTACCTTTTTCAATATCTGGTAAAGCCGAGCCCACATACGCGAGAGAACCCGCAATAATCTCCCAATAACCCTCGATGTATTTATAATATAAATAACCAGAGTTTGTTTTAAGGATATAGTCAACATCTGGCTCTCCGACTTCAGGTAATGACTCTACAACAAGTGTAGAAGAACCACCGAATACATCCCAAGTTTTATTACCAACCTCATCTGTAATATACCAATACTTATCATATCCGGTACCAGAGTCTTTGGGAATAAGATAGAATGTCTGCGAAGCACCAGCCGCGGGGAGCTCGTCAACAATTTCAATAGTAAATGCGTTATATTCTGCAAGTAATGCCTGCATATAACTTCTTGATAACGCAACAGAACCTCTCAAGGCATCGCCAAGCTTCTGATACTTTAATGTATCTGTTAAAACATAAGCATCTGCAATTTCATTCTTAACTTCATCAAGATTATACTGAACCATATCAGCACGACCTTGTGCATACGAATAAACATCAACCTTAAGGTTTTGAGTGTCATATACATTAGGCTGCATAGCAGTTTCAGCCTTGCTTAAAGTAGACTCAAAATCCGCATCAACTTTACTACGAGAAATACTACCGTCTTGGATAGTTAAATTAGCAAGCTGACCGCTGGCAAGATAGTCTGCCATTTCTTCAATAACTGCGTTTTCAATCAACTCAGCGATAACCTCGTTATTTGCTAACTCGGTGACTTGAAGCTGTAAGTCGTCTACTTGCGCTTGGTCAGCCTTCAGCGCGATAGCATTTGCGTTGGCAGTTTCGGCTGCCTTTGCTCTGGAAATCTCGCTAATTAAGTCAGCTTGCGCCGCTTTTCTATTGATTTGAATTTGTAAATCCTTTTGTGCGGCTTCAATATCGGCAACGCTTTGGTCATTCCAAGAAGTAACTGCGTTAATTTTGGTAACAAGCTGATTGTAGAGAGACTCCGAAATTTCTGTGCTACTTGCGTCAGAAATTAAAATATTTTCGTCAACACGCAAAGTAAGATAGTTGGTTGTACCTATGGTTGTTTCGTGACTACCATAGAGCATCAACGTACAAGTACCAACACCGATTTCAGGCGGTAAGAAAACACAATTATCTTCATCAAGATACTGGTTATACGCCGTACCGTTCTGCCTAAACTGCGCGAATGTCATTAAGCCGTCCCATTCATCAGTTAAGTTAAATTGAAACTTAACAAACTGTTGAGAACCCGCCACGATGCCATCCATTGTTGAAGACATATACATCTTTTGGTTGACGACATTTATGAGTATGCTCATTTGCAATCCTCCAATCTTTATTCATTTCGGTAATACAATGTATTACGCTGTTCGTTTCCAAGCATAAACACCACTAATACCAGTGGAGACGCTTGACCAACTGCCGATATTGTTTATCGCAGTAGGTAATGTACTTCCGCTGTGCATATAGACTGCTCCAACGGGGTACATAATATTAAGAATATTCACATTATTTAGCATAATGGGAACATTGAAATTAAAATCATTTTCGCCCCAATCACAAATTGGAATACCGCGTGATACCGGGACTGTTTTAGTGACCGTGCTTAAGACATAACCATCGGCGCCATCTTTGACCCTCACCTGAAAATCATAATCAAGATGATAGTCAAAATCCTCTCCTAACGAAATACTGCCATCAGAACGATATGTAGTAGTGCTTTTGATAATTTTCGTTGTATCAACGGTTTGCCAAGCACTGTATGAGCCACCAGACGCGGCATATCGATACTCCATTATTAAAGTGTTAGATTTTGCACCAAACGACCCTTGATACCAACTACCACTAACATCTAACACTATAGAACTTCCGGTAGAGGTCGGTCGTGTGATGATAGGATTGCAGGTTAACTGGACATAATTTACAACAGTTGGTGTTACAGTTGTAGAATTTGAATACCCACGGGAGTCAGTGGTTTTAAATACAAATTCCGTGGCTGAAACATTTGTAAATGTTTTTACATCATTTGATGGAGTTTCGTTGTTTATCGTTTTTGATGAAATGGTAGCCGAGTTTTTAGAGGTTGCTGTAATGGTACATTTTGCCGTAGACTTATACCTGATTAAAATAGTATTACTATCAGTACCTCCGGTTAAGGCTAATGTAGTGGTGTTTGTGTCAACAACAGAACCAGAAACACTTGGTTTGCAACTTGACGAAGCCGCCGTGACGGTTAGAGTGCAAGTATTTGACCCCAATGACGTATTGCCGTTATATGTCGTGCAAGTTATAGTACAAGTTCCTGTTTTTGCATTTGGAATTTGTGCGTAGAAAGCAGTAGGGACAGTCCAAGCAATAGAGGTGCTTGAGGATTTAGTGGCTATAGTTCCCGTGAGACTACCAAAGCTATATGTTAATGTGTGTGTATAACCTGAGTTATATCTTGTGACGGAAATTGTTGATGCGCTACCGATATTTGCATCTGTGGCGCCAACCTCCGACTTCAAAGGTGTTGCGGTCGCAACGACAGAAACATTACCGCTGACAGTATGTGTATTACCAGATGTAAAACTTGAGCCATTAACGGTATGTTTGGTAATGCCATAGTTTGTACTTGCCGTAAAAGAAATTTTAAGTTTGTCACCATAGTATAATTTATTAGCGCCAGCGGATAAATTGCCAGTACCTCCTGCGCCGCCAGACGAGGTTCGGTTAACTGTAATACTACTACCAGTACCCGCAGATATACTAAGTGTATATAAAGGAATACGAGAACAGTTGATAGTTGTGGAACTAAGACTAATATTACCCGGACCCCAACCACCAGAATTACACGAGCCACTACAAGAAACTGTAAAACTTGCATCACCGGTGGTAGTATTATGGTTAATTGTAGTAGAACCAGATTTAATGGTAATGGTATATCCTTTGTTGCCCTTGTCGTTCATATTAACATTGCCGTTGTATGAATACGCGCTACCGGCAACATAGTAGGTGACATTCATATTACCATCAAAGTCATACGAGTCGGTAAGCTGTTCGATTTTCAGCGCGTGAGATATTGTGCTTTGCTTATTTGCGATGCTCGTCGAGATTGAATATTCAATATACATTTTGTACCAACTACTGCGGTCAACAGTACAATTTATAACTGCCATTCTCTATACACCTCCTTATCCGCCAACAAAGAAACACGCTGTGCGTTTAGAGTCGGTACCGTTTGAATAATCCTCAAAGCGTGTGTTTGCACCAACAATTAAATACTGTCTGGCGCTAAGGTTTAAAGCATTTACGCCGTCTGCGTTTGCCGCTAACACCACCTCGTCATCACGAGTAATTTGCATACCTTCGTGGTTCAGTAGGTTTGTGATTTCGTGGTTTTCACGATAAATATTTAAACCATCATTATTAAAGGTGTATCCCATTGAGGTCATAACCTTATCCGCTTCTGTACTTTCTTCAAGGGTTTGAACTCTAATTGTCAGAGAGTCCTTTTCTTGTATAACCTGTGTTAATTTATCATCAATTTCCCCAACAGAAGATTTGATTTTGCCATCAACAACAGTTAATAATTCTTGACCATTTTTATCTAATATCTGCATATTGTTACCCATAATGATTTCACCAATGATAACTTCTGCGTTTATACCGTATGCTGTTCCACCCTCGCCGAAATCAAGTTCGCCGACAGCGGTCTTACAAGAGTCCCACGAGTCATCCGTAAATACAAGATTTTTACTTGTTAGCTTTACTTGTTGAGGGTCGAATTCACCGTTTTCTAATCTGCGTCTACCAGTATATCCAGCGCCGTCAATAACAACCTCTTCGTCTTCTGACGCAAGCGCCTTATTCATCGTTAATGTGCGTGAGGTTTGTAACGCTTCCTTCATCGCATTAAACTCTCCATTTTTAATCGGATAGAGAATTTCTTTGATATAATTTAAGGTGTTTGCAGACTTTGAAATATTACCAAGTACATTTTCAAACAACGACTTGGGGTCAAACTTATTAAAGCGATTACCGAAAGTCATAGTCAAAACTCGGTCATCATAGTTAATTGTGATATTAGATAAAAATAAAAGAGCAATATCGTTGGTGTCTAACTCTACATTGATTAAACAGCCAGTTTCTAATTGCTCGCTCCAGTGTTGGAATTTCTTTGAAAATATAAAGTTTTCTGCGTCCACATCAAATTCTTGTGTAGGCTTAGATACTCTGTCAAGCTGAGACTTACTACGGTCATACAAAATTTTCATTTGTGCAAACTTCTCGTCGTAAGTCATAATATCGGTGAATGTAACATATTCATCTCGATAACTACCCTCGAAGATATAATGAGAAAGTTCAGTATATTCTTCTTCGGTAAAATAATTTGTAATAGCCAACGCCTGTTGAATGTCGCTAATATCCATACGATATATCGCGATATATACATTGATGGAGTTAAGCTGAGTTACAATGTTTTCTTGTTTGCTTTCACATTCGGCAATCAAATTATCAATGGATTTAAGCGTGTCCGCAATTTCTGGACATACCTCGATTGGCATACCACCATTTTCAATAATAATGGTATTATAATCATCGACCAAGAGCGTGTTAGACTCTGCAATAATATTTTCTCTACAACGCCTATACATCTTGATTTGCGTAGCTAAACTCTCAATCTCGAATTGTAAATTATTAGCCTCCGTCAATCTGTTATAGTATTGTAGATTTAATTTATAATAGTTATCCATTTGGTCATTGATTGCTTTCTGCCAAGCAGTCACTTTATTTGCCAAGCCCTCAGACATCCAACTAATATAATAACTGAAGTCATAGATTACATTGGTGCCAAGTGGGTTAATAGCCGAGATAGTGATGTTTTCATCACCCAAAACACTAATTGCCGTATATAAATCATCGGCATTTTCTGTTATGTTGATTGAATTTATTAAGTCATCTTTTGTAAGATGAATGTCTGTCTGGCGAACATAATTATCTTGTGCATAGACGCTAATAGTGCGGTTGATTGTATTAAAAATAAAAATACATTCGTATGCTTCTTGTACTTTTTCTAACAAAAACGCAAGACAGTTCATAGATGTATCAACATCTTCAAATGTACGCCATTTTTCCGATACTGCATCATCCACATATTCGATAGTCCATAACGGAATGGTCTCGACAATGGTTTCTAAAATACCTTTATTGTTTCCTGTCATATCGGTAGAAAAGCGATATGTTCCATTAGCGATGAAAGGTATCATCTTTTTTTCTATCTCAACATCTATAGATTTCGCAGTAATATCTTTAAAATGGACTCCGTTTTCATATCCGTCTTTGACAGAAGAAATCATAAAATAACCTATATCTTCTGCAAAAATTAAACGCTTATTTTGTAACGCTTTGTAAATAGCATAAGTATGCGCATTTTCATCGGGGTCTTCACGGATAATCCTATTTACTCTTAAATTTAAGTCCGATGTAGCATTGAAATTAAAAACAATTTCTTCAGCTTCGTGGTCTACCAGCATACCAACGACATTTGTTAACATACCGTTGTTATACACACTGCCCGGACTACATAAAGTAAATTTAGGAAGTTCAAAATTCTCGAGGCTACTGTAACGAACAATCATTTACAACATCCTCCTCGCAGAATATTCAACTTCGATGGACGACACATCGCCCATAACAGTAAGTTTATTTTCACCATCAAGCAGCCTGATGAAGTTTCGCAGAGCAAATTTCTCATAATATTGACCACTTACATAGTTAAGTTCACCCTTCATCACAATAGACGCTTCTGGTGAAATACCAATAAATTTTGTCAAACGATTTGTGTCATCGGTGTTATTTGAGATAATTACATCTCCGCCCTCACTACCCATTTGGATAGTAATTTTAGGGTAAATATAATCGTCGATGTCTGTATCAACACCAACAGATATTAACGAGCTAATATCAGACGCACCATTATTAACAATATACTTTTTTGTGATAGTGTCAGTCCAAGCCCAGCCCATATCCGTCTCAAGCGTTGCTTTATATCCGACGATACCGCCGTTGTATTCTAACTTCTCTGGGTTGATAAAACGACAATTTAAGTAATACCTAATTCTCTTGCCATCAATATACTCATAAGTTTCGCCAAGCAAGTCATCTGCTGGGTCAAAATACAACTTTCTATAATCTCTGCGATTAAATAACCATTTTTCGATGGTTCTACGTTCTCCAACCTCAAGAAGACGGTCATTATCTGTGATGATTTCAATATCGAAAGATAAGGGAGAGTTGGCATAATCTGTATCAATCAAATGTCGCTTCTTTTCGCTTTTATTAAAAATTGTGATACTTTCAATAGAACCTGCTTTTTGCGTAATTCTATTAGTGTTCACAGATGCGATAATCAAACTATACTGTCTCGATGGTACGCCCGCAAATTCAAAATGAGAACCATAAATATCAGCCATCTCATCACGCTCCTTTCTGTATTATTTTCGTAGTTAAAATTTTCCTTTATCCCATACCGCAAAGGATGGGACGGTTCTACCCTTAACCATAAAGGGTAACACAAAATAGAAGCGGGCTCCCCGAAGGGAGCCACGCATAAAAGTGTAGTTTTTAAAATGAAAAAGTAGTTTTATCTACTTATAGACTAACAATATTCCCATACCATAGGAACACCATTAAGTTGACCATATGAGTCTATGACACCATCACAGCACTTAGTAATACCTCGACGCGACAAGTGATGTATTGCTGACGCATTGTTTATACTCTTGAATATTTCATCGGTATTAACAAGCCTTATACACTTAGTCTGTTGATGCCTTGAATTCTTAGACTCCGACAATTTCGCATCAATCTTATCTTTCGATGCTGTATTGTATTCGTCTTCATACATCCAAGCAAGTTTTATGCCGTTGTATTCTCCACCAGACTTTCGCTTGCCGAGACAATTTGACCTAATTGCAGTATCACTCACGCCAAGAATTTGTGATGCGATTTCTATGCTATCATATATCTGACCAGTATTCAGTAAAACCACCTTTAAGGGCTCAACTTTTTGACCGTCACAAATAGCCTTATGTATTTGTTCTTCAGATAATGTGTCGTACTCACTGGCAAACATCCAAACAAGATTTTTGCCATTCATCGTACCGCAACTCTTGCGTATATGTCTACAACAAGCAGAGATGTTAGAAATATTATATTTCTGAGTCGCTTCTGCGACAGACTCAAATCTTTCGTTGGTGTTTAATAATACGACCGGAGTTATATCGTATTTTAAACCAGTTTGGGCTTTAGAAATCCTCTCTGATATTTCTTCTTCGGTCATATCGATATAGTCATCATATGTCGCCCACGCTAATGCCACTCCGTTGGTGCGCCCAGCAGACTTGATACGACCAGTACACGCCATTTATATAATAGATGGTGAAAGACTATGGATGGACGATGCCTCTACATATGAGTTAAAAACCTCACGAGTGTTTAACAGAACGACTTTATGACTGTTTTTAGCACCAATCAACGCCTTCGTATAATTAGACTTTCTGTTGCCAAGAGTTCCGTCGCCGCCGTCCGTGAGATTGTAAACACCGCTATTTTTAGAGTACATATCGATATAATATATCTCTAAATCACTTAAATCATCTCTGTCGCACACATCAATAATTTTAAAATCAAAAGCTGTTTCGCTATATTTATTCCAAGATTTTTGAAGGTGCGCGTTGTGATGTGTTCCAAGATTTAATAAGCGTTTATGCGCTCTAAAACGCTTTGCGATATTCACGCTTTTACCAACATACACCATATTGTTAATGGTGTTTTGAATTATGTATATACCGCACATTTTAATTACTCAACTTGTTAAACTCTTGGAGCATATAATTTACGGCAGACCTCTGCTCGCGGCGAATTTCAGACACTGTTTTCTGCGTAGCCGAACCAGTTATGATAATATCACCCATATTGATTTCGTTGTTAATAACCGTAGGTGTAATACCATCAAGTCCAGTGCCACCAAATACATTCTTGAGCATCTGTGCTAAAACATCTCCGCCACTATTTGCAAAGTCGTACAAGAACTCTGTAGCCTTTGCATTAAGGACTTTTTCGCCACCAGAGAACATTCTGTAGCGAGAGCCGTCAGATGCAGAGAAGATGTACTCGTCACCCTGCTCAAAAAGCTCGTGTAAGCCCGCTGTAGCGTGTTTTGTACCAGAGGCATATCCAACTATGTCTGACTTGTTAACCCAGCCTGTATAGACGCCATTGCGTCCTATGAGCACCTGATTACCGCTTGTCTGATAAACCGTGTAGGAACCGCCCGGAACGAACGATGCCATCTTAACGCCTTTGCTCTTAGAACCAAAGTGTGTTGCGGTCTTCTTAATGGTTACGGTAGAACCAGAAGATAAAGACGGCGCAGTGCTTGTTGGCTTCGTAGTGGTTGTTGTGGTCTTAGGCGGGTCTTTAGGTTTGTTATCGGGATTTGTACCAGAAACCTTTTCGTCATCCCATCCCTTATCGTCCTTAACACCAGTTTCGTTCTTGAGGTCAACGCCCTTATACAACTTACCAAAAAGTTTTTCATAATCGTTAAGAGCGCCATAGGTATCTTCCCATAACTTCTTAACCGTTTCGTCGTTACCATCACCGTACTGACGGTTATACATCAGCATCTGATAGTACAACTGGTTCTTGGAGTTATTTTTAATATCCTCTAACGCTTGGTTAAAGAGTGCGTTCGGGTCGTTGAGTTTTTCATCGAGAGCGTCCATCTCCCTTTGAAGTTGTGCTTCTTGAGAGTTATACGCCTCATCGATAGCATCCAAAGCCTTGTCAAGAGCGTTTTCTTTTTCAAAATCAGCAAGGTCTTTTTCAGCATCGCTTAACTCTTCGGTGAGCTCAAGCTTACGCTTCTGTGCCCACGCAGAGTCGTCGTTCTCCAACATAGCAAGTTCGCCCTTGATATCAGAAACAGACTTACGCTTTTCGGCTTGGTCTTCAAGATACTTCTCTTCATCATATTTGTCCTGAAGCATCTCTTTCTGCTTATCGTAGAACTCTTTAAGGTTGTCGAGTTTCTTATCGAGAGCGTCTTTTTCGTCTTCGATTTCCTGCTTAAGCATATCGACGCGATAGTCAATCATCTCGTCTAACGCGTCTTTTGCGGCTTCCTCGATTTCCTCACGAATGTCCTTTATAGCGTTTGCATAGTCTTGCCATTTTTCTTGGAGTTCTTGGATATAGTCGTCCTCGTCGGTGAGACCTTGAGCACGAGCTTTGGCAATCTCTTTCTCTACATCGGACATTAAGCCCTTATATAGCGAAATGATTTTCTTCTCTTCGCCATCATAGTTCTCACGCATCGAGATTTCGTGTTCGATATCTCCGAGCTTATCTTTAAATAAATTTCTTAATCCCTCGAACACTTCTTCTTGGTATTTATAGAAGTCTTTAAGTTCTATGATACCTTCTTGGTATGCCTGTGGGTATGCCTTGCTTAACCACGCAAGATATTCAGCCTCGGTCTCTTGCTCCATAGCAACAAGATGTTTATGTTCGGCTAACTGTTTTTCAAACCAAGTTTCTTGGTCTTTTGCTGCCTTTTCGGCTGCTTTTTTCGCCGCACTTTGTGCAGATTTAGTAGATGAACCACCAGTATAATTTACTTTAAAATCATTTGCATTGATTTTGTTATAATTGAGAGGTGTGTTCAGTATTTCCTCAGCCTGTATACGCAACGAACTGGCTTCCGCAAATAATCTTTGCCATTCTCTACCATCAGCTTGATTTCCGTTTTTAATATAGTTTTGTCTGGTTGTTTCAGACTGAGTATATAATGCCTCGGCTCTGGTAAACATCTCCTTAGCCTTAGCTAAATTTGCCAGAGACTGAGTGGTAGCGTTAGCCGTATTAGCAAGCGCAATTAACTGGTCAATATCCGATGCAGTTTTAATACCGTTTTCATTGGTTTGCATTTTGGTAATAGCAAGTTCAGCCAAAACTTGTTGAGTTAATGAGCCAGCCTCACACGTGCTATACATAGCCATAATATCTTCATACGAAGCATCTGTGCCGAGTTCTGTCTGGATGCGAACCAGCTCTTTGTTTCTTGCTACATTAGCATCAACAATAGCCGCCGCGTTAGAAACACCCATTTGTTCAAGCATTGCAACAGTGGCGTCTCTTGTTTCGTCTGTAACCTCTGTTAAAATACCAGACCCAGCAATGTAAGACGCTACCAATTTATCAAAAGCACCTTGACACGCTTTAATATCAGACGGAGAACTTGTTATTGTTTTAATAAAGTTTGTATAGTCATCGCCTAAATTTCCGAATGTTTCAGCAAACTCTTTATTATTTAATACAGAACCCCAGTCGAAATCGCCTTTGTCATAAATATCCGCGTAAATTTTATCCAGTTTCTCGAGACCGTCCGTTAACGTTTGAACATTAGATACCGTCTCGGCAAAAGTCTTTACTTTTGCTATAGCGTCGGTCGCTCCTTTATCGACTTTTTTAATGGCTTCGTAAAGACCTTCTGTCTTTAGTTGTCCATCAACTATCGAACTGATGGTTGCGTCGTCAAGACCGAATGATTTTGACAAATTATCTGAGATATATTTTTTGTACTTCTCATATTCCTCAAGAGTTTTAGGAATTCCATTATCAGCCTTGTATGTTGCTGCAAACTCATCATACTTTGCCTTAACATACGCTTCTACAGACGCTTTAAGAGTGTTTAATGTAGATGTAACATTATCATAAGATGCGCCTTCCATCATATTTTTTCGTGTAAGCTCATCTTTTAAATATAATAATTTATAATAGAAATCTACAATTTTATCGGCTTCTTCTCCGCCAGCATCTACATAATAATCCGAACTCGATGTTCCGCGCGATGAATAAGTTTTAGTAGTTTTGTAATCTCCTAAAATAGACTCTACTAATTCTTGTTCTTCTTTGTTTTTCTTGTGCGTGCCGCCGTAATAAACCTTAATCTTACTTCCATCCCAGTCGCTATAGGACATTTTCTCTAAAGCCTTTTCAGCAGCGTCTCTTTCTTGAATTGCGGCAATTTTTGCAGCCTCAAGTTCCTTTTCAACCTGTCCGCCTAAAGCTTCAGTATAGTCCTTGGTTCCAGCAGTGAGCCCTTTAAGTGCATTGGTTTTACCCTCTATAGCCTCTGTTACTGTTTTAAGAGCGTTTTGGAAAGCTTCTTCCTGAGATGGTGTACGCTCTGCAAGTTGGGAGTATTGTAAATATTCAAGATATGCGGCATTAAGAGCGTTGCTCTTTTCAACAATCGCAGACGCCGACTCTCTTTCTGCCTCCGCCTCCGAGATTGCTTTTTGTCTTGCTTCCTCGATTGCGTGGCTAACCATATTGATAACAGCAATAATCGCAACGAACGCTGCTACTGCAATTTGTGCTGCGCTTGCACTTGCGGTTACACTTTTAAATCCAGCAGAAATAGACTGGAGTGATGATGCTCCAGAAGCCTTCGCTGTTCTAAACGCGGTCAAAAATGTCGTACCGAGCGTCTTAATGGTATTACCCAGACCGATAATTTTATTTGGTAAGGTTGTGCCTATTAAAGTGACCAAAGCATCTGCTTTTATTGTCGCAATTACTCCGGCAACTATAAATAGTGCGTTACTAAGACCGCCAAGAGCATCTATAACTTTTGCTACACCAGTTAATACCTGCATTAACCAAGTGCCGATATCTACTATACCCTTAACAAAGTCGCTCTGAATAAATGTGTTAGAAAACTCTTCAAAGTTTGCCTTAAAGATACTTATTTTACCATTGATAGACTCTAAGTATTTATCATTTTCTTCAAGAGCAGAGCCAGTAGATTTTGCAGATGTTTCTGCCGCTTCTGCGGCGATAGAGAAATTCTCTAAAATTGCCGCAACCACATTTGAGTTACGCTTACCGCCGACCATCTCAAGTATATTAGCTTGAGTAACATCAGACAGCGTATCCCAAACATCAGATAACTCTTTAAGAATTTGGTATGTAGACTTAAATGTATTTTCGTCGATTTGTATATCGACTTTATTACCAGTAAGTTCTAAAATTTCATCCCTTAACTCAGAGACACTATTCGCCATTCCGTCCGTAGACTCCCCGGCGTCCTCGGCTTCGGTTTTAGCAGCACGAAGATACATTGATACGGTCTTTAAAACCGTACCAACTTTTTCAGGGTCTTGGACAATCGTATTTGCGGCAGCAGCCAGAGCGATTGTTTCATCTAATGTGTTGTTTGCAGAGTGCATCGCAGCGGCGGAGCGCAATAACGAGTCACCAACGCCTTTAGACGATATGGCATATTTATTGCCGACCTCATTAAATTTATCGACGATAGACATTACATCTTTAGCCTCAACACCGAAAGCCTGCATTGTTGCGATAATGCTTTCAGAAGCATCGCTAATGTCAGTAATACCATCACCAACGTTTTTATATACGATTGCGGCGTCGGCTAACTGTTCCGCTTCTTCGATGTTATAACCAAGTCTGGCAAAATCTGCCGACGCCGTTACGACATCCGATAGCGCGGCACCTAATTTTTTTGCGCGAGCAGCCGCATCATCAAGGAATTTATTATATGTGGCATCTGTCTCATCAGTAACTTTCTTTAACTCCGTCATAGCGGTGTCAAGGTCTATCACAGCAGATACCATCTGTCGAACCGCACGATATGCAGCCATAATTACTCGAGTGATACTAAACCAAGTACCGAATTTTGCAGATAATCCTCCAAGGCGTTGTCCCCAAGTCTGCGTCGCTTCTCCTGCGGCTTTGATGGTGTTGGAGTTTGTAGTAAAACTTGAACTTAAAGAGGAAAGCTTAGCAGAAAATTCATCAGCGGTTAATTTCCCGCTTTTAAACTCCATATTCCATTGTTGCAACGATGCGATATCACTTTGAATAGCGGTATATGCAGAAGAAGATTTACCTGTTTTTGCGGCAGTCCATTTGTTTTCTGCATTTTGCATTTGAGTTAAAAGGGTGTATGACTTTTTCAAAAGAGCTTGTCGTGATAATTCGCTCTTCATTGCTTGGTCATCTGCTAATTTCTTAGCCGCCGCTGCTTGTGCTGCCGCTTGCGCCGCTTGAGTCTCGAGATTTATACGCTCTCTAACCTGTGTATTAACAGCAGCGGTTGAGGATGCGCCAGAACCAGCCTTGACCGCGCCTGTTGTCCCAAGCGCTTTACTGATTTCGGCTATTTGATTTCGCAAATTCGATATCATTTTATCATCGATATCAAACGCTACTTTAATTTTAGGTGGATTGCTATTTAGCTGAGACACCAATTTACTGATGTCTTTTTGCATCTCCGTATAGCTTAGACCAACATCAACGCCTACTGACAATAAAAAATCAGCCATCTATTCTCACCATCCTTTTTAATAAAGAAAAGGATTGGCGAAAGCCAATCCTAATACTGTGTTGTGTCAATAGGGTTGTGTTTTGATTTGACACAAATATTATTCATATACATCATCAACTTTAATGTCGATGACTCCGTATTCTGGGGCATAGTTCGCCATATAATCCCTAACCGCGTTTTGAACGAAGTGTAAGCCTTCTCTTTCGCGCAAACTGGGGATATTAAAGTTATCGGCATATCCGTGACCTAACCAAATACCATAAACGGTATTGGCGGCAGAATAGCCATTGTTTAACAAAGCGGCGATATTTTCGATACCGTCATAGAAGTCGGGAGCAAGAGAGTCTCTGCTCAAATCACCGGTAAACCAAACCTCAATTTGATATTGGTTCTTACCGATTTTAACAGGCGCTCCGTGTTCCAGTTTAGTCAAAGCGCTAACCGCAGTAGCGCCAAGACCTCTACCATTAAGACCGCCACCGCCCTCGGCAATAGCGTGACTGTTAATTTCGTTCTGAAGAACCTCAATGAATTTAGCCGCCGCCATATTTATGCCAGAGATAGTGATGCGTTTACCTGTGGGTACACCGCCCCTCAGAATAATCTCATCGGTCTTGGTTTCTACCTGCTTTTGAAAAGCAGATGAATTTGTAAACTTCTTTGCTTTGTTAATAATGGATTGCATATTGATGCTCGCCATTATTTATCACCTTATTTAGACTTAAATGCCTCAACGAGTTTCGCCTCGTCGATACCTCCATCACCAAATGCGCCGAGAAGCTTAGTGAAGTCCTCGGGATTTACACCAGAGAACATACCTTCGAGCTGTTTCTGTAAGTTATCAAATGCAGTATAAAGCTCTGTCATCTGTCTGTTTACAGCCTCGATGTTAGCCTGTGCAAGATGGTTAATCTTGTCATTGACCGCACACATAATCTCATTGAACTGTTGCCCATTTACACGGTGTAACACTTCCTCGATTGCGTTAGTCTGATAAATTAACTCATACTTGTGCTCAACATTATTCGGTAATGTGAAGTTAGCATACTTTTCCAGAATACAAGTTTTAACCGCGAAGTCTTTAACTTCGGGAATATAAGCTCCGTCCTCGGAAGAGAAACAACTTTTTGTTACGCTGTCAACGAACTCAAGCACTTCCTTAAAAGAAAGTGTCTTCTTGACAGTAACCTCGACACCATACCAGTCAAAAGTTTCGGTAGGTGTATAATTCTCTTTCATAATCTTGTCCAAAGCGTTGATTGAAATTTTCTTGGTCTTAGCCATTACGATTTCCTCCTTTAGTTCCTTTTCGTTGTTTATATTTCGTGCAGTTGCCGTCAACAATCTCAGGTTGTATTCGACCTTCACGCGCCTTACACAATAAACTACAATTCCGTGTGTACCTTACACAATCGGAGCATTTGGCGACAAATGCCTCCAAATGAGACGCATTGTCAAAGACGCCTATATAGTCTACGGGGTGTATAACTATCTCTACGCGTGGATTATCTGCATCATAATAAATCGCCTGCACTCGTTCGCAGGTGATGTTGTCATCCAACCAGATGAGTTGTGTGTCTGTGATGGCATCAAGCATACATTTAAAATAGTTGTTGCAGTCTAAGTTAGTAGCGGGAAAATAAAAAACAGTATCGACATAAAAATGTTGCAACCTATTTGGTGTTAAAGTCCAATTCTGTCTCTTAACTTCCTTTTTTACATAGTCCGCAAACTGTTGCTTATATTTCTTTGCCTCGTTAGTACAATAACTCATCGCTACGGGTCTTCCGCCCTTTAAAACACCTCTGTACCCGAGGTAATGATTTACACTTGGGGGTATCGGTGAAACAAGATGTAATTCCTGCATCAAAATCACCTCATTATTGAAAAATAACCTGCGTCGAAATGACGCAGGTTATTTATTTAAACATTATTTATCGCGGTTCTTCCGATTAGTCGTCGAGGTCGTCTTCGTCAAGTTCGGCTTCGATGTAGTCATCTTCAAACTCATCGTAATCAATAACGCCATAAGCGTCACCTGTAACATCCTCAACTACCTCTGCGTTGTTTACCGCTTCGTTTTTCTCTGTGGGTGTAACCGCACGAGAGGCTTCAATTTTGGCAAGGTAGATGCTACCACATTCAGGGGAGCACGCTACTTCTTGCCAACGGAAGACACCTGCGATACGCTTTAATGTGTGGCAGGCTTCATATTCCTTACCACACACTCTGCATTTCATCATCGCAGTTGCCATTTTAGACCTCCTAATTAAGCAACGTCAGCAGTATTTACACCAAAGATAGTGTAAGTCCAGAGAGCGCCGCCTGCGCCACAAGCACCAGCAAGAGACTCTGCCTCGAAAGCGTGAACAGTTTGGCTGTCGCCCATCTCGAAGCTGAACTCACCGCTGAAGTCAGCCTTAGGAATGAAGAACTGGATGCGATATACATTGGAGCACTTGTCCTCAGCAAAAGCATCGATGTAAAGCATACACTTACCAGAGTAAGAGTCGCTCATATTCTCAAGAACATCAGCAGTAATCTTTCTCTTGTAGTGAACAACTACTTCAGCACCGGCAGGAACATCGTCAGCAGCAAAGGTGATTGTCTTAGAAGCAGGAGTGTATGTAAATACGCCCTCAGCAGCCTCAGCACCCTGAGTGAGAACCTTACCCTTAGTACCGTTTTCGTTTCTTACAGTAACAGAAGTGATTTCGTTACCAGTTGTGCCAACAGCAGCAAAGTTAATAACAACCTTGTTGTCAGCAACAGTGAGGTAGTCTGCCCAGAGAACTTCAGTAGCCTTGTTCTCGAAGGCGCCACCAGTCTGGAGCTCAAGTAAGCCGCCAGAAACAAGACCGTTGTTACCGCTGATAGTAACAGCCTTGTTGCGCTTTAACGAAGTGAGCTTGCGACCTTGCTTACCAGTAACCTCCTGAGAGTCCTGAGTCTGAGCAATAGTTGCGCTCTGGAGTTCGTCAAGCGTGAATTTATAACTACCAGTCACGCAGTCAAACGCTGTGATGGTTTCAAGACTGGTAATGGTGATATCGTTAATATTCATTAAGCTTTCCTCCCATTGAATTATTTATGTATAAGCCAATTAAGGTCTTCTTGGCTTAAATCTTTGGCGCTGATTGTACCTGAGTACACGCCAAACATCCGATTGTCATAGTCAACTTTCTTGATTATTTGTCGCACACTCTCGTTAAATTGATAAATGGAGAGACCTCGTGTCTCCTCAAAATCATATTTGAATTCCTTAGTGTTGACCAAAGCAACTATGAGTGACTCAAGTTGTGAGTCTTCTGCACGCCGTTTCTTTCGCTTAATCTTTTCTCTCGCTCTTTCAAGCATATATTCTTTAGCTTCTTGGTTCGCGGGCTTCTTGCGGTTCTTTTCAAGGTGGTGAATTTTACGCAATACACTCGCGATTTCCATTTGAACAGCACGGTTGATTTCTACCTCCGTCTCTGTGTTGATTAACACAAGACTATTTTGTTCTTCCGACACCGCTATCTGAAATTTAGATAAATCCAAATCTCCAAAGATTAAACTCGTGTTCTGTTGTTTAATGACCGGGAAGAGCCTTAAAAACAACTCATAGTCGTTGATGGTGGTAAAATCAATACCAGCATCATCGAGCTGAACCATCAAGTCTATTGGCATAGCGGTTAAGATTGAAACGAGGTTGTAATATTCATCTTCGTTGTCAAGAATATCTCCGACCGTTGGGATGATAATACGGATTTTTTCATTGCCTTTTTTGGCTTGCTTCAACTCATACTGTTTCTCGTATAAAAACTTGCGTGTAGCCATTATCCTGTTTTACGATTGCTTGGAACGGGTTTCTTAGGGTCGTGAAGACGATTAAATTCCTTTGCACTAAAGGTCATAATCTTACCCTGAAAGTCCGTCATAGGCGCAAATCGTTTGACGGATGAAAGTTCGAGTTCACCAAGACCATAAAAGCGACTGCCATTAAGTTTCTTGGCTATCTCTGAGCATAACTTATCTGTCCTAACACCACCCTTGGGCAGTTTAAGTAAGCTCTTATGTGTAAACACCCACACAAACATTATGGGTAAAAGATATGTTTTACCAACTGCGCGTTGGATATCGACATCAACACAGATAAATGTTTTGCCTTGTTCCACGGTGTCGGGAACAAACTCAAACGGAAATACCTGTTCATAAACAAGAGACTCTGCGTTTTCTAATGAAACATTCTCATTAACCAATTTCACGATTGTTTCGTTGGTTAGCAAGTCTTCCATACAGGTGTTCTTGTAATCAAAAAACTCTTCAAGTTGCATTACAACCACACCTTCTTTCCTGTTTCAGTAACATTTTCTTCATCGGAGTCAACAATAGGAGTATCGTCCTTATTGAAATGTTTATAGTAATCCGCAATACCTAACTCAAGATTGTCGTCATCGGTAGTCTGTACTTCCTGTAAGACGAAGCCAAACACACCCTTGCCGTTATATACCTGACCGACCTTTAACGGTTTGGTCAAAGCATACGCAAGTTGCTGGCTGGAGTCAGGGTCGTCAATTAAGAAACGGAAATCGCGATTAAGCTTAACCGTCTCTGCATTTCTCGAAATAATCAATGCCATACGCGAGTCGCCTCGTGTAACGATGAATTGACGGTCTTCGAGTTCACCTGTAAGATATTTTGTTCCGTCCTCAACAATACACCATTGCTCACAAATCTCGCCCTTGTCATTTACCCACTTTAACAGGTAATTGCATTGACGCATTTTGGCTCTGGTGTTGATTTCGGTGTTGGCATCTCGCTCCATAACGAGCCAGTGATGACCCATCCAGTAAACGATGCCGCCGCAGTCAATATCTTCACCGGGCAAGGAGTGAATGAATTTAATGTTTAGGTTGTCGGTGTCGATAATTTCAACCTGCCTCTCAACATTATCTATCGTTACGCCGTGGTAAGATAAACCGTCGGGAAGCTTGGTGTTGAGCATACGCACTTCTCTCTGGAGAGCAGCGTTTCGTTTCGTACCACCCTTAGCAGTTATTCTGCTTTGGTATAATTCCCAAACATCCATCACGCCACCTCCTAAACTGCATATTTTGCTTTCAATTTATTACAAATTGAGATTGCACGGAATACCTCGCGCTTAACCTTGTGAACCTCGCACTCAGGGTTGTCAATCAGGAATTGTAAAATTGCCAACAGAGTTAAATAGTACGGGTCGTTGTTAAGAGCGACGATAAGTCCTTTACAGCCAAGAAGTTCTATTTGTAGGCTCTTCATATATGTAGTCAAAGATGCTTCTTCTTTCTCTCGTATAGGGAGAATTTTGAAAAACAAATTCACGAGATTTTTGAAATAATTGCAAAGAAGTTCTTTGGTAACAGGAATACCTGTAACGGTATCAAGCATCATAAATGCAAATCCGTCAAATCCCCGTGATTAAACGAATACTCCCTAATCATATTCAAATAATCTTTCTGTGCTTTTGCGTAAGCATTACCAACGCGAAGCAACAGTTCGGCAGGGGAATAAGTAGAAAAGTCTTTTGTGTTCAACACATTCTCCAAGAGTTCCTGTTTATACACATACGGCTTAAGCCACTGAACAACCATTCCCTCGGAGACAATATCGACGATTTCGTCAATTCTGTCTGCGGGAATTTCTAAGTCAAAGACTCTATTTTCATCATCCTTGGTAGTCGCAAAGTTAAGCCCACTTACTTTCTTGAAGTTACTGTTACTAACAGCAGTGTGCATATACTTATCAACTATTTCGGTTCTTGAAGCGTCGTCCAGAGAGAGTAAGTCGAATTCGGTAATCTTGGAGAGAAAAGCAGCAGCGAACACATCGTAAGGAACGCTCATACTTTAGCCTCCTTATCTCTTAGTCATATCGTTCAATCAACTCTACTCCGAGAATTTCCTCAAGAGTGCGAATGACCTTGTTGGAGTCGATTACCTCATCGGCGATTAAAGTCTTTGCTCTAAAAGCAACAGCCTTTTTCTGTCCGTCAGAAAGCCCCTCAATAATCTTCTTGAGCTCATCGGGAGTTTTCTGGAAGATGGTATCGAACTCATCGATACTGATTGCGTTCTTGTAATATTGACCTACACCAAGGTAATCAATAACCCAAGCAAACTCGTCGCTGAACATAAACCAGTTCTTTTCAAAATACTTTTTATAAGTATTCTTTGCGTTACGGAGTTCGCGGAGTTCCATCTCTTGCTCGGAACCAAACTCGTTCCACTTGAATAGTTCGCCGGTCTTCTTACTCTTGTAGGTAAGTTTACCCTGATAACCGTTTAAGACGGTGACATATTGGGTGGGGTCAATTTCTTTTACCACGGGCTTTACAGCCTCGATGGGTTTCTCTATAATTTCAGGCTTTGCGGCAGGTGCATCCACACGAGCCTTTTGGCTTGTGTTGGTCTTAGCAGTAGTGCCCTTAGCCTTAGAAGAAGTAGTTTTATTAGCCATATCTTATTCCTTTCGTTCGTTAAACCTGCGGAGCCGTTAAGCCCCGCAGGTTATTAGTTAATTAGTGTCGATTACGCAAGCTCGTAACGACCAATACCAGAGTTGCCACCGGCAAGCACGATACCCATACCATACTTTTCACCGTAGAGATATTCCTGAGTGAAATCAGCATTGGTCATCGGGTCGCCCATAAGAACGATGGGGCTGCCTTCGTAAACAACCTTGATAGGCTTGTCGTCGCCGGCGATGATAGTAAGAATATTATCATCCATAACGAACTCAGTAGAGCCTACCTTATGGCGCTGAGGAGTTGCAACAACAGGAGTGCCGTAGAACTTGCCAACATAACCGAAGTTATAGAGGTCGTTCTTAGCAGCATCAGAGTCGATAGCATCCTTGAGGGCACGAAGAGCCTTCTTAGTACCTACGATAGTTGCAGCCTTGCCACCTGCGGCAGCCTCAACGTGAGAAATGAGGTCGAGAAGCTCGTCCTCGTCATAAGCACCTGCTTCGGGGAAGTATGTAACACCACCGAGCTGGTCAGCAGTAGCGCCAGTCCAGAGAGTGTAAACATCATTTAAGAGTTTCTGACGGAAAGACTCAGCCACCTTGTTGATGAAGTGGTTGAAGTCAACACGACCAGCGAGAACGCGGTTGAGTTCCTCATAAATTCTTACAGTCTTAAGAGATGTAGGAATAGCAGTCTCGCTTACTCCGCCGAGTCTCTGACGACGAACGCCCTGAGTACCGTCAGCGGTGTCAGCAACAATGAAGAGTTCGCTGTCTTCAACAGAGAACACATTTTGGTCGCCTTCAGCAACATTGCGGAAGTCGCAAAGAGCGTTGAAATATTCATCGCCCTGAAGACCCTCAACAACAGTAGCACTTAAAGTTACTTCAAGGAAAGAGAATAACTCAGGGCACTTGCCGTCGCGGATATCTTTATAATCTAAGTAAGTCTTGCCGTTGTTAACTTCAACAAGAGCCTTAGTGATTAAACTTTGAGAGTCGGCAATGGAGTAGTCCTTAACGCAACCTTTGTATGCGTCAACAGCAACTCTCGCAATTTTTGTCATATCAGTCATTGTATTTTAGCCTCCTTCTTTTAGATTACGCCTTAGCAATCTGGATTACATAGTAGGTGTAGCGACCAGCAATTTCGATTGCCTTACAAACACCAAGTCCAGTGCCAGCAGTGTCAATTTTACCATTTGCACCGATACCAACCTTGCCTTCCTCGGCAGGAACAGTACCGCCCACAAAACCTTCCTTAGTTACAGCGAAGAAGTTGCGGTTGCGAGGAATGTAAGCACGGATGGGCTTACCAGCCTCGTTGATGTAATCATCGAGATTACGAGCGCGGTCATCATACATAACCTCAACACCAGCGAGGATTGCACACTCGTCGATGTTGTCGTCAGCAGTAGCGAGAGTAGCGTGGTAGATTTCACGCTCGCCAGCCTCTAAAGCACCAACCTTAACGATGGCGCCATTTTCAACGGCAATAGCCTTGCCGTCAGCATCATAAACACGAACAGAGAGTAAGTCAGCGCGCTGGTCAGTGCCGCTGAGGCTGTCTGTTCTAATAACGGTATATTTATTAGCCATTAGTTGTTACCTCCAGTTTTTATTAGTTAATTTTTGAAAATCCGAATTTCTCGAACACACCGCCGTAAGCATCAGCGTCGGCAGTCATATCAGTCTTCTCGACTTTAATCTTGGGTGCTTTGGGTTCGTGAGCAAACTTAGCCTCAGTGCCTTTTCTGCCACGAATTGCAAAGCATTTCTCTTCAAGGGTCTCTAAATCGTACTCTGCACAATTTTCACGGAGAGCCTCGAACGCCTCGTCACCAATCAAGTCCTCGAAACGAGCAAACAATTCATCACGCTTATTCTTCTGAATAGCGTTCTCTGTATCAGTCTTGAACTGACGAAGTTCACCAAGCTCTGTCTCCATCGACTCAATCGTGTCGGAGGCAGATTGGTATTTAGCTTCCAACTCGGTATTGTCGCGGAGCTTCTGCTCCATCTCAGAGAATACCTGTGCAAACGGAGAGGGCTGTTCGCCTTCATCGAAATCAGCGATTACATACTTCTTGCGTTTCTTGCTTTCGTAATCGATAACGATGGTGTCGCCGTTTGTGGAATATGTAAAGCCGTAAAGCAGCCAGTCTTCTGTATCCCAACAGTAAACTTCAGAAGCGTCGAAGTCGCAGTCAACATACCAATAACGAGTGCACTCGCCCCAGTCACGCTGTGTCTTCACAGACTCAAGGGAACGAACAAGCTCCTCAACGATATTGCTTGTGAGAGCAAACTTATCAACGGGTTCGCCGCCATCAGCCCCAGTGCCGTCACCAGCACCTTCTCCAGTGCCATTGTCAGCACCGCCATTCTGCATAGCCTCGAATTTTGCCTCGAGTTCCTCTAAAGTGAAATCTTCAAGAGAGAAATCAAGACTCTCAACATCGACGCCATACTTGGCAACCAATTCCATTTTCTTATCCAATACCTTTTCTCCTCCTTCCATCGAATAGTTGTTTGGGTGTGTATTGTCATCCTCTAATGAGGGTTTGACCAAATTAAAACTTTCCTTTAGCTCCTGCATCATTTCAGTAAGCTGTTGTTTGAAATCTTGTTTAGAGAACACCTCTAAAGATGAACCTTCAAAACAAGGCTCAACACCGATAAGAGCGAAAGCGGTAAATTCAAAATCGTAAATATGATAGATACCGTCAATCATTTCGCCGTCTTTAACGGTGATTTCCATAGAGTGCGCGGTTACGCCGTCCTCTTTAATCTTTTTATAGGCTTCCTGTCGTTTCCAAAGTAAGACTTCGACACAGAGATACTCGTTTACTGAGCCGTCTTCCTCTTCAAACTCACGCCATTCCCAGTGCGCTGACTCAGGAATAACGCCGACGGGAGTTGTTTGATTGATAAGTCGCAAATTTCCATCGGCATCGCGTACTAACTCCATATCGTGCCCGCCGAGACTATCTGTTTCACGGTCGTAATGACATACGACTGGACAATTAAAAAGCGTTTTTATACAACGCTCGATGTCTGACTTGGCAAGAAATGTGTTGTTGCGGTTCTGCCCGGGGTAGCAAACCTTCAAAAATCCACTATCAAAAGACGAGTTGATTTCGCACAACCTTGTCAGAGATGATGCAAAAGTCAAGTTTAATACCTTGCTCACTGTAACCATCTCCTTATATAGAAAATCCCACACGAGTTACCGTGTGGGTTAGAATGTGATTGTATCCGTGAATAAATGGATAACTTCACTAAATGTAAAATTTACGATTTCTTGGTTATGAAATGCAAAGATATTATTTTGTTCGTCGAATTTCATCGGGACAAACCCTTGAGCCAAAAGCATATCTCGTGCTTTCTCATCGAAAACATAAACAAACTTCTTATCCATTACCAGTCATCACCATCCTCGCGTGTTTGCTCGCCAGAGTCCGTTAAGTCGCCCGCTTCTTTTGTGGGAGCGCCTCCCTCGTCAGTAGCGCCTTTGCTATCATCAGAGGTATTTCCAGAACTCATTTGAGTGGAACTTTGTAAGGGTTTAAACATCTTATGTAATTCAAGCACTTCGCCCTCGAGGAAACTCATACAATCCATCTCGGATTGTCCAAGTCCCTGAGATGCACAATAGTAAGAAACCATCGGGATGCCGTACTGACAAGCCTTAAGGTATGCTTCTCCGACTTCTTTACGGTTGTAGGGACTACAATCAAGGAATGTAACCTTGAAGTTCTTACCATAACCCTGTGCTTGAATAAAACGATTTATCATATCCTCAACACTTTTAACAACTCCGTATGTAATTGCTTGGTCAGCCTTTACGGAGAGAATTAAAGCGTTCGCCGATGCCTTTTCATTATTGAAAAGTAAAGAAGAAACACCAGCAGCAGTGAATAAGTTTTGCTCTGCTTCTGCAACCGTGTCCGTATTTCCAGTATTGGAATGTTCAAAACTGATTTTATTTAACGGCATAGGTGTTAATACTGAACCAACCTCTTCTGGTAAAACAGAGTCAAGGTTACGCCAGAAATCCTTTGCTTTCTCGAGGTCAATTTTCCAAGTACCATCGTCTTCCATAGGAAGTGTCATAGATACCATCGCATAATTCTCTAAAGCAGTTTTAGTTTCCTTTAACTGCTTATAATCCTCGATGTCGTAAATCTCTCGTAAGAGACCGGCGAACGGAGGCACAGCATAATCCATAATATCGTTGTTGCATTTAATGGCAAACGAGGTGGGAGCGTCTAACTCAATCCACTTATTCGTTCTGTTACTCTGATATGTTCTATACTTTTTAGAAAACTCGGCAGGATAAAACTCTAATAATGTACTATGAGAGTCGAAATAAGAGAAATCGAATGTAACATTTGCTACATTACCCTCAATAGTAGAAATTGAGCAATAATCACTCGGCAACTGCTGTATCGTAATACTGTCGTTAGTTACCCATAAAGTGCCGTAGAAAACATCTTCGCGTAAGCACACGGTAACAATTTTCGGTATCTGAGTTTTAACAGACATAGCCGATAATGTATTAAGCACTTTACGATAGTTTCTACTAACAGATTTGATATTTGCAGTTTTTGGGTCGAGCTTGTAAGGAGAGACTACATAAGATAGGTCTGTAAGACCGGCAAAATATTGGATAAGTCTTCGGAAGTGAGGACTTGCGCCGTAGATATAAGTTACAGCCTTTCGTAACTGCTTCTCGTATGTATACGGGTTGGCAAGGTACGAAGTGATGTCGTCTTTCGTATATAAAGAGAAAGTTGGGGTGCTTGTGTTATTATTAAGGTCTCTTGTAATCAGCTTATTTAAAGCAGCAAATTTACTCGAAATCCCAATATAACCCTCTAACCCCGTGCTCTTCTTGATTTCATCAGCACCAAGGTGTTGTAGTTTTTCTGCCATTTATCTTATTCACCGCCTTTCCTTTATAATTGGGTGGCTTAATCACAAATGTTTCTGAAGCACTTGCGTTCATACTCATACGCTTGCTTAATTTGTTTTCAAGCTGTGTAGCCACATAATAGTTGTATGATAGACTGGAATAACGGTCTTTTCTCATTCCAGATTTCTCAAATATTTTTATCTTTCCGCCAGACTCTTCGTGCTGGAGTTTTGTAAGTTCATCAATCAGTAAGGTTGTATGGATATACGGAAGTTTAAAATATAGCTTCTCTTCGGGGTTTAATGAATTATATCCCTTGATACCTTTCAGCAATTCTTCTGCGTCATACTCGGTTGCAAGTAATCTCATTCTTCCGCTACGGAAAGCTTCACGCAATAAGAAAGCACAGTCTGAGTTAAACTGTGCGCTTGCTTTGATAGCCCATATTACTTTTTCTGCACCCATAACCGTACATCTTGATGCCATTTCTGGATTATTGCAACAAGAGATAGCGGGATAGATTTCGCCAGTTTCGGGGTCAACAATATCTCTCGATAGGCAGTCGTAAACGCCGAGACCAAGACCCGTAGTATCCAGCACAAGATAGTCACAAGCAAACTCATCAAATAATTTTCTGATAACGAGAGCTTGGTCATCTGTGCGTAAACCTTCGTGTGTATCCGCATAGACAATATTGCTCACATAACGACCAACCTTTGACGGCATAAGTTGGTTAATAAACACAGCCGTGGCGTCGTTATTATTTTTCTTACTTGACATAAGCGCAATATCGGCGGATAAAATACGAACCTCTCCGTTTTGTTTGGGAGGTATTCTTAATTGGTTTGTGCTAAGTTTGCTGGATAATTTATCTGGCAACATAGGGTACTTAATTCTTCGGTTTTTAGATATTGAACTAAAATCAAAGAACGCATCCTCTTCGGAGCCATACCACATCGCATCCATTTCCATAGACCACTTGATTTCGCTGAAATCACTTTCAGCCATTTCATCAGCGACAGCCTCTGGGTCAAGTAACCCTTCTTCGACCGACAACTGATACGGGAAACCACAAATAAATTGCTTCTTTCCATCCTTAATCATAGCGTCATAGGTATCTACGCACTTTAAATAAGACCAGTGGTCTTTAAAGAACGCACTCGTAAGATACAATGTTAAGTTCTTTTCCTTGGCATACTCACGCTTTCTTTCGGCATCTGTAAGCTCGGAATAACGAGGCATACGGCGTAAGGTCAAGAACTTTCTAAGTACGGTATCAATAGTGTCTTTAGAAATAAGACGATACTCGTCGAGCAGTAACACATTACAGCGATTACCACGCGCACTATCGGAGGCGGTAACAACCTTGATAACACTTGTATTAAAGAATACAATTTGTGCATTAGTACCATTAACCTTCGATTTCTTCTCGTCAATTTCCGCACGCAATTCTGGAGATATTGGCATAAGTTCAAACATTATCTTTTCAAGAACATTGATTGCCTGTCCTCGTGTACCAGACGCGATACAAACTTTTGTACCGGGATACAGGATACATCTTATAACGCAATAGATTGCACTCAGGAAGGTTTTACCCAGACCACGACACGCAATCAAAACGAAGATGTTACTCCAAAACATCATTACTAAGAGGAATTTTTGGAACCGTCTAAGCTTAAGATGCAAGTAATCCTTAGCAAACTCATCAGGGTTTTCGCGATAGAACGAACCCCAATAAGCAGCACCCGCCATTACTTTTTCAGTTCTACTCACTCTTTATCGTCTTCCGTCTCTTCTGAATAAGCATCGATAAGCAAAGACTCGTCGTCTTCATCGTCATATTCAGGTCGTTCAACGCGAAGTCTACCGATTTCCTCTTCATATAAACGGGTATATCCGTTTTTGATGCCAAGCATCTTGCAGAGATGTCCCATCCAAGTAAACATATATTTCTTGGTTCCGTTGACATCTTTGAGGTCTTCATCGACTTCTGGGAGAGGTCTTAGATTTTCATAGCGGTATAACCAGACACCCATAGGTGTGTTGGCGAGAGACGCATCTAAGTCGTCTTTCTTCTGTGCCGGTTTGAGATTAGCGCCACCAAGCACGTTATTGAGAGCACTGACTAATTTATCAATAGCCTTACCCTCGACACGAGCACGGTTAATGTCAATCTCAAGATTACACGCTTGTCTTATAAGCGTTTCAGTTCCGATATCAAGGTTCGTACCCTCGGGAAGCCTTGACATCCAATATGCTCTTCTTTCTTCAAGTTCTTGGTACATTTCGGGTGTGTATCCCGAACCCCAGAAAACTCTTATCTCGTCCGTTACCTCGAAATCACCTGTGGGTTCTATCGTGGCTACGGGCTCCACTATGGTTTCAGAAGGCTCTTGGTCTGGAGCATCAAAAGACCATAAAGTTCCTTCTTCTGATAAAGTGTTGTCATAACTTTTCCCTAAGTAAGTAGTACCGTTAATTTTTGATATGTAGTTAGTCATCATCGTGCGTGTTGTAGCCTTACGCTCAACAGCCTCATATACAGACTCGCTCCAATAAAGGTCGAGTTTCCTACACATCTGTCTAACCGCTAACTTCGGGTCATTACACTGCGATAGGTAGCCGTTATATAATGTATCGATACAATCCTTACAATAAGGGATGTGTCCAACGCCTTTGTTTAGTGCGGAATAGTTTACAGGGAAAAAGCCTTTATATCGGCTATATTCCTCGCCGCACCTGAAACATTTGGCTTTAGCAGAACTAACATCAAGAGCCATTATTACTCACCATCCTTAACGGAGGGAGAGTCAGATAAAGACATCTCATAAAGTTTAGCGGCAATTTTCAGATTATTACCAGACACAAACTTTGGAACATATCTCGCGTCAATATCGACCCACTCGTCTGTACCAACCCTTTTGGTTTTACGAGCAGCACGATGGTGTAGACCGAGTGTGCCAAAGCCGTGCAGCGTAACCTCTTCGCCGTGTTTGATAGCATCTTCAACTACCGATAAACAGGCATCGATAATAAAAGCAACATCATTCGCGTTAAAGAACACTTCTTTGTCGGTCTTACGAACAACGAAGTCCTTATGGTTGCCCTCATCATCAGAAATATGGAAAACCTGTTTAGGTGTTGAAATCTTCTTGGATACGCCATTGTTCTGTAACACAGAAACAACGCGTCCGATTAAATCCTTTTTAGTCATAAGCACTCCTTTTCTCCACGCAAATTAAAGGTCGGTAAGGTTCTTCTTGTCAGGAGCAGAAATATCTCCGTTCTTGAAGTACATTCCGATTTCTTCATCAGCGTCAATATCTTTATAAAGTCGCACCATATCACCGCTTTCCCAATTTACGATGCTTTGGATAACACCGTCTGGAATACCAGCCTTGGATAAACTTGTGGTGAAATAGTGTCGGAGTGAGTGCAAATAAGCTTCTTTACCCGAAAGCCTACTATATGTATTTGAAAAACTATTCGCGGTAGAAATTTGCATAGGCTCATTCAGCTTGGTTTTGTTCGGGAATAACCACTCACTCTCAATTCCAAGTCTTTTTCTTTCTTCCATCCACATATCGAGGTATGGTTTAAATTTCTTGGCGAGTGTATAACAGTTTATATACTTACCAAGACCGCGACCTTTTGTTTTCAGCGGGGCGCTCTTATATAACGCACCGTCGCACACGAGCTTATCATCGTCAAAATCCGAAACCTTAAAAATACAAAGTTCCGCTTTACGACGACCGCTATACATACCTAAAGCAAGGTAGCAAGCCTGCTCATATTTTTTCTTCTTAACCAATACATCAAGAAGGTTCTCAAGTTCCTCGTCTTCCCATACCGTCTTTTCTCTCACGGGTCGGTTTACGGGGTTCTCAACCTTGTTAACGATGTTTCTGAAATTTGGATACTCGTCATCTAATACATTACTGATGTAATTACTCAGAGACGATAACGCTGCTTTCAGCCTACGAATTCGCGCAGGGCTATTTTCGTTATTGTTAAGAAGCCAGTTTTGATATGCTACAACATTGCGTTTTGTCCAATGCACGAAATATGTATTGTTGTTATGTTCCAAACACCACACGAACGCAATTTGAATATCGTTTTCATACCCTCGGATTGTGGTTTCACTACGCTGAACAGAGCGTAGATAGTCCAAGAAATCCGTGAGTAATTGTTTATTCTCTGGATTAACTTGCGCCCATAATTCTGGCGAAGTAATCGAATTCATTTTAGTAGCACGCGCCATAACGCAAGTCACCTCCTTATATAATAAAAGGAGCCAGACGCATCCGACTCCTTTAGGTGTAGTCCGCAGACATCCACCGCAATTCCGTTATTCGATTTTTAAAGAAATATCATAATGACAGATAATTCCCTTATCTGTGCAAACACACACCATCTGTTCGGGTTGCCCAAAAATACGCTTTTGAACACAGTATGGGTCAACACCCAAGAATGAACCAGCCATAATGGTTTTGATGCCCTGAACAGTGTCAACTTTGTTATGGTGCATATGACCAGATAACACGCCGTATAACTGTACGCCGGTCATAGTTTGTAGTGCTTGTACTTTTGCAGGAGAACCATCAAAATCTCCGTGCACGCCGCAATATTTTTGCCCGCGAATGTCTATAAGATACATCGTTGGGTCGATGCGACTATCTGTATCGATAAAGATATTGTCAAAATTTTGAAGTCTTGCAGATAAATACCAATCAATCAGGTCATCAAGCCTTTCTTCAATTAACGCATTATCTTTATTCTTTTCAATACGACTGTGATTACCAGAAACACTCACAAATCTTACGGTTTTGAAGTGCTTGCTTAATTCCGCGAGGAATTCAGAAATTAACTCCGAAACACCCATAAGCTGAGCGATAGTGTTTTCCTTGTTTGTAACTTGGATACTATTATGAATGTAACCAGATATAGCATCACCGTTTTCCCAAACAATACAGTTTTCGCTTCTGTGTGTTTCTGCAATATGTATGATGTTATCGAGATATAGATTGAGCATCTCTCGACAAATATCCGAATTGTATGTTCCCCAATAATTAGAGTGAGTAGCGCCGTAGTGCATATCATTTAAACTAACGAGCAAGTCGTTGTTTGAGGACTCTATATTATTAGGAGTATAGTTTAAAGACGGAAGATTACCTTTTTGGATTTCGTCTATTAAAATCTCATTTAGCTCTTCCTGTCGCGAACGCTCTCTAACAATTTTATTAAAAGCATTGCGTTGGTCATAAAATTTCTGACGCTCCTTGCGAAGCTCTATCATTTTGATGTCGAGCTCGCTTAAAATTTCATCACTTTTAATCGTGCTTACTCTCTCAGCGTCTAATAGTTCCAATGTTCTACGACTTCCGTATAACATTCGACGAGCAACATCGCTTGAATATGATTGTCCATAGACTAATTCTGAAAGTTCGGTATAGTCCATATCTGCGAGCGTTTTATCTACGAGCTTACCATAGACCAGTCTTTTATGATAGTCTAAGGCAGTTTCGTTAGGATTTCGCTCTATTTGTATGGTCTCCAGCCCCTTTCTTTACCGCCTTGTTACCCTGATTACGAACTTCATCAAGGTATTTCATTACACCCTTGGACTCCTCGCAATAGTAACGATGGCGTTTAGATTTCTGCTTCATTGTTCTAACGATATGAGCCTTCGGGAAGCGCTTTACAATAGCTTCTTTTTCTTGTTTAGAAATAGCAATCATTATTAAAATTCAATCCTTTTCTTCAAATTATTTTTATGGGTACTCGCAAGTAAATCGCAAACTTAAAGTACCATTATAGTTACCTGCCGTTACGGCACCACCTTCTAAAGACACAGGGCATCCGAGGTCAAAATAGCAAATCTCGGTCGGGTCAGCAGAACCCATAGTGCTGTGAAATTTATGTAATAGTTTGGTACTACCATCCATTACGCCCTCGCTTGTTGTTACCACCACAGAGATTGCATTACCAGTTGTCTCGTAATTGTCTGCATACAAAGTAATTCGGCTCTGGTCGTCGGCATTAGTAACATAGCAACTTAACGCATAGTTAGAGTCAAAATTGGACATATCAGCGTGGATTTGGTTCTGTTGATTTGTCATAATAAACACAGGAACACTAACGCTGTATGTACTATAGGCATAGTGTCCTACACCAACATCAACGAGATAATCTTCGCCACCAGCGACATTTAATGTTCCACTGTCAACTTGCGCGCTTGCGGTTATTGCGGTTGGTATAATCAGTAATACCATACAAAGTAAAATTGCTAACAATCTTTTCATAAGTCTTACACTCCTTTTATTCTACTAACGACCTAATTTCAATCGGAAATTCATACCGTGTTAGCGGGGTATGTTGGTCGTCTAATGTGCAACAGGTATATACCATTAAAGCATTACGATAGAGACCTTCGTTAAGTTTTTGTGTAAACTCGGCAGAAGTAATCGTCTCTGCTGGGTAGATATAATCGGATGTGTAAAGCTTTGTGCCGTCGTTCAAATAAATATCAACGACGAATACATACTTATTGCCTGACGGATTTAAGATATTTAGTTTTTGGCGTGTAGTATTGCTTTTAACTACAATTCCGGTAGTTGCCGGAATTACAACATTATTATCCTGTTGTGCCGCCGTGAAACCGCCGTCGCCATTAAACTGTATATCTGGTAAAGATGGCTTCTGGTATTTACCGTCATTACCATTGCCAAATTTCAGCGCTAAAATCAAAGCCACGATAAGTATTAGAGCAATACAAATCACGATAACAACCTTGGTTTTAGAGCCGCGGAAAATAAATTTAGATATATTTCCTTTCATTATAGCACCTCATCAAGTGGGGTTAAAACCGTTGCTACACAACGGTTTTTAGACCCCTATTTTTTCCAACAAATCAGTTTTTAACACCGTCTTGAAATCGTTGTCTCATAACAGAATTTATATTCTGTTGCATCTTTATCTCAAGAGCGCAGTCTGCACAATATTTTAAATTACGACCAACCGATGTGTTTTGTTTTAAAACAAGTCCACAGTTTGCACATTCAAAATACGGTTCTCCGTGATACTTCAAATACTGATAGCCAAGATTACGGAAGTCGGTGATAGTCATTACGGTCTCGCCGTCTTCGATAAAACACACTCTAACATTTGTATTATCAACCCTACGAGAGAACTGCACCATACCAAGTTCATTGAGGTTGTAATACATCAAGCTCTGGCGCTTGATAGAAGTGTTGATGTTTGCCATTCTCATTATCTCGCTATCCTTATTATTAACCCAACTATCGCAGTTCGGATTTACAAGGTTCCAATACTTAGCGAGACAGAGAAGCGTAAACGCGAGACGGCGAACTTGTTTACCCTCTAACGCATCAATTTTTGCCATTTCGGGTGCGGTGATTTCTATACCATCAATTTGGATAGCGTCATACTTTAATGCTCGGTTTAAAGCCAACTCAAGTGTATCAGCCCACTTCGGCAAAGACGCGGTTGGTTCGCACTGTAATAAGAATTGCTCAGTTGCTTTTCTTGCTTCCTTTTTGCCATAGTCTTTATCTAAATAATATTTCGCAACACGACATAAGGTCTCAAATGGTTTCTTACCGAGATTACGAGTTTCAATACATTCTCTTGCCCAATCGTGTTCGTTCAAAACAATAGTCATTCACTCACCTCGATTTTGATAGTCTCGACAATAAATTTGTTCTCACAGAACTCTATGTCGCCATCGCTATCGAGTGTAGGGTAAGAAATCTGATTGTCGTTTCGTTGTAATAAATTATGTATAATTTCGGAGCCACACATACTCCAAGCAAAACGCTTGGTTGAATTTCTGGTGTAGCAGATATCAAGAATAATGTTACAAAGTGTATTCTTATTAGGACAAATTTTGTAACACTCTTTACGGAACTCGTCGTTCATCACAGATAATGCAATAAATGAGTCGCAGTCATCAATGCGTTCGTAGTCCGCGAAAATTGCATAACTTGCAAGTCGCTTATTATAATCATCATACAGACGCTTAATCGAATTAAACTGCTTGGTTGTGTACTCGTCTTCGCTCCTCATAATAGAGTAATCGAATTTAATAACAGAGTTATGCTTACCGATATGTCCGTCGAATTCGTCCTCAAAACGCCAGCATATCTTGTTCATAACGCAAGGATTGATACCAACCGGCAAACGAAAATCGTAATATCTTAAGAACTCTTCCTGACGCTCGGTTAGGTCTGATTTCGGAATTGCCTTTAACTCAGCAACGGTCATTTGAAACTCTCGCAAAGCGTTCTTGTCTGTGTTTTTAATGTAAGTGTTATACTGCTTACTTAACATAGGATAGATATATCGCATAAAGTAAGGCTTCTTATCGGCGACAATATTGCGTTGGAATTTGGCATCACCCTCGCTCTTATTAGCAGCGTGTCGGTCATACCATAACCTCGGCATAGGTTTACACACAATTCCTTTAGCTTTGTCAATCGCGTTTTGCTGATATAGCTGACCGCATCGAATACGGTATGACAGAGTATCATATTCCTCTGACCCTTTTTCAAAACGAGCACGAACCTCAAACATAGATGTAATCCAGTTTGTAGTCTGACCGATGTCATTGCCAAAACTCTCGATATTGGAACGAATGAAATCGTCCTCAGTCGGCACTCTCTTTGTTGCTCGTCTCTGGGCGCACATTAACGCAGGTAATGGTTGGAGTTTATTCACCAATACCTTATTATCGGTGAGCATCACGAGGTCTCCGTCGAAGTCGCAACCATTTAAAGCACTCGCGGCGGTATCCCAAGAATTGAAAATCGTACAAGTAGTCATATACTGATACCAGTAACGAACTTGCTCATTATCAGCGGGTCTCACCAAACGGATATTGTTATGACAGGTCATAGGCGCTCTGAAACACGCAAGTCTGTCTGCTCCGCGGTCAGCCCAATACTGATTGTAAATTTCACCGTCTTTTAATAATCCAGTAAGCTCAAGACCGAAGATACTCTGGCATAAGGTATAGGGGTCGCCAGATACTATGGAGTAGTTTCCGTGAACTTTAAGTACGCCCACCTTAGCCTCGTTAATACGATTACGGATTAACTGATAAATTGTGCTTTGGACAAACGGGTCGTCAACCATTCGTGGGTCAATCATAATAGCCTTAATAAAGTCATCATCGATGCGACCAATATTATCTGCGTTAAGACCGGCACCCTTTAAGAAAAGAACAGTCTTTCTCCAGTCACCGCCAAGCACATCTTTTATCTCGTTCATTGTCGGTGAAATTAACTCTTCGATGTCGTTATCATCGAGGTCATAACTTTGGATGAACTGATAGTTAAGATTACGCTCTGTCTCAAGTTCTTTCGGACAAGTTTTCGCTATACCGAATGTGTATCCATTCTCTATGGATTTATTTATGTAATCTTCGCAACTCTCATAGGAGTCCCAAAGTTTTACCATTGATGTAGTGAGTACGAGTTCGACATTACGAATATCAACTTCGTTACCCCAAGCATCTTTAACTATGTATTGTTTTGCTACCTTATCAGCAAAATCCACGAAGTCAAATGTGAACACCATACCTTTCTCAAATGAGAAACGAGTGTTAACACCGCTAACTCTGTAATCAAGTCCAAGCTCTTCACTCCACTTGTCTGCAAGGCTCGGTAGCATAATACCGTATCCGTCCGATGCGTCCATCTGAATTTTCTCATTCTTACGCATCTCCATAACGGGTTCTCCATCGCCCTCGTCTGTGAGATAAATGATGTCGGATAAGAATTCCGTCTCGCAGTCATCAACCACTAAAATACCGTTAGGTAAAGATACGGGCGTGGACGCGCTACAGGTAAGAGCCTTATAAGCTTCTAACTTTGCAGGCACAAGTTCCGCATCAGGATTTCTGCCGTTGTCAATTCTGCGTCGTAACTCATCGGCGTGTTTTTCACTCACGAAAACAATGGTACTGTTTTTGATACCGCCATTAGTTCCGAGCAGGCGCTTGTATTTAATACCGTTAATACTGAAACCTCGGCACGCACGGTAGTAGTCTTTTTCTTTATCGATAATCAAGCACATATAGTCTGGTTTGTACTGAAGTTTATCGAGTTTAGTATATAACTGCTTAATAACTCTACGATTTTGGACATTATTTGGCTCTTTCCTAATACGCTTGATTTCCTGCTTAATCTCTCGCGCCTGTCTATCCGCATCGGTAATACCATTCAGTTCATCAATCCATCTAAGCACTTGGCTATCTGCCAACGAAATTACTTCATCATTTCGTCTGGCTTCTTCGATTGGTAAAGTTAGTTTCCATCTTTCCTTACGCAACCGACTACTGTGTATCTTATAGATATACTTTTGACACACCAACTGTTTCGATATAACAGTCACCCCATTTCATATAGATTATATAATTATCTTGACTGTCTAAAAATTAAGACATTCTGTCTTCTATGTATTCAAAAAAATCTCTACGGAACTCTTCGCGTCTCTGCTCGATTAACTCATCGATAGAAGCATCTTCCGCATCGTCGCCGATAGGGGCGTAATTATCACAAACTTCGTCCTCTGAACAGAAATCATTATAGTAGCAGTATTTGCAACTCTTATCACTCAACGGTGTTTCCTCCTTTACTTGCATTTTCAATCCAGTTAATAAGTAGCGTTCTCATACGCTTACTCGGTATGTATAGGTTTACTTTCTCTCCATCACGAATGGCGCTTCGCCAAATCCACTGAACCATAATCGAGAGAGCATAAATATCTTCGTCAACTTCGATGCCGTGCATCTGATAGAATTTCTTTTCGTTGACATTCATAAATAGGTTCGCAATATACACAAGACAGTTCCTGTCCTTATAGGCGTTAGTCGCCTTTGCGTTAAATGTAAGAAACGCTTTGGTATATCCCTTGCCCTTTATCTTACTGAACTCGCCATTATAAGAACCCCAGAGTCTTTGGTCGGCGGGAATATCTCTCCAAATATTATTGAAGCAATTATTTACATTCCTCTTTAACTGCTCGACGCCATCCTCGTTCTTTTTAAACCAGTTCATAGATAAGGCATAGTAATCATCGCCAATGTCGTTTACTTTACCTGTATCCAGAATGTTTAGCATATCGCCAAGGTGTGAGACATACTCTGGCGTGTAACCGGGGTACTCACAAAACTGGAACCCAGTGCCACCCTCGGTTCGCTCGATACCGATATACTCATAAGGAATATTGTATATTTCCATAAAGTGATGCAAACTCTGACCCTTAAATAAATAGGTGAGAATAAATACATCCTTAAATGAGGTCAACAACTCTGGAGGCAACGCCCAATAGAACAATGTCTTCGCGCCCTTATCCTCAATACGAATAAGCTCACGAGATTTCATCAGCGTGAATAACTCAGCAAGAGCCTTACCCTTGTAGTCCTCACGAGCTATGGAATACATACCGTTATTCTCGGCAATATATCCAGCCTCGACTGCAAGTTGCAGGTCGTTCGGGTGGAAGTCGAATACTTCCAGTACATCAACATTCTCGTCGATGATGAGGGTGTATCCCTGTTCTCGAATACTCTCGAGTGTACTCGGGGTGTAACCCTTAAACGCTTGGTGGGTGGTTGTAATATTTCGTCCCTCTTTAATGAGAGCAGCCGTGTGGGTTGACTTCCTAAAATCGTATTGCTTCAATTTATTGCTTGGTTCTACAAACCTGAGATTTGGGCAACCCTTTCTAATACGGTTCGCTTCATCGAGGTACGGAGTTATGTATATGAACTTCTCGTCGCTATGCTCGTTCATATACGCAATAGCAGACTGACTCTTGCCTGTGCCCATAATAGCATCACAAACTCTGACTATAAATCACACCACCCTTACTGAACAAAATGAACATCCTTAATATACTTCCAATCAATATATTTGGTGAGCCATACACCATTTTCTGATAGATAAAACCTCCGTCCGTCGTCAGACATTCGTTTAGTATCAACCGCCAACACAACACACTTACCGTGCCTACTGCCCACGCTTACCGCTGTATCTAAATCTTTAGATAAATGAACATATAAACGACTCATAGACTTGATACCTTGGTGCTTAATGTTATCTAAAAATTTTGTAGCAGTACCGTGATATAGGATGTCGGGCGGCTTGGCTTCTTTCAATTCGACATTGACTTTAACGCTATGACCTTGATTAGCACGGATTAGTTCCTTACTCTCGTTAAACGAGTATCTTCCTTTATTATCCGTTCGCACAATCTCTTCAAGCATCTCCATATTGATAGTTCTACCAGAGCCGTTAATACCATCAATCAACTCTTTAACATTTGCCCAACCGTGTTCATCCAAGGTAATGCCTATTACATCGGGCTTGTGTCGAAGAATAAGACTAATAAAGATACTTAATCTTTCATCCACTTGATAACACCTCCTAAAACAAACTTAACACTTCGCATTATCTAAATATTTTACCGAGCCAAAAACTCAAGGCGTCATACCACCGATAACGAAAACACTTATGTGGTCGCGGAGTATCCACACACGGAAACCCTTGGATGCGACCGCTAATCGAACATCGGTAGTAACCTTTCGGTTCGTTAGTTACCTTACAATTTTTACACACCTTAAACAACGCTATATAAACCTCCTTTGCGGATTAGTGATTTACAACTTTTAATACCGATTTACAACCAAATAGGTTGTAAACTTTTTCAGAAACCCTTTATTTATGCGGGTTTCGGGCATCGTCCTTAAAAGACAAAAACCATCTTGAATATAATATAAAGAAGCATTGTGTGAGCCCATAAATTAACCTACCAAATCATCATATTCCTCGATGGAACTATCAACGAGGTATGAATGGTTCTCGCTACCAAGATTGAGTTTACGGTACGCCTCTTGTATCTCTTCGCTCGTAATACCGATATAATCCAGAGTCTGAGCCGGAGAAGAATGGTTCATCATCTTTTGTAAGAGCATCAACTTACGCGTATCATTATTGGACATCAACATCTGATGGTAACAGAATGTCTTTCGTAATGTGTGAGTCGATACCTTGACATTGATACTGAGTTCATCAGCGATACCCTTGAGAATTCTGTCAATAGATTTAATACTCAACGGTTCATTCAAACTACCACCGTGGTTGGATACACTACGGAACATATAATCACTCAATCGTACATTCGGCGTATTCTCCAGATAGAGAGTTACTGCTTCAACGACTGCGGTGTTGATGGTGATATGGCGGTTCTTCTTTCTCTTACGAGTATTACGAGTCTTCTTCTCAAAGATTGGGAAACTATCCTTAAAGGTGAGATTTTCATTTATAAGGTTGGAGAACCGCAACATTCGTAAATCACTCACTCGGAGTCCAAAGTTAATACCAACTATGAAAAGCATATTATCTCTGTATCTCTTATGAGCAATGAGGTATTTTGAAATCGCTGTAATATCATCCATACTTTTAATAGGTTCAGCAGCGTGTTCGGGAGCAAGCTCACAATGTGTATCTTCTACAGCCGGAGCAATGAGACCTGCTTTGAGCTTACGGTCATTTCTTCGTAAAGCAGACACATCGATAATGTTGCTTCTGGAATAATCAAGCTTTAAAATTGGCATACAAACAATCCTTTCATAGATTATATAATTATCTTGAATAGAGTAAAAATAAAACCTGAAAACAGATTATATAATTATCTCAACTTACACTATAATTATACCATATAAACCTATGCTGTCAAGGTAGTTTTAGGAAAAAAGTTGAAATATTTTTTAAAAATTTTGTTCTATGTCAAAGTCCGGTTACTATGGGATTTTGGAGATGAAACATTGAAAAATCATACTACCTTGACAAACTGAAAACATCGGTGGTTATCGAGGAATTAAGCGAACAAAAGTAGGAAAATTGGGGGTTGAGGGAAAGTTTAAAAACGGAGCTGGGAGATGAAGCGACTTCCACTGTATCACACACACCACCGCCACAAAATACCATAACCACCGCCCCTATGTCAAATAGTGTGAAAAAAGGACATTGACACAACCTTATTTTGTGAGTACCTTTGCGGTATGAAACAAAGATTTTATGAAAAGTGAAAAAATTATCTTGACAATGCTTTTTGTATGTGGTATATTATTAGTGCGGTATGATACACCGCCCTATTAAATATCGGTTATTGTTGCAACCGAAACACAAGGCAACAAGCGGTTACAACCACCGCCAAAAAGGAGACACTATGAAAGCAAACACAACCACACAAGCAACCACACAAGCAACCGACACCAAAGCAACCTTTACAACCCTTATGTTAGAGTACATAAGACAAGCAAACCCAAGCACACGCACAAGCGAAAAGGACTACACAAAAGCATTGACCGACCTTGCAACCGCCGTTGCATATAGTGTACTTAAAAAGTGCATAGAGACAAGCCAAAACCAAGCATTGATACAAGTTAAAAGGGACATAGCAAGGGACACCGCCCTTTTGAATAATATCAAGTATGCACAAGATAATGCCTATGAGTACAGATACAACAAAGACGGCGAAAGAGTGCTTGTTATCAAGGACAAAGACCTACACACCGCCCTTGACAAGATGTGTGCCGAAACAATGGGCGAAGGCATTGACCTTGTACACGAAGCCGTTATATCACTTATGACCGAGTACGAAAAGGCAACCCAAAGAACCCTTTACACCCTTTACGACCAAAACGACAAAGAGATTTACAGCGGTTACGAAAGACCGCAAAACATACCCGAAAGCATAACCAAAAGCACATATCTTGACAATGATTATTACATTGAGATTATGACAATGAATAATCATATTCAATGGTTAGAGAAACCCTACACCATAAGACAGTTAAAGCGTAAAGTATGGATTAAGGTTGAAGACAGTAAAAACGGATGGGAGACCACCACCACCACACCCATACAACAAGTATATAAAGCAGTACGCCGAGCAATAGAGCAGTCAAGAGCAGTGCAAACGGATGCACGAAACGGCTACACATATCTTGAAGACCTTGCAAGAGATGAAGAAACCGACACCGAGCAAGTTATATACCGCCGTTTGCCCAAGTATGCCGACTTAGGCGGTAATGTTACCGACTTTAACGGCAAAGAGACCGCCTACACCGCCGACACCCAAACAGTACAAGACATAGACACACTTATTGAAAAACTGAATTTATCAAAGCAACAAGCCAAGATTTTACAGTTAAGGTTAAGCGGTTACGGGGTTAGGGCAATAGCCACATATTGCGGTGTAAAGCCCTGTAATATCAATACACAATTATACCGCATACAAGATAAATGCAAGGCAATAGGACTTGTACCGCAAACCAAATAAACGAAAGCACAAAGAGAGACCGCCGACAAAATCGGCGGTTTTTCTTTTTGGATAGACCGCACACCCAAACCGCAAAGCACACCCGCAACCGCCACACCGCACCGCAAACAAGGGCTTGTGAGTACCTTTGCGGTTAAGGGTGTAAGGCAACCGCCACACCGCACCGCAAACAAGGGCTTGTGAGTACCTTTGCGGTTAAGGGTGTAA